CCTCACTCTATAGTTTGGGCTTTCATATAAAGGTCACTAACTATTTTTTCTACTCTGTCTTTCATATCTGTATTTGCACTCATGCTAGTAAGATACTTTCTAAGAATAGTCATTGTGTCTTCTGCTTCGTTTATTATATCAGAATCTTCTTCTAGATACAAATTTAAATGGTCTTCAACTACCTGCAAGTCATGAACCCCACGCTTTTCAAGTTGATTAATGAACATATCAAACTTATAAGGATCAATTCTGTTTTTAATAATAACTTTGATATGCCTTCCTGCATAAAAATCAAGATCAATTTTTTCTGGTTCATTTCCAAGAGTTATATCATCATACCAAATTTTTTGAAACATTGTATATGAGTTTTCAATAAATTCTAGTTCTCTCGTTTCTGTGTCAAATACATGAAAACCTTTTTTATCATTGTAGTCTGCCCAAGTAAATTCACACGGCGAACCAAGATAATGAATATTTCCTCTGCTACTACGATGATGGTAATGCCCACTACATACAGTATCAAAACGATTGAAGATATTAGGGTCGTCACCATGAGACGGAGGAGCACCAACAAACATTGGGAAACCTGCAAGTTCCAAATGGCCAAAAAGAATTGGGCAACGTGTTTCATTAATAATCCTTAATGATTCTTCACGGTTCTCATCACAAATCCATGGTGTCAATAAAATATTAGTATTATTGAATGACCATGATACTGGTGTGTTATCCCACACTTTAAATGAAGGATATTGATGCACTACAAGTTCTTTCAATGAATTCACATTGTTCGTATTCTTATAGTAAGTATCATGATTGCCAGCAATGATATGAAAGTCTAAATCCCTTGAAGCAATTTTTTCAAGGAAATCTTCTCTCAATCTCTTAGCAGTGGCAATATTAATATATTTGCGGCGATCAACAAGATCACCAAGATGGACAATAGATTTGATAGAGTGTCTATCAATATACGGAAAAAAGATTTCATCAAGAAAATCCTTCATGTTGTTAAGCATAACAGGGGAGTCATTTTTAACTCCAAAAGTGGGTATCAGTTATAAGAGCAATACGTGTCACACTGAGTCTCCTTTCATTTTATATAACTAATGATTCATACGTTGTTTCTACCAATTCGTGAATAATTTGTTTTAGGACGGGTATCTTTAAAAACATTATTCTTTTGAGTATTACTATTATGCTTATTGATTGATGAGATACAATAGTCACGAATGGTCTCAAGCCTTACGAGATAATTCATTTTCTCATTTGGATGAGCGATAGGCGAATTAATTTTTTCAACAATATCTACCACACTTGGTGGAACCATATGTATATTATCATTATTCATAAAACTTCTCCACTCCAATTTTTTTATCTTTACGCTTTGTTGCTTTCTCTGATTGTTTTTTATCGTATGACTTGACAAGATTTTTCATATAATCATTATCCAAATTGACAGTCACATTTTTTTCATCACCTATAGATTGTTCAGCCAGCATACCTTCAAAGTAAAAATTCTCCAAAGTCTTCTGTTTGATATACAGATGTTTCTTCTCTTTGTCAATACGCCTTAAGAAAGCATACCAAATAATCTGCGTAAAATATGCAAATGGATTTGTTGATTTTTCAGGATTAAAATTATTTAAATAATTAACACAGTTCTCTAGTCCATCTGAAATCATTTCATCACGATACGTATAACTGATGAAGTTTGGTTTTAGAGAAAGACGAGTTGCAATTTTATAAAGACATTCGCCAATATAAGGAGGAATCCTTGGATGTTCTTCACCCTTTTCATCAGCTTCTGCACAATCACTTTTATATTGAATAATAGCTGTATAAAATTTCTTATTATCAATATAATGAATACTTACTTTTTTAACTTTTTCTTTACGAATTTCTTTTGCTAATTCTGGTACTTCTGGTACTTCTGTCATTTTTAAATACTCGCATTGTAAATTTTGTAATCAAAACTTTCACTATTGTATATATTTAGACGTTCCATAAAATGTAATAATGTAAAATTCATTTTTGTTTTATGTTTTAAATCATCTGCAATATCATATACTACTACAGATGATTTTTCTGTTCCTATACGTAGTCCACGACCAATTGATTGTAATGTTCTCACACGAGATTTGGTCGGAGAACTAAACACAACATTATGAAGATTGCGTATGTTAACACCAGTTGAGAATGTGCCGTAACTGGCAACAATGATAGCATTAGTTTCTTTTTCAACGATATGCCGTATTGCTTCACGTTCTTCTCCATCAATTCCTCCATGAATAAAAAATATAGGTCTATCTGGCTGTTTATCCTTCAACATATCAAATAACATCTTACCATGTTTTTCAACAAATTGAAAGAGAATAAGTGAGTTTCCTTCCAAAGAAAGTGACAAATTACGTAAAAATTTGTTTCTTGCTTGATGCCTTACAATAAAATCTACTTCATCTTGATATGACATGCTCTTGACGAGTTTTCTTTCCTCATCACTATATCCAAGAACAATTGCTTTAATTTTAAGATCAGCAACATGATTTTTTTCCATCAATTCAGCAGTCGTTGTTACTTTATATACAGGACCAAACAATCCTTCTAAAACCATTTTGTTTGTTTGCGAACCATCTAAAGTACCAGTAAACCCAAAACGATATTTACAATTGCCCATCTTCTCCATAATTGATGTAAGAGATTTGGCTTTGAATAAATGTGCCTCGTCTCCTATGGCCACATCAAACTGTTCGAAATAGCTTTTAGGCAACTTGTATATAGATTGCCATGTTGAGATGGTAATTGGTTTATCTGTCTGTTTATCTTGACCCTCATAAATTCTATGGACGAACTTATCGGATATAAAACCATAATCAGCAAAGTCAGAGGCAAGTTGACTAACCAAAGAAGTAGTTGGAACAATAATAAGAGTACGTGCATTATAATACCTCGTTAATAGATAGATAATTAATGATTTGCCGGAAGCAGTTGGTGATAAAAAAACGCCTCTGTCATACTTTATTGCATGACGAAAGGCGTTTATTTGATAATCACGAGGAGTCAATGTTAACTCACAGTCGTTTAAAAATTCTTTTACCTCTGAATCATTGAATGTAGTTAAGTTTGGTTTACAGTTATCATCATATTCAACATCATAATTTCTAGAAGATGCAAATTCTGATACTTCTTTAATTAAGCCAAAATATAACAAAGCAGTCATTGTATTATAAAGTTTTATTTTTCCATCCCAAAATTTATTGCGAACCGCAGGAATAAATTTAGCACCGGGTACTGTAAATGTAAAATTATCACAAAGTTCCTGTGCAACAGATGGTTCACATGTCACTCTAGCATAAACTTCATTTACTTTTGTAACGTATAACTTGTCACGCACCTACTTTAAATTTTTCAAATTCAATTGCATTTTTAATTTGAAATCCTCTATCTTTAATTGATTTAATAATTGATTCAAGTACATCTACTTTTTCTTGCTGCATAGCAATTCTCAAATTAATATTAATAATATCTTGATCAGCTTCTATATGCATAGGAACATCCGATTTCAATACATTTAATTGAAATGGTTGCCATCCATGTTCTTTTAAATCTTCTGGAGGCATTATACCACGATAATAATCATATTTCAACTTAATAAATTGTTTACGATCTTGTTCTAGTTTCTTCAAAAGCATATTTTCATCTGAGAAAATACGAAGATACTTGCTATGCATTTTAGGAAGCTTTAAACTTTCATTACCAAGTTCAGTACGATCAATATTACAATCTTCGTCCCACATATCATGAATATCATCAAGCTTCATAATAAAAATCCTATATTTTTGCTACCCTAAAAATTTTATATTTAAAACTAACTGTGTTGGTAACATAGTTCACATCCGAATCAGTTGAAGTGAAATTTATATCACTTAATGAAACCGGAAACAAGTCTTCAAATGAAACTATGATATTTGGATTCATATTACTATTTAAAATAGTAAGAGTGGCATCAGAGTATAACCCATCTTTTGAACCGGGACTTACAGATTGAAGAGTTTTATATTGACCAAAATTTTCTGGAAATCCAAGACCAACTAACCAATTATAAACTTCCAAATAATTTTGAAAATCTTCGTCTACTTTAAATGTAACTTGAAGATCGCCATAGTCTAATCTATTTCCGGCTATTTCAAGAACTTTAAATGGCGTTGGCGATTGGATAAATCCAAGTGCTAAGGAAGGAATATTAACGTCAGTGACAAAGAAATCCAAATTTGGAGCCCGTGCCAAAGTAAATTTAAATCCTAATGGAGAAAGAAAATTTATGTTATTTGGTTGAGTTGTTAAAAGAGGCATAGCATATAATCCTTGTTTATATGCTATTTATCTTCAATCAATCATCGAAATAATGACCTTTTCTATACCTATTTTCTTTGATGAATTCGTCGGCATAAGGACGATACATATAATATTGAAGAACTCTTGCCAACGCATTTGAGGTTTCTTCATTATCATACACATCTTGATATTCATAATCTTCAAGTGGACTTGACTTTGATACCAATCGAGCAATTTCTTCTTGACAAGAGATGTATGCCTTCTTCAAATCTTCAACAATAATCTTGCTTACAAGCTCGTCATCAATTTCCAGATTCATCTTCAATCTCCTGTTTCCAATAGCGGCAATAAAAATGCTTTCCACAAGCATCGATTTCTTTTTGAGGATATCCTTGTTCAACTAACCATTCAAGATTTCTGCCCTCTGCATCTTCTGTCAAAGGCTTAGGAAACCCATATTTCCAACCAGAAGGCGGGTCAATCATCATAACTTCCTTCTTCATAACAAACCTTTCTTTACGATAAAACTTGCCATCCCTTATAAGTTTCCATCCATGCTACTATACACTCTTCTTCGAGAATGTCAAGTGGCTCTGTTCGATCTGGTTGTCTTTCAATCCATTGTTCCCAATAAATATCGAGAACATCAAACTCTGTAATTTGAATAGTAACTTCTTCATTGTTACCATCAATTTCTTTGAAACAGTACGACCTATAACTCATTAGTAAACTTCATTCTGTTACGATCCTTTTCCATTCATCATTAATCTTCAACCAAAGATGTCCATCCTTGCCAACAGACATAGCAACCCTCGTTTCAGAGTCAAAGTTCATATCTGCTTCTACCTCCATGCCTTTACCAATAGTCAATTTGTTATTGAATTTATTGTCTAAAGATGATACGTAATGATTAACATATTCTTTTGGAATAGTGAATGATCCTCTTTCAAGAAGAGGCGCAAATGTAAATGGATCACGGGGCGTAACAAGCGGTGGAGTACTATGAGCAGTAAGTGTCATTAATGCTTTATCAGGAGCCATTGATGCTGGGGGAGCTTTTGCCATAGCCTCCGCAGCCATCAACATACCAACTGGAGCAGCTGGTAAAAAAGAAAAAAACTTACGCCTATCCATTTTACTTTACCACAGTCTTTGGTACAAGATTAATAAGTGCATCAATCATACCGGGAGTTACAACAATTGGCAATCCCTTGTTAGCCAAACCAGCACCAAGACCATTTTGAACATTGAGTTGTGCAATTGACTCAAGAGTACTCATAATAGATGCAAGTTTTTCTGCTTCAAACTTACGATTAATTGCAACTTGAATTTCCTTATCGAAAGTAAAAGTATCAGCCCATCCGACAAAATTAATAGTGATTCCAAGCTTACCAAAATAATCTTTAGCATTCTTCTCAATAGTATCCATCATTGGAATGTAGTCAGCATTGGCTTGATCGAATGTGCGACGACCAACTTCACCGCACACCATAGTCTGAATCTTCTTACGACCAACATCATCCATAATATCAGTCAGGCTACGCCCATAGTAAACAGAAGTGAAGATGACAACAGGATCAATAGACTTTCCAGAAGGAGGAATTACACCAAAGTTATAAAGAAACTTTGCAGCATTATCTTCCGATACAGAAGCACCAATAGAAACACCAGCTGTAATATTCAAACCTTCTTTAGTCTGACAAGGAAAAGACTCATCCCTTGAAGATGTTCCACGATGTGTACCAGCAACCCATTCACGGCTATAAGGTGTACGATCAACAATATAGAGACGACCAGTAGGAATATAGAAATCCCAACCAAGATATCCACCAGAGTTAGAAAGTTTCTGATGAGGAACTACGAAACGCTTCGATGCAATCTTGCGTTCATTGTAGTAAGACTCACTTTCAAATTGAGCCTGACTTTCCTTGTTAGCACCAACATCTGGAACCCAGAAAGCTGACTGATTAGGAAGGATAGTATATGCCTCAGTCTTATCTGTCGTATCAGCATATGCCCATGCTTGATCAGGGTTAATAAGGAAAAGTGCGATAGCAAAAGTAGATGCCGCAATAATCCACTGCTTCATTGGCTTAAACCAGATGACGGCAAGAGTAAAGAAAAGAATAGGTCCAAGCATAAAATTTACCCCATCAAAAAGAAAAAAAATGTACATGGACTTTACATATGCCATGTCACTGTTTGCAAACTGATCACCAGCTGTGCTACCCAAAATCAATGTTGAAATTGGATTATACAACTTAGTAATGAAACCATACACTACAAGAGATACGAATGTCAAGACAATACGAGCAATCATTCTGTTTCTTCCTCAATTTCTAGTGGACCAGAAAACCATGTTTCTGTATCATCGCAAACCCAACCTTCACCTTCAAGACCTTCATCATATTCTTCTTCATATGCTTCTTGAAGACGTTCTTGTTCTTCTTCATCCATGTCATCAGGAAATTCCCAATCAGACCAACAGCCATCTTCTTGCTCTTGATCAATCACATCACCAAGTTCATAGATATTTACTTCTTCATCATCTTCATCAATCTCTGGCTTCTCAGCATAGCGAGCATATCCCCAACGCCAACCAATGCTATAGATAATGGTTTTGCCATCTTTTGTCCAGAACTGTTTTTCAGTGATAGACTTCTTATACTTTGTTGAAACTTTCCATGTTGTCATTTTAAACTCCTAGTTTATCACGCTACTTCTTTTGTAATTTCATGTGTTTTTTTTCCTGTCGCAGAAAACCCATGTGTTTCTTCTAAAAATATTCTATAATCAACTGCTTCTTCAAATGTATCAAAAAATTTCCAATAACATTTTTTATTAGTTATTAATTGGGCTCTCCATTTTTTTCGTCTTGAATCAAACCACACACCAACAACACCACTTTTATTTTTTCTTGAAATAGAAATGTTTCTATTATTTTCAATTTGTGTTACTGATCTTAAATTTATAGGTCTATTATCTAAACCATTTCCATTAATATGATCAATATATATTGGTTCATATCCATAATATATTTTAAAAATTACTCTATGTGAATAAATCATTTTGTTTTTAAACATAATAATGTGGTATTGTTTATTTGTACCATTTTTTTTAAAATTATCTTTGATAGACCCAGCTTTTTTATTAGCTAATTTTGCATTCCACGTTACATGCGCTTTATGATTTGGAAAATATTTTCTATCACGTTCTTTCCAATAGAGAATGCCGTTTTCAATATCTAATATAAATAAATCATTTAAAATTTCAAGTGAAGGCAATTCATTTGGTTTAAATGGCATATCAAAAAGTCTTCCACTCGTATTCTGAATTGCGAGTCCTGAACTTCATATAGTCCTCACGCTCTTCAAGAATCTCTAATACGGGGCTAGTCTGCCACCAGTCTTGTGAGTCATAGGTTCTCCCATAGAAAGAACCAACACGAATACCGCACCCAATACGGGGACGGTTCTCACCTTCGATAAATTGATAATTTTCTGGATCAAGTATCTGGCACATGGGTCCAGAATCCCCAGCGCCATCATGCAAACGTACCAATGAATATCTCACATTACTCTCTCTACTTTCAGCTAGTAGTTTCTTTGACTTGTATCCTACCATCTTACCACTCTGGTCCTGTTGTTTTTTCTGTACGCTCATAGATATAGCTAAAGTCAACACCATATGCAGGAACAACAAGAAGCTTCTGAGGCATATTGTTTAAATCCCGTTCACCAAGAACCCCACTAATAAATAATGTATCAGGAAACTTATCTGGTGTCAAGTGACGAAGAATGTTAGCTTGCATATCACATTTTTTTGTGAGACGTTCAATCTCATTTTCTCTATTAGCAATTGTCTGCTTCATTTCCATGATGCCAGCTTCAAGTCGCTTAATTGTATTCTTAGCAATTAACCAACGATCATAATACATATCTGCTTCATCATCAGTCATTCTTACCTCCCAGCCATCATCATCATTTGTAGATAGCATACCTTGCGTTTGAATGTACGTTCCTTGTTCCATTCATAGATGAGAAGCTTGGGACGTTCTTTATTTGTCTTTTCAAACTTGATTTCCAACTCTGGAGGAAGAAGAATGCCCAAGTGACGAAGTGTCCTATGAGCATTTAATTCCAAACCAGCCATAAGCTTCTTATCATACCAACATCTAGCCAATACAGCACCAAGATAGTCCATAACTTTTTCTTTGATATTTTCTGCATCAATGATGGTTTCTACTGGTGGTTCACGATGAAAATCATCATTATGATAATTGTTTTGAATTGGTTCAGCAGACCCATGAACTATCATGTTACGATTATAGACAAGTGCAGGAAGTTTAGTCATTTTATAGACCCTTCATGATATCTTCGATTGCGATAGGTGTGTAATCACGAACCTCAACACAACAATTTACATGTCGTTCTGTAGGAGATTTTTTTTGATGAATGTGCCCATGAAGATTGTATTTAACTTTAGTCATTCCACTTTCATGCATAGGAATATGAGTAAGAACGCAATCAAACTCAGGGAACCACCGCAGTAACATAACTTTTTGAAAATTTTTCGTGATATGATTGCTTTTAGGATTATCATGATTGCCTAACACCAATCTTTTACGACCCTTTAGAAAAGGCAAGACTTGATATCCTTTACCAAAGAACACATCACCTAGATGATAAACAATATCATTATCTTTGACGGTCTTGTTCCAGTTGTCAATCATAAGTGCATCCATTTCGTCCACATCTGCAAATGAACGAACAACATTACGATGCTCGTCTGTGAAAGTCAAGATGTTTTCATGACCAAAATGAGTGTCACTAATGATAAAAATGTCTCTCATTCTCGTTTTTCTCCAAAGAAGTTTTCATACTCTTCGTCTTTCATCAGTTCATTGCAGAACATCCATAGATCACCGTCTTGATACAATCTCCATAGATTGTTATTGTTATCTGTGAGAGTTGCGTCATCCAATACATCACTCCATGCATCCCAATATTCAGGATGATTTGGACCTTCCTTAACAATATCCAAGGCATCTGAATTTACCAGAAACCAATTATCCGCATATTTTTCTGCAAATGTTTGAGGAATGAAAATACCCTGATTATCACCAATCAAAAGCAAGAGACCTTTAGACATTGGTATTCTCCGTATAGTGAAGGAAAGCTAAACCGATTGCCATGCCAATAACCATACAAATCAACGGTCCAAAGATGATAAGGCAAGTAGTAGTGTCCATGATTCAGACTCCTTCATAAAGCTTGTTGGGCGACTTGTCCAACGTGTTCCACATCTTCTTTGTATCAGAACTACCGTAGATGTCAACAAATTCTTTCAAGCGACCGTAAAAAATCTCCTTAAAAGCAATTTGATAGTCATCTTCATTGATGCGTTCATATTCAACCTTAGATGCACGAATAATCAATTGGCTATTCGTAACGGCAGAAGTCAACTCGTAATGGTATTCCAAATCACTATGAGCATCTATAGATGGTGTGAGATAGATATCACCCCCATTTTTCTTATTCGCTGCGACAAAAGCAGCTGAAAAGTCATCAGCCTCATATCTATCCAATCCCCATGAAATAGGAATTGCTTTGGTCAAGTACTCAGATGCACCTTCTGGGTATCCATCCCAATGTTTATAGACGGCAAAAGTGTTAAGATCGTCCTTAAATGTGAAAACTGCACGAGTACCCATGATACATTCTCCTTTTAGATGAAGATTCCGTTTTCATAGCGTTCTTCGTCAGAAAACTTGTATTTTGCTTCCTTACGAAGGATTTCTAATGCCTCGATTTTATTTTTCTCGTTGTTTGTATCCAAAACATACATCATTTCGAGCATGTAGTCAACCACAGTCCAGCTGACACGCAACATCGCATCAAGGTAAAATTCCATATTAAGCATGGTATTCTCCCTCAAAGGTAACAAACACGAGTGTTATCTGTGTTGTCAAATAATTCTTCATGTGTGGGTTGAAAATAATCGCTGTGATTAATTCCAGCTGTATGCCCAGCCGGAACTTCCTTTTCACTAAGGTATCGGAAACCTTTGTAGTTGCCAGTCTGCATAAGAACGTCTTCAAGGATGACAATCATCGACTTGCGACCTTCTGGATTGATAACAGAGCCAGCAAGCATCTTGTTGATGGATTGTTTAAATTCTTCGACATTGAAGGTTTTGCGCTTGGACATGACCATCTCCGTTGTTGATGATTCATATTAGCATAAAAAAAGGGGGCGTCAACCCCCTTTTTAAATTATTTTATTAGCCAGTCTGCTTCTGCATGGCCAGATACTGATAACCAGCAGCAATGACAGCACGAGAAGGCTTGCCAAGCTCATACTTGAGAGTAGTTCCCTTAGTGGTCTTATGCTTACGAAGATAAATTGGGAACCCCTTCATACGAAGGTCAGAGATTGTAGCACGGGGATTGGCAACTCCAAAACGAGCCTTGATCTGACGCTTGGTAAGCTGATCACCAGCCGTGAGAGCAATGATGACACGATCCATCTTGGTAATGTTGTAATTCATAATGTAACCCTTCTTTCACTGATTGCTACACACCTCATGTGTGTATGGAGGCATATTAGACCCATCAAAAAAGAATGTCAACACCTATTTTAAACTTTTTTTGGCTTGACATCATTTTTTTTATCTATATAATAGGTATTGTGATATTGAAATTGGAGATTACATATGGATATCAAAACCAAATATGACATTGGATATACCTATTGGGTTCCTCGTGTTCATAAGATTTTTGATCGTACAGAAACTCTTCGTCATGAAGGTGAAGAATGGACCCGTGATATATACGAAATGAAAGCTTTTGCCAAGAAAAAAGTTGTACGTTGTATGGATATTAAAGTTCATCGTGACCATTCATATTCTGTTATGTATGGTGTAGAAAATGTTACCGATTCTGGTACAAGCATGTTTCAATATTATCCAGAAGCAAATATCCCAGATAGTTATGATGAAGAAACCGCTCAAGCTTTTGCTGAATCTTTTATGAAAGATAATCCAAACGAAGAATATTTTGGAAATTAGTGCTTGACACCATATATTGGTATGATATGGTCTTTATATGAACAACGGAGGTTCACATGGCTAGGTTGTATATCGATTTTCATGATGCTGTCATCAACCGTATGGTTGTTGCTTCTGACTTCAAACTGAATCAGTTCATCACATGGAATGGTGATAACTATTTTTGTGTATACGAATTTAGTAATAATCAACAAGTTTTTCAAGTGGATCGCTTCACCATTAAAAATGGTTGTCATCAGTATGATGCTATTGACCATGGTAAACAGTATTTTCATGATACTCATAACTTTCGGGTGTCAGCATGATTACCAAATATAAAGTCGAATACGGCTATTGGTTTCTTGATAAATCTCAAACTTTGGATTTTGAAAAGAAGTTTGAGATTTTTTCTTCTATAAAAGAAGCAAAGAAATTTGTAGAGAAAATCTCTGCAAAGAAAAATCATGGAAGCAAAATTAATATAGTTGAAATATACGAAAATGATGTTCCTCCTCCTGTGAAAAAGGAAGAGGTCATTATTGATATTCCCGTAACTCAATATAAAGAAATACGTAATCCCAATAGGTTTTTACATACTCATGTTCTGAGTGGTGATACCTTTTATATTATCTAAGGAGAATAGTTATATGGTTAAGAAACTTGTGATGTTGGAAGCACTTTCTCAATACCGGATGAGATATGTTTTTGAGGTAGAAGATGATATTGATCATGCGTGTGATGAATATATAATGCAAGAAAGTGAAGCTAATTTGAAAGAATTTAGTCAACTTCATCTTGAGCCAACTATCATTTTGTCTCATCGTGAAATTACGAAGGAAGATTATCTTCGTATGTTTGATGAAGATAATCATTATCTAAAGTCATGGGATGATGAAAATAAAATGACTTTTGTTAATGTTATTAATTATTCAAAGGATGTTGATGAGGTTCCCCAACCTCTTGCGTCATACTATGGAGAAGGAGTAGAAGATGCTCTTTGGAGTATTTTAAAAAATGAATATGGGCCAATAACTGCAGACCAACTTGATAAAATTATCAAGGATATGAAATAAAAAAAGGGGAGCATCTCTGCTCCCCTTAAGTTTGCGGCTTGAAACCGTCTTGTATTGCCCCGCCTTTGAATCAGCGGGGTTTTTATTAGAGAATATTGTTGACAATAACTCTACGATAGTAACCATTTGAGTTGCTTATGATAGTTCCGTCTGAAAGATTAGGTGATCCAACAACTGAACGGGCGAATGGGTTTGCGACCATTCCGTAACGAGTCTTGAATCCAATCTTTGGCTGGAATGTATCTTGACCAACTGCACGAACCATCTGTAGAGGAACGTATGGGCAATAGAAGATACCAGCGTCAAATGCATTTGCACCCTTATAACCGATAGTGGCATAGTTGCCAGTGGTATAAGGATCAATGTAAACACGGAAACGACCATTGAGAATACCAGCGAAAGTATTACCAGTGTCATCTACCTGTAGGTTATTTGAAGCAAGAGCAGGAGTGTAGTCAAGAACACCAGCCATCTGAAGAGCTGAAGCAACGTCAGAAGAACAGATGATGATGTTACCCTTACCACGACGAGTGTCCTTGGCAATCTGGTTAGCTTCTCTTTCAATCTGGAACATAAGACCCTTGAACTTTTCAACTGACCAACGACCGTTTGAGTCAGTATCAAGATCGAATACGCCGGGAGTTGTTGTGCCATACTGAGCGCCAGAAACGCCAGAAAGGTTGATTGTACGAACTACTTCACGATTGATTTCAGCAAGAATTTCTGACTGAAGAATGTTAGCAAGTTCTGTTTCAGCATCTAGACCATGAACTGCCTTCAAATCTTGAGAAAGTTCCATAGTGTATTCTGCCTTTAGCGCACGGCTACGAGCAGTTACAGAAACCTTATCAATGCTGAATGCCATTTCAGGGAATGTATAATTTGATCCAAGACCTTCTGACTGTGAAGTAGTCATGCCTTGAGCAAAGTTATAAGCATCAGCGCCTGAAGCACCAGCAAATGCACCTGAAGTACCAGTCTGTGCGTTGCCGATTGTATTTGCACCAGAAGCAATAGTTGAGTTGTTAGTTAGAACTTCATCATAGAATGTTTCGTTGCCCTTTGCAGTGCTGTTAGCATACTGTGAACGCATTGCGAAGATAAGTCCAGTAGGACCAGTCATTGGCTGAACGCCGCAGATATCATAAGCAATAAGGTTAGGAACAGAACGACGAATAAGTGAGATAAGGATTGGGTCGTAACCAGCAACGCCAGCACCACCAGCTCCACCGTATCCACCAGTTCCGGCAGCATTGATGCCAGTTTCAGTTAGAAGTGACTGTGGGTTGAAAGCAGCCTGTTCACGGATAGCTCTTTCTGTATTTTCAAGAAGCTGTGCAGTTGTATTACGACGATGCATATCAGTGATCTTTGGAAGATCAGGATGTTCAAGAAGGGGCTTCCACTTAGCAATTAGTTCTTCATTTAGAGGGTTCATTTAATTTCTCCTTTAGGAAAGTTATTTGTAATATTATTTATAATTTTTTACTTTTTAATTGTTTTAGAAAGATTAGAAACATACATCTGCATAGAAGAATCCATGTTTGAATTTGACTTGTTCATTTCTGGCTCTTCAACACTCTCACTAAGAAGACGATCTTCAACAACCTTGATATCGCTCTTTCCAGCAAAATATGTTTCCTTAATGACATTTGCCTTCTTACGGAATTCATTTGCATCAGAATAACTCACAGCTTCAGTAAGCTTAACAAACTTATCTTTTTGTACTGAAGTCATTCCTTCTGTTAGGCTATCAGAAATTTCTCTGACTTCCTTTTCATTGACAAGCTTTGTAAGTTCAATATTATCTGCAGTGGTTTCGTTTACTAGAGTTTCTAGTTCTTCGATACGCATTGCCAATGATTCAACAACATCAACCTTGTCTTCTGGAATTTCAACATAATGCTCTTCAAATAGACCCTTCAATCCGTTGATAAAAGATTCGGTTACTTGAGCACGAATATTGTTTTCGATAGCAAGTCTATTATCAGAAGCCCATTCTGCTACTGCATAATTTAGATATGCGTCAATATTTGACATCATATCTTCCTTAATTTCAATATATGATTCTTCAAGCTTTTCTTCAAATTCTTCTTCTAGACGAGCGTTTTCGATTCCAACTCTAGTTGAAACAGCAGCTTCAAATAGTGTTCCTACCTTAATACGAAAATCTTCAGAAAGATCAGTTGAATCACCAAAAAGAAGATTTAGGTCTTCCTTTACTGACTGCATAGGATCGCCCTTAGCATTACTTGATCTAATAGTAGCCTTGTTTTTTGCAGACATATCGCCAGTTGCAAGATTTGTATTGTTGTTAAAAATTTCTTCTGGCTCAGGAATTCCCATCTTCTCAATTGCTTGAGAAAGGTCTTCTTTACCAAGTTGTGATGCATAAGCAACCATCTTTGAAATCAAATCAGAACGTGAAATTCCAGTTGGCTTCATAGCAATTGTTGCTTGATTTGATGCAGCAGCATCTTCTTCAAGAGTGATTTCTTCTACATCATCAATATTGTTTAGTTCGTCAGACATTAGATATTCTCCTTAAAAATTTTATATGTAAATTATTTATACTTTTTATAAATTTGAAATTAAATGCTGAAATACTCTCAGCTTTGCTTCTTCAAGTTCTTTTTTAGAATGTGTAACTTTGGCAGCTACTTCATTAATGTGCTTCTTAGCTGCTTCTACCTTCTGAGCCTTTATAATACCGTTGTCCCAAATCCACTCAACGCCTTCCATGATGCCATTTACAAAAGCATCAGGTGCGGAAGGATCAGCAACAATATCACCTGCTGTAGCAAGATAAAAATCGTCTTGAACAACATGAACTCCATTTTCTTCTACAATTGATCCCATACCTCTTGTAGAAACACCAAGTTGAACGCCACTTTCAATAAGATTGCGAGCAATATTTCCCATTGGAGTATTAAGAATCTTAGCTTTTCCCATAAAATTATTGCCTTCTTGTGTAAGGCTTGTAATGCAATGTGAAACTCTATCAAGATTCATAGAAGGACTATCTGGATGACCTAGTTCGCCCAAAGCTCTATTCTTATTGACATAATTTTCTACATAACGCTTAACTTCACGAGAAACTGATTCCATTCTATATATACGGTTATTTCTATTTTTTTGTTCAGTTTGAATAAAAGGACCGACAATATAAAGTGTCTTTTGCCCTTCTCTTCCTTCTTCCGTGATGCATTTTACATCTTCGTTTAATTCTGTGATAAGTTTCATTTTTTTAATTCCTATATGCTACTGAAACGGCTTTTAAATTTACACCTGTAAGTAAATCAGTGGTAGATTTTTCTAATGTTATTACTTCATATGGTGTAAGTGTGACGTTAGCATAAGTAGCAGTTGTATTAGCAACTGATAAAACAGTTAAAGTATTGTTTGCATTTGTTATTCTAACAAGTCTAGATAAAGAAACAGTATTTCCTGTTCCGTTTAATCCAATTTCTGTTCCTAAAAATTTATAAACAGCCGACATTTTTAAAATCCTTGTTCTTCTGCAAACTGAAATAACTGCATTATGCCTTCTTCAGTTTCTAATTTTTCTATAAATTTTTCTTTATTTTCATCAGAAAGATTTTCATATAATCTATTTAGTTTTTCTTCAATCATATCATCTGATTCACCAATTTTAATTTGTTTTCTTGGTTTGTGACGTTTAAAAAGTTCCACTCTTCCTGCAGGTGAAATTCTTGTAGAAGTTATAATATCACGTTTATCTGATTGCATTGTTGTTGGGTCTGCATCTTCTGCAAATCTCGATTTACCACTTCTCAGTCTTGCAACAGCTTGCTTATGTTTATCTAATTGTCTAAGAAGATCGTCAGGAACTGCTTTGCCACTCTTCTTAAGACGAGAAATTGTTCCAGATAAATCTTCTAAAGCATCTTTATGAAAAAATATATCATCACGAGCTTCCGAAGTTACTTCAATTTCTTCATTTCTTGGTTGTGCTTGTGATGCAATACGACTTCTCATATAAGTTAATTGTTTAGTAAGAAAATTTTGTCTATGCCAATTTTCTGCTCTTTTCTTAAGATCAGGATCAAGATTTTTTCTTTTATTTGTATCTCTTGCTTTATCTAAAGCCGCTGAAGCTCTTTCTAAATCAGCTCTTTTAAATTCTGTTTCATCAAGAACTTCTTCTGAAACTTCTTTTTTCTTCATTGCGGCTTTAATTTTTAATTTTTCTAAAGCAGCATTAGCAAAATGTCTTCTCATTGCTTTTTCATCACCAATTCTTCCAGCATCATGGCCCATTTCTGTATAATCTTTAGCCTTTTGCTGTGCAGCACGAGCAGAATCAACATCTTCCTTTACTGCTTTATCATAAGCAACATCTTTAGCATTAGCATCGCTAGTTCCAACTTTTGCTTTTAAACGTTTGTATCCTTGATTAATTTTATCAAGAGCAAGAGTATGTCCTTTTGATCTTTTCATAAAAGTTTCATGACCTTCTGAACCTTTTACCATTGCATTATCCATAGATTTTTCTGCTCTTTTTGCATAATTTAATGCAAGTTTGTCAGAAATTTCATCGATCTGTTCTACTTCTTCATTTGTTTTTTTATTATAACCTTTTGGCCATTCACTTTTCATGAGTGCATCATAATCGGCAGCATGTTTCTTAGCTTTTTCAGCATGGCGCATTGCTCTTTCTTTATCAGGAAATTTTGCATCCCAAAAATAATGAGCATTTTTTACATTAGAATTTGCCATTCTGCCATGTTCATCCCATGCAGAACCAGCTTGTGGTTTATCATTTGAAGAAGCAACTTTTTCTCTCTTGTATTGGTCGAAATTTGGTTTCTTATCCATATTACTTCCCGTCCTTCTTCAACATACCACGTTTATTGATAGTAGCCCATGCAATCTGTTTTGCTACCTTTGGCGATTTTCCAGATTTAATTTCACTTGTTTCAATGTGTCTTTCCATACGATCAACTTCTGCGCCTTCTTCAACATGATTTACTACTTCTTCAGTAGCCTTTACCTTTGGCTCAGGATAACCAAATTTCTTATCACCCCACTTCTTAAGAAGAGCAAGATCAATTCCTTTTTGTCTTTTTCCAGAAGTTTTTACATCATCACCATAATATGCACCACGAGTACTTGTTTTAGCTTTTTGAATATATCTAGAAGCAAGATCACGAGAAATTTCATCAAGTGGTTCTACTTCTTCATTTACATTGCCATATACTATGTAATCATGAATACTACAGATAGAAGCTTTTGCCATTGCTACCTTTGCTTGAACCCATGGTTCTACATGCATCTGTGATGGCATCTTGCTAAGAAGTTCTGTAGCATCGTGGATCATTGACTTAAGTTCTGTTGTAACCATACTGACTTCTTCTTTTGAATCATCATAGTTTTCATGCATTTTATTCAAAGTAAGTGCAAGACGTGCACGTTTTCCAGCTTTACCAGAATCATGCTTATGTTCTTGCTCATATTCTGATGTGGTTTCGCCAGCACGTTTTGCTGCAGCCTTTAGAGCACCAGGATGTTTGATAGCACCAGCAATCCAATTCTTTTCTTCAAGCTCTTCTGCTTCTTCCTTACGAAGCATTTCAAAGTCTTGCTTATCAAGATGACCATTATGATTCTTGTCAAGAACCTTCTGGTTTCCTTTTAACTTATTTGGCTTTTTTGTAAACTTTCCAGGAACATAACGAGCATACATAGCTTTTTCTACGTCAATTCTCTTTTCAGCTAAAGCAATTGCTTCTTCTTCTTCGATAGCTTCCTTGACAATAGTTCTTAAAATTGCTTTAGCAGTATCACACGCATCGTTATAATCTTCTGTAAAATACTCATCTTCATTTACTGGATTAATTACACAATAAATATCTGATGATTCTTGTACTGAAATGCCATACTCACCGATAACGAATGTTTTAATAGTTGAGTATATTTCTTCTTCAATAGATTCAACTTCTTCAGAAACTTCTTTCTTTCTTGTAAGAATTTCTTTCCAATCAGTTTTTTCTTTTGTTTTATCTGGATTTGGCTTCTTTTTTCCGCCTTTACCATAACGAGCATTGTATTCAGTTTCACCCTTCATTTCTTCTTTGACTGGCTCAGAAACTTCTTTTTCACTACTTTTATTATTATACTTATTAAGAACTTTTTCCTTGTTCTTCATATAAGAATTTTCTACTTCATCAGATGAACGCTTCTTTCCACCAGCGCCATAACGAGCATTATATTCATCTTCACCCTTCATAGCTTCTTCAACAGATTCAACTTCTTCTTTAACCCCAACTTCTTTTTGGGGATAATAATTTTGTGTTACCTTTAAATTTTTATCATAAACATCTTTTGATGCATCATTTTCACCATTCTGATATGATGCAGGAAGTTTATTATCTTTACGAGGATTACCATTAAAAATAAAATCTTGGTCAGTAATCCCAGGAATCATATCTCTATTTGTTGGCTTTGGTTCGCCATGAAGCGCCTTAAAATTAATTTCGCCCTGTGACAAAGGCTGTGCCACTTCCATAATGGAGTTGATGGTGTTACGTACTGACTTTTCCATTTTTAATTATCCTTCGTGATTCTCATCTGTTGTTGATAGTGATGGATTAAAAAGTCTAGCAGAAACATTAGCTACCATATCTTCGATATGATCAGAAACTCTGGCTTGCATTTCTGCATCCAAAGCTCCACGTAGATTTACTGCATCTTTATTCCATGCATGTACTAAAATATTTTCAAGATTCTCATTATCCATTATATTTCTCCAATAAAAAATCTGTTACTTTATTTATATTTTTTAATACGCAGAACCTTGACCTGGTATGCTCGAATTTGTTTTTGGAGCATTACCACCCGTATTCTGTAGTTTTGATTGTTGTTCCATAGATTTTAATCCCTGATTGACTTCATCTTCAGGAACCATAGTTTCTGGTGATGGTTGTTCTTCAGCCATCTGTTGCATCATTTCAAGAATTTCTTCATCAGTTTGATGTAGAACATTTTTGCGAACCCATTCATCAGAATAATACTTACCAATATATGGTTGAATTTGATTTAAAATATTAATTCTATTTGAAATAACTTCTGCTTCTTTAAATTCTTCAAAATGATTATCAATATGAAAATCAAAATTTAATTTATTAGAAATTTCGGGCCAATCTTCTTCAGAAACAACACCTTTTAATATTAATTGTTTTTCAAGTGCCTTGAGAAGCAATTGAGAAAAACGTCTACGAAGTCTTCCGACAAATTTTGTAAATTTAACTTCATCTCTAGTAATTTCTGCAGAACGGCCAAGATTAAATCCTGACTGACCAGAGTTTAATCTTGAAATAGGAACATTCAATGAATCATATAATCTTTTTTGAAAATATAATACGTCATCCATTTCACCAAGATTTTGTCCAGCTGGAAGTGTAGTAATTTCAGTACCACGATTTCCTTCACGACGAGGTAGCCAATAATCTTCAAGCATAGTCATGTACTTTCGATCATCACGAACTTCACCACTGGCAGCATCATAAACAAGACGATTCTTGTGTCGAACCATCATATCACGAAGATACTGTTCTGCTTTAATTTTTGGAAGATTGCCAACATCAATATAAAAAATTCTTCTTTCAGGCGCACGAGAAATACGATAGATAACTGTTGCATCCTCAAGTGTTCTCAACTGATTAAGAGGTTTAATTGCTTTTTGAAGATACGAATATACAACAGAATTATTTTGATCCATCATGCCAGATGTAACATGAAGAATAGAATCAGTTGATATTCTCAAACCAGATGTGTTTGTATCCATAGGAAGACCACCATTACCACCAGCTGGCAAAAATGTTCTATCATTATACACAAAATATTCATTTTTTGCATCAAAAACAGTAATTGGACCTTTTGGAGTTCTTTTTACTTCTCTAATTTTTCGAATTTTTCTAGGATCAAGGTATCTAAATTCTTTAATACCTTCTCTTGGTGATTTTTCATCAATAATAACATGATAGTACATACGACCATCAATATACCATCTTTTAAAAATTTCATAAGCTTCATTTTGAAAATTAAACAAATCTAGTATATTTTCAAATTCTTCTCTAAAAATATTTTTAACATTATCACTATATTCTAATTTATCTGTGTTGAGACTTACGATTTTTTCTGCGTCAACATCCATAGCCTCATTGACAATATCATCAATGGCTTGTTCTAATTCCGGCTGTAAAGAAATTTCTCTATATTTTGCAACTAATTCTGATTCGGTTCTAGCAGTACCAGCAAGATCAACGAATGTGCCATATGCACCACCAGCTGCAACAACAACAGCACCATCATCCTTTAACTCTGGTGCAAAGGACTCAAGTGGCTTTTCATTTTTTCTTTTTATTTCATATCCAAATAATTGAACCATAATAATATTTTTCCTTAAGAAAAGAGAGCCGTTATACTCTATTTATAACGGCTCTCGATTACTTAATTAGGAACCACCAGCATTACCAGTAGGACCATTCAATATTTGAAATGTGTCATATTGGAATGTTACTTGGAATTCTTCAATCTCGTCAACAGTTGCCCATGCAAGATCAATTGTAGAAATTGATTCTGGATAAATTCCATTGAACTGATAAGTTCTTAGAACATCTCCAGATTTTCCAAACTGAGTCACAGTTGCCTGTGACTTATATTCAGATGGAGCACCTGTTGCAAGTGCAGTAACATTTTGCTGATAAAGATTGATGTAGTTGTTCCATTGTTCCATGGCGTTTCTTACAGCAAAATCTTCATCATTGATAATTGTTACTGTCCATGGATCAAAACGACGATCACCAGCAATCTTAAGTCTTCTTCCAAAATAAGGAACCTCAATTAGACCAAGTTGTGAACTTGGAATTTGAGCTACCTTACAAAGGAAAGGAACTTTAATATCAGCAACTGGATTAATTGGATTGCTGATAATTACTTGGAAGAGAGAATTTCTCGCACCGCCAAATTTTAGCTGTGATCTAATTTCATTGATATTAAATGCCATTTTATTTCTCCCTCTTAAAACTTGCCAACAATTTCAGTAAACTCGACACCAGTGCGTACTGCAACGAAGTTGAGCTGAATGAAATTGATTGAACGTGCGGGCTTGATATAAATGTCACCTCTAAATTCGTTTGCATCAATAACTTCAGGAGTGTTATTTGTAGTATCACAAATTACTCTGAAATCATAGATTCCACGACGACCCTGAATATCACGAAGATATGGTTCTACAAGATTGCGGAATGAAGCTCTTGTAAAATCATCGTTGAATTCAAATAGAGTTGACTTAGCAGCAATCGCAATTGCCTTCTCAAGCACAATGAATAGTCTGCGTACATTGATACGATCAAATGCAGATGGTCTTGCAAGCAAGGTCTTATCACCATATAGAACTGTTCCCTGACCGGGGAAATTGACTACAGGGTTTACACCATTACGATAAAGAACATCACGATTTGCCTTATCAGGATTGTATGCAAGCTTTACAACATTCTTGATAATGCCTCTGTTGAATCCAGCTGGAGACCACCATGCATCACGAACATTATCTGTACGAACACAAAGACCAGCAATATCACCATTAAGAGGAACCCAACGATATGTGTCATTATACTTATCATATTGATACTTATAACCAGAATCAAGAACTGCATATGAAGTTGAAGTCAATGCATTTCTAAAAGCTGTAACATTATCTAGCTCATGACCGGGAACATTTACTACTGCAGAAAGATCAGGTGAAATAAATGCTACACAATCTTTCCTATATTCGCAGATATTATCGATGATGTAATTTGCGAGTACTTCACCAATATTTCCTCTTGCCTTACCACCAAGAATCAAAGAAACATCTACATCTTCTGATGACTTATACTTGTCATATGCAGTCATTAACTTTGATACAGCAATAGTAGATTCTGGATCACCATCTGCGCCACTAGCAAAATTCAAAGAAAGATTGTTAGTTAAAGATGGTGCAAGAAGAGTATCATCAGCATTGCGTGGAGTTGTTGATAGTATGTCCTTTGCAGACCATACATACTTTGAACTCATATTAAGAACGTCTCTATAGAAAATAGAACCGCCTTGTTCGCCCTTTGCATCAGTTGCAATTGAAAGATTTGGCCAAACTTCTAGAATTTCACCGGGAATACCAGTAAACTTACCATTTTGATCTACAACAACGATATGGACTTGATCCATAACCATGTTGTTTGCATTTCTTGATGATACATATCCAGATGTTCCTGGAGCCATATCAACAGCATTGTGAAATTCCCAATACTTATTGGCTAAAGTTGTGCCATAATAATTTCCAGTGATGCTATTTGCAGTACCAGAAATTGTAATATCCATCTTCTGTCTATAAGTTTCATTAAACATTATCTGGAAGCTAGAATTAATTCCTGAACCAACACTAACACTAGTTGTTCCACCAACAGCACTAACAGTTAAGTATTGTGTTCCAGTAGAAGTATTACCTACAAGAAACACATCACCGATGTTAATGTTATTCTTCATATCAACTGCCATAGAAGGAGCAAGATTTACGTCAGTGACACTTTGGAAAACTATATTAGCTTCCATTGATCCTACTGGAATATTGAATGAAAAATATGTATTAGAAATTTGAATTGCAACATTTGACCCATTATAAGCCATAAGTTGACTTGCATAAGCAGTTTCTGTTGGGCAGATAGAAATTCTTATAGAATTGCCAACATCACCAGCATACTTAGCAACAAAATAAACATTGCTATAAGCATTTGAACCACCAGCTTCATTTAATGTAGTATATTGTGCTTCAAAATCATGAAGATTTTTAATAACAACAGTATTTCCACCTACACCTGTTGATCCAACATTAGCGACGGCATTATATGCGGAGGCTGAAGCTGCTCTTGATACATATAGCTGATTGCCATATGCCAAGAAATTTGCAGCTGTGAAGAAGGTTTCGTAATTATTTGCGTTTGGTTTTCCAAAAACTGATACTAACTCGTCCTCAGATGACACAAGTACTCTGTCTTCTATTGGACCCCATTTGAATACTCCAGCAGTTGCTCCAAAAGTTGAAGAAACGGCAGGAACAATGGTTGTTAGATCAATTTCAGAAACGTTAACGCCGGGACTAACTTGAAATGGCATTGTTTTCTCCTTTTTATAATAAAAATCACATATTATTTCGTATGATTATTTATAAAAACTCAATTTAGTAAAAATTTTTCAAACTCGTTTTCACTCATTACTTTATCGTTAAATTCTTCTTCCCTGCCATCATGTATAATACCAAAAGGTGTGAAATCTTCTTCAACTTCTTCTTCAATTCGTCTACGGATATCTGTATTTGAAACATCTTTAAAATAATTTTGACTTGCCATCCAAGCAAAAAGAACCATGCACATTACCAAATCGTCATGATGTCCTTCTTCTGCATTGTAAGTATTTCTATCAACAGCATATGTGGACAGTTCATTTATAATATCATAATCATTTAAAATTATTTTATCAGATTCGATAAGAGTTTTTAAGTTAGCGCATCCTATTCTTTTAGTAACTTGAGTTGTTTTTATACCTAATCTATTTTGATTACCTGATATACCTATTGCTGTGCCTTTTTTACCACTCATTTTTGTCATAACAATATTTTCATATTCTAAATCTTGATGTAGAATATTTACTACTTGTGATCCTATATTTATTTCAACCAATATAGCTGCTTCGTTATAATATTTTCCTATATTAGAAAGTAATGTTGGTAACATTAATTGTGATATATTTGAATCTTTAAATGTAGCAACGACTTCATATGGAACAGTAGAACAATCGATTACTACGAGTGCAGATGAATCCATCCCTAAACCTTCGCTAACATCTACTGTTATGGAATAAATATGATCTTTGATTGGATGTTTATATATTTTTACTTCATGAGGATTGTCTATTGGTCTCATGTATGCTAATCTAGAAAGAACTGAAGGATGGATAAGAGTGTTAGTAGAACCTAAGAATTCGCAATTATGTGATAAAATATCATTTGCATAAAACTGTTCATTTTCTACTCCAACAATATCAAAATATTCAAATTCTCCCTCTTTGTAATCTAGAAAAAATATCTTAGATTTTTCGTTTTTACATATGATAATATCGTCGTTCTTAAGATCAATAGATTTCTTCCAACCATCTACAGTCATGATTCGGTGGGTAAGCGAACATTTTAATTGACTGCCGTTTTCTAAATGAATTTCAATTTGACCATTTTTTTTAATTTTTTGTACACCTTTAAAAGGTAAATACCCTTCAGATGTTTCTATTAATGTATTATTATTTTTAAAGAACATTTCGTTTTCCTGTAATTATATTATATAATTGTGATTCAGTTACGTTATATTCTTTATGAAATTCTTTAGAAAAAACTCTTTCATAAGTAATTTTTCTTCCATTTTTTGATATATCACCTACACCATTTAAAGGAATTTTATTATTATATTTTTTCAAAATTAAACAACATTCATGATCAGTAATTTTAACTTTTCCAAATCTTTTACCTTTTCTGTTGTTTCTAACTTCTTCAGAAAAAGAATATTTTTTCCCTTTATTCCACGGAACTGTTCCTTTTGAAACTCCACCAATATTTGGTCTTTTCTTTCCTTTTTGTAAATTTGAAGAATAATCTGGACCAAATCCAATTCTTTTAGCAATTAATGCAGCTGCAAACCAATCTTCTTGCTGTAAATGAATATCGAAATGTTCTCTTATTGTAACTAATTGTAAATTTTCTATGTTATTATTTTTATGATTACCATCTATATGATGTATTTCATAAGAAAACCCATTTTCATCAGTTGGTATTTTTCCGTGTGTATTTTCCCAAATTTTTCTATAATGCATATAATTCAATCCTATAAAATTGCATTCATATTATATTTATAATTTCTTTGATTGCAACTTTTTTGGAAATGTTATCTATTAAAATATTAATTTCTGTATCACCGTCTAAACATTCAAACTCTTGACGAAATTGATCAACAGAAGTATTTCGAATAGTTTCTACTTTCCATGCTTCGTCTCTGCCGGGAACATCTGACCAATGAACATCAACACGGGCATAAGAATTTTCACTATTAACAGAGTCCATCCAAATTTTATAAAATAAATTCATACCATTTGGTGTGGAAGTTATTAATAATTTAGAAGTGTTACCAGAAGAAATTGTTGGGAATACTGAAGCAAAAAATGTGTCTTGAATATTTCTGGGAACGAATGCAAACTCATCAAGATAAATTAGATTATAAGATTGACCACGAATAGCAGATGATGAAGTGGCAGCTGCAAGTATTTTAGAACCATTTTCCAATTCGATATTTCCTCTATTCCATTGAATAATGCCTTGCTGCATCCATTTGGGCAACCATTCATATGCAAGTTGAATTCGAGAAAGAATTTCTTTTGATTGAATTTGTTTATTAGCCAAAACTGCAATATTATAATTTTCATTGAAAAGAATTTTATGAAGCATATACCCAACAACACCTGTTGTTTTCCCCACCTGACGAGGCATTTTACATATTGTAAAACGGTTGTCATCAAATACTTTAAACATTCTTTTTTGATATTGATAAGGACTAAAAGAAACGAGTCCTTTATCAATACTCACGATCTTAACATAATTCTCACAAAAATAATTTACATCATTGGCGCACTTTATATATTCTAAAATTTGTTCTTTTGAAAATTCTAGTTGGACACCTTTACGCTTTAAGTTTATATTACCAAGATATACTTCATTTGTACTATTCATTATAATCAGACCTAATCATCTTCAATAACTCAGAAGAAGAACCAACAAATAAATTGTTGTTGACTGTTTTATTACCTTCATTGCTACTATCAGCTTTATTAATTTCTTTGTTCTTTTTTGCTAATTCCATAAGGTCTTTATTTGTTTCAGCCAAAGTTTTAATTAAATTGGTGACTACTTCATATGCTCTAGGAGATTCTGATTGTCTAGCAATATCTACAATATCTTCTAATGCAGATTGACCTTTTTCTATGATATCATACATGTTCTGACGAGCATATTCATAGTCATTCTTTTCTTTTGACGGCAAGAATACAGGATTTGGTGGAGAAGGAATGGGTGGTATTCCTAATGAATTTGAAATTACATCTTTATTAACCATATGTTTCACTCACAGTTACAATAAATCCATATGTATCTGTCTCTTCTATTTGAGATAATGGTATAGATAAAGATGGATCAGAAGTTGGCATTCCATTAGCAGTTAGTCCCGGTCTAACATTTATATCAGCAACATCACTATTTGCAGTAAGATTAGGATATATTCTAACATCAGAAATTTTAATAAGTTTAGATTCAGTTACAGGACCATAAAAATAACATTTCATAGTAAAATTTAATGTAAATATGAGTGCTCTTCTAGCAACAAAATCGCTTTCATATGAATCGCTGATGTCCATACCATCCATAATCAATGGAATATCTGTTATATTATCATAATCTGGTAAAAGTCTTGCGCTTACAGTCCATTCTGGTGTAAAATAAGGAAGTATTTGCTCTACGATTCTTAAACCGTCTTCCATTGTCTTTACCATAATATCTAATTTAAATCCAAGATTATAAGGTACTGGATTAAATACTTTTTTATAAGTATTTTTTCCATTTAATTCTCTTTTTGAACCAATCTTGCCTACTGTTTGTAATTTTCTGCTTGGGTCATAAGTAACACCAGATATCTCAAAAGACATTCTTGGTAATCTTATAGCAGTTACTGCAGATGCATCTGGATTTTCTTCCACACGAGCAAGAAATTTTTCTCTTGGCCCATAAGCAATAGGAACCTTAAAAGTTTGTTCTAAAACACCAGAATCGCTAACACGTTCTATCATAATATTATTGAAAAGAGTTCCAAATATTACCACATATTTTTTAAAAAGAGAATTGTAAAAAGGAGAGCCACCAATCATTATGCTCTCCTATCTGATTCACTAAATGGGTCTTTTGCACTGAAATCTAAAAATTCAATTCCTTGAGATTCAAAATAATCATTTTGTGAATTTGTGTCAATCATATTAAGATCGTATTGTTCTTCTATCAATTCAATTCCATTCTCATCAAATAAAGGAATACCATTTTCTGTAGTAATAACATAAGGATCAGTAGTTGTTAAAAGAGCATTATACATGTTGTCTATAGTATCAAATCCTGTATTGAATACTTCATTAGAATATTCAAACAATTCACATACAACATCATACATTTGTATTGCGCCCATTTGATAAAAAATAGGTGTCTTGTTAACAAATTTAATATGATAAAGATGTTGGTTCAACGGAAACCAAATAAGATCACCTTCTAATGGTCTATCTCTTCTTAAGATAGAACCAACTTCATTTTCAAAAATTCTTAAGGCAACAGAAAATGTTAATTGATCTCTTACTTCTACACCAAATTTAGAAAGAAATTCTCCATCACCAGCAAATCCGTTGACGTTCTTTAAATACATTTCGACATTTACACCTTCACCATATTCAGTAACAAATTGTTCTCTGAAAGCATTATCTCTGGTGATAATTGTTCTGGGAACATAATAAGTATTAATACCATAAGCCTTTATAGACTCTATGACAAGATTCTCTATTAGGTTCTGTTCACTTGCAGAAGTAAAATTGTTAAAATATAATGATGTGGCCATTTATAGCTTTCTTTTGTTTTTATATACTATTTATAGCTCTTTACTTTTTCTTTTATTTGCTACTCTAAACTGTGCAAGACGTTGTTCTGCATCATTACGAACGAACATTGAAGATTTATCTGTTGATGCTTTTAAAGCATGTTCCTCAGTTGCATTGGGATGATTTACTGCTTTTCTTCTTACAACGTCATCTGGATCATTTAATGCTTTAGAAATATGTTCTGCATTTGCATTTGGATTAGATATTGCTGTTCTTCTTACAGCCTCATCTGGATCATTTAATGCTTTAGAAATATGTGCAGATGTTGCATTTGGATGAGCTACCGCTGATCTTTTTATACCATCTTCTTCATTTGGATCATTTAATACTTTAGAAATATGTTCTGCAGTTGCTTTAGGATTTTGAATAGCATGTGATCTGACAAATGATTTATCATCATTTAATGCTTTTGTAATATGCTCTGTTGTTGCTTCTGGTCTTCTTACAGCAATTCCTCTTATTCTTGTGTCTACATCATTTAATGCTTTTGTTATATGTTCTGATGATAATTTAACATGAGGATTTTGAATAGCAGCTTGTCTGATATCAGAATGATTGTGAGCATCCAAAGCTTTATTAATATGATCTGGTGTTGCATTAGGATTAGATACTGCAAATGCTTTTTCAGGACCACTAGTACCATTTAAAACTTTAGTAATTTCTTTTGCTGGTAATTTTGGATGTTGTAATGCAGCAATTCTTACATTTCTATCTTCACCCCATTTATTATTTAATACATGGGTAAGATGTTCTGCTGTTGCATTTTTATTTTTTAATGCAGCTTTTCTTACATAATCATCACCATCATTATGCAATACATGTGTAATATGTTCTGCTGTTGCATTAGGATGTTGAATCGCAGCTGCTCTAATTCCAATATGATCAATTCCTAAAGCTTTTGTGATATGCTCTGCCGTTGCATTTGGATGTTGAATAGCAGCAAGTTGTACTTGAGCTTGTTCATCATTTAATCCTTTTGTAATATGTTCATGTGACACATTACTATTATCAAAAGCTGCGGCTCTGGTATTAGGGTCTTTACTTTTTAATGAAGCATTAGGACTGGCAATCACATCTTTTTGATCATCATTATATAATTTTTTATTTTTTCTGTATATTTTATCATCTTTAACAGGAAAATTTGTTTCAGCCCATTTTTTTACTGTATGTCCAAATGCATGATCAGAAGTTCCATATTGTGATTCTTCTGGTCTGAGAATGGTATCTTTTTTATCTTCCGATTGAAATGGTTTCAATGCTATTCTTGCAAGAGGTTGTTTAGCTTCTTTGTCATGTTCGTGTACAAGATAAGCAACGTGTGTTCCTTGTTGAACATCATGCTTTAGATAATGACTATTACTACCAGCACCAATACCTTTTTTAGCTCCTGTTGTACTCATACTCATACATGAACGCCAACCTCTGTCAGTAGACATTCCAGCAACATCATGTGGGTGACGAGAAATAACTACGCCTAGTTTACCAGAATTGGAAGCAGCCCTTTTAGGATCGTTGTTAAATGTGCTAACTAATTCTTTTGAAGCACCTGTTGCAGCTAATGCTTTACCAATACGAATTTCTCTGTTATACTTAGGCTCAATTGCTTTATTACCTTTATAATCAGTTATCTTATAGCCATGCTTTTCCAGATGCGCTTTAACATCTGGATGAGGTTCTACTGGCTTATTGTCATCTGGATGTTCTAGAGGGATATATGTTCTATCTTGTCCTTCTGGAATTGCATCTTTAGAAATTTTCTTAGCCTTTGTGTTTTCACCCCATGAATCAACAACTTTTTTTTGAGCATCGTTCAATTCTTCGTTTAGAAGGGTATTATAACCTGTAATAGCATTTTCTTTGATAAACTGTTTAAACATTAACATTTTAGTGATCCAACTCCGATAGCTTATGGCGTATAGCTGTAATAATTTTCATATGAGTCTTTGATAAAACTCTTTCCTTCTCTATATAGTTCATTATTCTAAGAGTTTCTTTTTTATATTTCTCACGCCATGCAGCATTCTTTGCTGACTTGATATCTTGTACATTATCCAATCTATCTGCCAACTTGATGACCAAAGCATAGCTAGACATTTTTTTCATCTTCTGAGATAAATATTCTGTCTTACCACCAGCTTTTTCAAGATCGTCTTTATCAGTAGTCAACTCTTGTACAAGAGAAGCAACTAGACTACCAAACAATTTTTCTAAATCATCTTTAGTAGTATTAGTATCTTCAATAGTATCATGAAGATACGCAGCACTCATAAGAGCATCAATATTATGTGATTTTTTAAACTGCATAACACTCTTAGCAACTCTTTCAGGATGACGAATATAATCAGAACCATCTGATCTTGTCTGCCCAGCATGGGCTCTAGCAGCATATTTTAATGCTTGTTGCTGATCTTCATCTAATTGTATGAATAAATTAAATGGTAACATTAAAGTATCTTTCTGTTACATTTATCGTTGTGATATCTAGCAATATTGCCCATGTTTCCTTCAAAATCACAATGAACACATTTTATTTTACTACTATTTATTGTTTTAAAATGTGTAGTACTTTTAATTTTTTCTTTGTGTGTATCTGATAAAGGTCTGCCCGTATTGGCTTCTGTAGCCATTCTTCTAGCTTTTGAATTATCTTTACCTGTATTTTTTCCAATCATAGATACACGACGTTTTTCACAAACATTTGGATCAGATGATTTGTTATCTCTTGTTGCCAATCCAATAAGATAATTCTCACGAATTTCAGGACGAGCCATAGCTTCTTTGGTACGAATAGATATTTTTTCAGATATTGTTTTTACTTTTTCTGGGTATGTTGACCAATGACCAGTAGCTTTAATATTTAAATTATAATATCTAGTTTTTAACTCATATTCTTTTATCATACTCAAATAACGAAATTCTTCTTCCATCAGTTCTTTTCTACTTGAAAATATTTTTTTAATAATTTTTCTTTTAAAATCATCTGGTCTTATTTTATAAGCTTTTAGCATCCAAGCTGAACTACAAATATACCCGTCATCTTCTGTCCCCCAATGTGAACCTATATAAAATCTGCTGTGTTTTTTATCAAACCAGATATAAACAAACCCATATTTTTCCATTTTTAATACTCCTGTAAATTGTTATACAAGAGTATTTATAAAAAGTATATTTCAACCTATCATATCTACAACGGGCAAACTGTAACCATCTATTACTTCTTTTTCTAATTTTTCAACTGCAGCATCTGCATCATTATAAATTTTTTCACCATTAAACTGAATACCACCGGGCAACTGCATTCCAACAAATTTAGTAAGATTGCTACCCCATTGTCTTTTAATTAATTCTGATGCATATTTTTGTAACCATCTATCATTCCATACAGATGAATACTCATTCGGATCGACGACCTGATATGCTTCTACAACAAGATATTGACCGGGATAAATTTTAGCCCAATCAACGTCTATATACAATTTATTTGTTTTTCTATTATAACGAATTGGTTGTTTGCCAACGAGCAATTGTTCTAAAAGTTGTAGTTGTTGAAATGCCATATAATACGGAACCATAGATTGATATGTTAATGTGTAAAGATCATTCAATGCAATCTGGTATCTAATATTAAAAATATTATTTGTAGCAACATAATCTCCAATATCAAATATGTTTACAGCTCCAATAATATTATCTGGTAGTGGAATATAACCATTTGATATATCTTGAGGAGTAAAAACATGTTTATAATAAATTTTTTCAGTACCATCAAAATGATAATCCCAATAAAATTTCAATGCGTCATCAACACGATCATCGACCTGATCGTCATCAACATTAATATCAATTACAGGTTTACCAAGTCTTCTGAGACAATATTCTTTGAAATCAGTTCTGGTTTGTAATGTTGCCATTTTAAAATACCTCTTTTAAGTATTTATGTGTTTGCTACTTTTCTTGGTGGTGGCGTCATGTAATATGTGTTTGCTAATAATTCAGTATTTTTTGTAAGACCAGTTTTTTCCCAACCATTTGCAAAAACAGTTAAAACTATTTCTTCTCTTGTAGAAGGAATAGGAATACCAGCATCCAAAAATTTGTTTATTGAATTATTGATTATAGTATCCATAGCCTGTTTTGATCTTTGATGACAAATATTTTGTATCCAAGAATCTACTGAAACAGTAACACTTTGCATTGCCATGTCTTCCGCTTCAGTATAAGTTACTGTATACTGCATTTTATTCTCCTATAAAAAAACCATCAAAAGAAGTGTTTTCTGGGTTACTATCTATATTTTGACCACCAGCTATTTCTATGTAAGGCATAATATAATCGCCTTCATGTAGATACATGACAGTTGACATATTAAAATTTTGCCATCCATTTTGCGTAGAATATTTTGTACTGATATATTTTGCAGTCGTATAAATTACATCATTAACTGCAAAATAAATTCTTATCATACCATCAGCATAATAATCTACATCTCCAGAAAGATGTATATAATAATATCCTGTTTTTGGTGCAGTAAATTTACCACTTAAATAATCAAACCCATTACCTTTATTTAATACAACTATATCAAATATCCAATAATCTTGTTCATAAGAACCTATGTCAGATTTTGCAGCAAATGCAATCGCAGGAGGATATGAAGTACCAGCTGAACCTTGATATCCTATAGAACCCATTATACCTATAGAACCTTTATAACCATCAACGCCTCTTGCACCAACAGAACCTGTATATCCTACTGAGCCAAGATAACCATATGATCCAGAATAACCAACACTTCCTTTATAACCAAATGAACCAAAATAACCAGCTGATCCTTGAAATCCAATAGAGCCGCTATATCCGGTAGAACCAAAATATCCGCCACCTCTTGAACCTGTATATCCAAGTGAGCCATCATATCCTAATGATCCGATAAACCCTACTGATCCTGTATATCCGCTAGAACCTGTATATCCAAGTGAGCCATCATATCCTAATGATCCGACAAATCCAACTGAGCCTGTATAACCTGTGCTTCCACCCGGTGGTCCTTGATCACCAATAGAACCTGTATAACCTACCGATCCAAGATACCCTACTGAACCAAGATATCCTGTAGAACCAAGATATCCAACAGAACTTTGATACCCAACCGATCCTCTGTATCCAGCAGAACCACGAAATCCTGCAGAACCTTGATAACCAGCCGACCCTTTAAATCCAACTGATCCTTGTACTCCCGGTCCTAATGATCCAACATATCCAGTTGATCCTTGGACACCAGCCGATCCTTGATATCCCAAACTCCCCTGATAACCAGCCGAACCTTGATAACCAACTGGACCACCGGGATCACCGACTGAACCTTTATAACCAACTGATCCAACAGACCCTTTAAACCCTGTAGAACCAAGATAACCAACTGATCCTTGTACTCCCGGTCCTAATGATCCAACATATCCAGTCGATCCTCTTACACCAGCCGAACCTTCATAACCAACTGAACCTTGAACACCAGCACTTCCTATATAACCAACTGATCCTTGTACTCCAGCACTACCTTGATAGCCACTAATTCCTTGTGAACCTTTAAATCCAGTAGAACCAAAATATCCAGTTAATCCACGAGAACCTGTAAATCCTTTCGAACCTTTATAACCCGGTTCGCCTTGATCAGTTCCACTCGATCCTGTATAACCAATAATATTATTTCCAGCCGGTTTTAATGAAAATCCTGTAAATTGAAATACGTCATTTCCATATGCAGTTGGTCCATCGACTGGATAATTTACAATAAACCCAAGACTTATAAATTTTGCATTTGTAGAATGATCTTTTGTTCCAGAATTTGGACCAACATTAAAAGAATATTTTTCCCAACCATCAGCTGTTGATATTGTATTTTGTACTAAATTTTCTATTGGATAATGATAATAACCGCCATCTCCTGGTATAACTTGTAAGTTTGCCTCGTAATTTGATATAACAAAATATAATGTACCAGAATTTGCACTACCATTTTGTACTTTTCTGCTCCAAAATGATGCTGTGTAAATTACAGTATTATCAAGAGGAAGAATTGGACCTATTCCTATTGTATAGGTATTTGCTTCAATAACAGTGTTGCCGATTCTAGAATCGGGTATTTGTTTATATATTAATGGAGCTTCATAACTAATACTGTTTGAACTATGACTAAATCCTGTTACATATTGGCCAGTAAAATATCTAGCATCCAACCCAGAAACGTTTGAAGTAGATGTAATACCATTTAATTTTGAGTATATATCACCTATTTCAGCATTAATAGTTGCTACGTTTGCTTGCAAAAAACCTACATTGCTAGATAGTTCTGCAAAGTTAGCATTCAAATCTTGTGATTTTAAATAATCACCAACTACCCAAATTTTCATTATTTTATCCCATTACTGATGGACCATTCAACTGGTCATGTTCATTATTATCAAGAATAAATGCATTTTCATTTCCTGCTCCACCACCTTGCATAGGAACCGTAGTAGTTTTACTTCCACTGTTTATTGCTGCTCCACATCCAGTTACACTTGTTATGGCTGCAACAAGTGAACCTTCTGATCTTACTTTAGGAGACCCTGTAATAATTGCAGTGACACCATGACCGGGAATTGGACAACTATGATAATCTCCAACTCTAGAAACCAATTTACCATCAGTACTGTCTCTGTACTTTGTTCCCGATGATATAATGACACCGCCATGGTCACTTGTATCACCTATTCTTGCTACAGGATATTGACCCATTTTATTTAATCAATACCAAGAGCTTCTTTAAATTTATTTGCATTGTGTGTACGATCATCAAGACCAATAGTTCCACCATTTACTTTCTTAGTAATACGAAGAATATCATCTGTATCTGCAATTTCATTCAACCCATTATTTGCCCAGAACCATGCTGCAGATTCTAATGCTCCACCAGCTGTCTGAAGATATTCTACTGCTTCATCAATAGTCATTTCGAGAGTTTCAGCAAGTGATTTATAATTATTCTTACCAGTCAATTGGATTAAACCTCTTCCACAAAAATGATATCCATCACCAGATTCTTCGTTCCCATTACCCATACGATTTGCATAAACAACATTTGCAATTTTTTCTGGTTTTCTAGCATATTCTGTTGCATCACGACCAGCATTTTTAAAATACTTTGGAAAAATTTTATCTAAACCTTCTGCAGAATAGTTTAAATTTTCTTGAATTAATCTAAACCCACCAGATTCATGAGCACATTGAGCAAGAAAATGTGCTAGTCTCAATGGACTATTGATATCATAATATTCAGAAAGAAGGTCATAGTTATTTGCAATTGCTTCAGCAATATCTTGTTTTGCATTTGGACAAATTTCTTTAATTTGATCTACTGTAATCATGTTATACTCCTATTATATTGTATCATTATACATTATGAATGCTATTTCTACAGTTGGTGGTTCATAATCAAAAGAAGTTCCAACTATTGCGTTTGGTTGTATAGTTGAACCAAGACCACTTGGATTTGCTTGTGAAAATGTAACTTGACCAGAAACTGGATGATTATGTCTAGTTGTATTATTTGGATTTGATATAGGATCATAATTTGATGCATGACTTCCTACATCCATACTTCCGGCTGATCCTGGTAATGTAGAAGTACCACTGACATGCCCATGTTGCCAATTTATAGTTTCTACATTTATTTGTTTTATTAAAATTGATGATTTGGTAGGATTAATTGTGCTACCATCATCAGTTCCTTGAGTAAAATCTAAGAAAGGATATTTTCCTCTTAAATCTGGTGTACCATTTTGGCCATCACAAAAATACCAACCCGGTGGTAAACTATTACTTCCATCTGTACTAATACCAGAATATTTTGAATATTTGCCAATACTGTATCCAATTATCAATCCTTTTGTAATTGGAGCATCACTAGTTTTTGATAAAAATGCTTTTAACTTAACTGATTTTAATTTTAATTCTGATGTGTATGTAACATTATGTTTGTGATTTATAGGATCGGGTCCATCAGGATATTTTTCTCCAACATTATTTGGATATACAATTCCACCGTTTGGTTTAGTTATAACATTATATGTTACTGCAGGATTACTTGATATTAATTTACTAGATTGTTTTGCAAGAGGAGCATGATCATGCCATCCAGCTGTATTAGAAGAAGCTACAAATGTTATAGTATTTGGGGTATTGATACCAACAACATTAACTTGGCTCTGTAAACCAGCAAGAATTCTTGGTTCAGTAAGAAGACTATTTGAATCTGTTGCTGCAATTATTAAATTTTTAGCTCCTACTTTACCAGCTTCTAGATATGTAGAAGTTTGCACAAATGTTAAAGGAAGAGCATAACTATTTGCAGAGTAGTCTATGTTATTATTATCTCCGCTCATGCTTAAATCATATGGATCATAATGATCAAGAGAAAGAGTAGAATTACCATAATACATAACTATTATATCTTTTGGAATAGCTGTAACTGGAATATTTAATAAACTTGGATCTTTTATTATAGGATCAACAAAAAAACTTGAAAAAGATTTTGGTACATGACTTCCAGCTTGATCATTTAAAAGGATAGAATCAGTAGCTCCTGGGTTTACTGAAGTTATAAAATTATATAACCCTTCTACTTGATGAAGATGGCCTGCATGTGCAATATTATAATAAGAAACTGGTATATTAGGAATTAAAGGAGTGCCAACACTATTTTTTAAAGGAGGTGAAGTTCTACCAACTAATGTATAATTATGAGCCCCACCAACATCTAATAAAGTTGCTTGAGTAGTTTTCATATTTGTATTTGCATCATATTTTATATCACAAATAGACGGCCATGCAGTGTTGCTCGATACACATCTTACGAGATAATTAAAAGATAATGTAGATTTCGAATTTGAATAAAACCCAGCCACATCTGGTATACTTGACTGACCAATATCATATTGTCTAAAAATTCTTAGCGGATCATTATAATTACTAGGATCATTGCCATATGAGATGGATGAATTTACATCATTCCATTTTTCTGTATGATGCCAGAATAAAATAGAATAATTGGGTATTATTTTTTGAATTTTTGGAGATGCTAATCCAATGTTATTCAATAATGATATTGCAGATACGGGCATATTAATCTCTCATTTTTATGGTGTTGGGAAACCTCTAGCACCCATGATTCCATACCAAGAACCACCAGCATCATATGTATATACAGTTATAATATCAGTATAAAATGGTTGTGTTGAAAGGATTGGACCAGTATTTTGATTAATACCATCACCTGTTGACCAATAGATGATATTATTTGTCCAATCAAGTACTCTTCCACCAGTAGAATCTTGTTTCAAGAAAAATGTTACTGAAAATAATCTTCCAGAAATTAATCCAGCATTTGTCATTGTAATAGTTGTAATAGGTGAATTGAGAGTAGCTTTAATTACATTACCATTCAATGGATTTGCAGATAGAGAAGCGCCCGGTTGACCATCATCTATTACATTTTCTGAATAACCGCTGAACACAGGATGTTGAAGTTGATTACCATGAAAATCTACATTTACAGTAATGTTGGGAGTCAATACAACTGTTGGATCAAGAACTAATCCGTCTCTTGATGGTTTTACTCTGACATATGAACCACCAAAATCATTATAGCCAGTATATGGATTGCCATTTGTGTCTGCAACATCAGAAAGATTGATAAAAGGAAATGGTGCAAGTATTCCTGTTATACCAGCTGACCCTTGATAACCAACAGAACCTTGATAACCGACTCCTAAAGAACCCTGATAACCAACTGAACCAAAATAACCAGTATAACCTAATGAACCAAAATACCCTGTAGTTCCTTGTGAACCAGTATATCCTACAGAACTTGTATAACCAATAGAACTAGTGTATCCTACAGAACCTTGATACCCAACTCCAGCCGAACCAGTATATCCGACAGAACCTTTGTAACCAGATGTTCCCGGCACACCAACTTCGCCAGTCGAACCTCGATAGCCAACTGATCCAAAATAACCATTAATTCCTTGCGAACCAGTATAACCAACAGAATTTAAAGCAGAAAGTGGTTTCCATATAGGACCAGTATCTGTAAGAAGAATTACTGAATTGGAAGAAGCTGTTGATCCATCTGGCTGTGTTGTATCTATTTGGGATACGAAAATTTTGGTTGTCATTGTATTTCCCTAAAATATTTGGCTCATTGTATTTATATTCTTTTCAAAAGGATGAAAAGCTATAAATAACAGTGACCATATTTAATTTGGTCACTCAAAGGTGTATAAGCATTGATTCTAGATTGTTTATTTAAACATAATCAGTTCAATAGAGATTTGAATCTCTCCGCTTATTCTCGCCTCTATCTCTCATCTCAAACAAAAAATAGAAGTGCTGACCTTATAAACAGAGGATTGGTATTACTATAATCATTTTAACAAGAGGTATTCAAATGGATAGACCTACCCGTGCAGAAAAAAGAATGTCAAGAAAACAAAAAAGAACTGAGGAAAAAACTGTTATATCAAATGGTTTAAAAATAAAAGCTATTAAACCAAAAACAACAAATCAAGAATTAGTTTTTAAAGACTTCACAAATGGAAAAAATTTATTAATCCACGGATTACCAGGCACAGGAAAATCATTCATATCATTATATCTTGCACTATCAGAGATAGAAAATTTTAGAACATATCATAAAGTAATTATTATCAGGTCAGTTGTTCCATCCAGAGATATGGGATTCTTGCCGGGAAGTGCAAAAGAAAAAGCAAAAGTATATGAACAACCATATCAAGAAATCTGTAGAGAACTATATGGTAGAGGTGATGCATACGATATTCTTAAAAATAAGGGAATCGTCGAATTTCAGACATCATCTTTCTTAAGAGGCTTGACATTAGACAATTCTATCATTATAGTAGATGAATGTCAAAATATGACATTCTCTGAACTATCCACAATCATCACAAGAACAGGACAAAATTCTAAGATTTTATTCTGTGGTGATTATAGACAAACCGATTTGAAATATGATGATGAAAAGCAAGGTATATTTTATTTCATGAAAATTCTAAAGAACATGCACAAATATTTTAGTTGCATTGAATTTGTGGAAAATGATATAGTTCGTTCTGGTTTGGTTAAAGATTTTATCATCACAAAAAACAAATTTGATAATAATCTCTATAAAATGGTGCAAATGAATGTGGAAACCGAATTCAAAAAAGAAGAAAATCTTTCAACACACTGATAAAATTATCATTGAAAAAGTTGAACAAATAAACACAGACTCCGGTAGGTTTTATCAAACTCCTACCGGAGCCAAGTATCCATCAGTGACAACTGTTGTTGGGATGATGACGAAAGATGCTATTATGGAATGGCGGCGACGAGTTGGTGCTGAAGAAGCAAACAAAATTTCTTCTAAAGCTGCTTCTCGTGGAACTCGTGTTCATAAAATTTGTGAAGAATATATCAATAATGAAGATGTTTTCGATAAAAAATATAGTATAATTGACCTAGAAAGTTTTTCTAGGTTGAGGAAAGTTATTGATGAAAAGATTGATAATGTGCATCTTCAAGAAGTAAGATTGTATTCCGACTATCTTGAGATGGCTGGAACAGTCGATTGTGTTGCTGAATATGAAGGCAAACTTTCTATTATCGATTTTAAGACAGCACTAAAACCAAAAGAAAAAAGTTACATCACTAATTATTTTTGTCAAGCAGCTGCTTATGCAATCATGTATGAAGAAAGAACTGGCATACCTATTTCTCAGACTGTAGTAATGATTTCTGTTGATGATGAAGAACCACAAATTTTTATTGAAAAAAGAGATGATTATGTTGGCAAGTTGCTAGAAGTTCGCAAGAAATATAAAGACAAATATGGTATTTGAGTTGCTTGACATATAATAATAGCTGTGTTATAAATATGATGCTTAAGTCGTTGAGGCGTAAGGAATAGACAATTCGGACTCGGGGGCAGTACCCGACCAGTCCACCATGGATACATTGGTCCTCGCATGACCGTACCGATGATAAGAGCAAAGGTCTCTAATATTGTCACCAATGTATCTTTGATGGGCTGGAAATAGGTTCGACGGGTTGTAGTAAAGGTACGAAGAGACTAAAAGCAACGTTTAGATGCTAACGATAATGCACTCATTGAGACTCGCCTAGCGGCTTAAGTTTCACGGGTATGAGCACCGCCTTGGAACAGAATGGGCTCACTTTTTAAAAGGATTAATTATGAAAATTGTTAATATTAAAACTCCATCTGATTTTGTTATTGAAATTGAGATGATTGTGAAGAATAAAAATTGTGAATATATGGATGCTGTAATTTTATATTGTGAAAGTCATAATATAGAAGTAGAAACAGTTGCAGCTTTGATTAAGCATAATGCTATTTTGAAAGCAAGACTTCAATATGAAGCTGAAAATATGAATATGATGAAGAAAACAAATAGACTTCCTATCTAAGGAGTATATTATGGGAAGAACAATAAAGACAGCATATATTGAAACAGAAGTTGATGTTGACCTTGATGATTTTGATACAAATGATATCGTTGAATATCTAGAAGAAAAAGGTTATACTGTCATGAAAGGAATTAATCATTCTGCATATGATAACTTCAAGGATATGGATGATCGTATTTGGAAACTATATCAAACATGGAAGCTTCCTTGTAATGAAAATGATTTCTGGCGTGAGATGCACTCTTTCTTCTCCGATTATTATAACAAGACAAGTGCATAATGACACCCTTTGAAGCATATAAACAATATCTTGCTGTTAAACAACATTTTACTCTTCCATCTTATGATTATTTCAAGTACAATGGTAAAGTAAGAGCAAACGAATCATCTTTTGAAAGTCGTAAAGACAAATATATGTTTTATAAACTTTCAAAGAAGGAAGATTTATTTAACTATCTTGTTGCTAATCTTTCAGAAAATGCTAACATATGGGTAGGTGATTTGCTTTCAAATGAATGTGATCTTACTTATAAAAAGTTTCTACTACGAAAAGAATCATTGACATATATCTTTAAGAATGATATAGAAGAGCTTCTTGAAGATTTTGATTCTAACTTCAAGGTGGAAGATGGGGAATACCCTCATTTACTAAAGCTTCTTATTCGCAAGAAGATACATAAAGAAACATTTATTATTATTAATCAGTGTGTTGGTTTCTTTGATTCTTGGAATAAGAAGATTCTTGATCCAGTTCTTTGGCCTACAATAGAATTGAATTGTATCAAACTTCGTCTTTTTCTAAACATAGAAAAAGATAAATACTGTGGAATCTTGAGAGATAAATTTTCTTGATTTTACATACATCGAACAAACAATCGTAAACACATCGTACATATGGAGATAACTATGACTAACTTTGAAGCACTTAAGAGCAACCGCAAGTCTCAGTTTGATAAGCTCAACAGCGAGATTGCCAAGATTAATTCTCCCACAAGTAACAATGAAGATAATCGTTTTTGGAAGCCTGACATTGATAAGGCTGGAAATGGTTATGCTATCATTCGTTTCTTGCCAGCACCTTCTGGTGAGGATGTTCCTTTTACTCGTATTTGGGATCATGGATTTCAGGGACCGGGCGGATGGTACATTGAGAAGTCATTGACTACTTTTGGTCCCGGTACTGCTGATCCTTGCACTGAGTATAATTCTCAGTTGTGGAATTCTGGTATTGAGTCTAACAAGGAAGTCGTTCGTAAGCAGAAGCGTCGTTTGAGTTATTATTCAAACATTTATGTAGTTTCTGATCCTAATCGCCCTCAGAATGAAGGCAAGGTCTTCCTTTACAAGTATGGTAAGAAGATTTTTGAGAAGCTCAATGAAGCTATGCATCCTGCTTTTGATGATCAGGGTCGTAGTCCAGATCATCCGCAATATGATCCTTCAAATGCATTTAATCCTTTTGATCTTTGGGAAGGTGCAAACTTGAAGCTAAAGATTCGTAAGGTTGATGGATATCCAAACTATGATAAGTCAGAGTTTGATCGTACTGGTCCTCTTGTCAGAGATGATGATGAGCTTGAGAAGATTTGGAAGTCTGAGTATTCACTCACTGAACTTCTTGATCCAAAGAACTTCAAGACTTATGATGAGTTGAAGAAGCGTCTTGAAAAGGCTCTTGGTCTTGCTGTTGATAACAAGAAGACTATGGTATCCGATTCTACAGACTTTGCTCCATCGCCAAAGATGGCTGCAATGAAGGAAGCACCAAAAGCTTCTAATCCTTGGGATTCCGCAGAGGAAGACGACGAAGACTTGAGTTTCTTTAAGAAGCTTGCTAAGGACTAAGGAACACCAGCTCCATAAGTATCTCCATATAATGCTCTGTCTATATGAGATGATTGTGGAGCTGTTTGTACTGCACCCGAAGTTCTGGGCAGTGAATTTTGCCCAGAACTTCCAATATTTGGGCTATTATTATTGTTGTTTATAATTACAGCTGTTGGTGCTGCTTGATCAACTGACATACGTGCAGATTGTTGATTGAATACTTGCTCTCTTCCAGTTGGAACTGGTGAAACATTAGCTGCAGTTGGTGTAGCATTAAAAGCGTCTTCACGTTCTTGAATTACTCTACTCGTCGATTGTGGAGTAAGAGCTGTTCTTGGTTGTGTTACTGGCGGTGTAGTTGGTGTTGCTGTTGGTGTGGTTGAACTACCAAACATAGATTTGAAAAAACCTTTAAGACTATCAGGAATCAAATCAGAAATTAAATCAACAGCTTTGCTTGGCAAAGCTTTAAAGAAATCCCAAACGCCGCTTACTACTGAACTTATAGAATCACTTACTTTTTTGACAAGATCAAACGAAAGAACATCTGCAACTGATTTTTGAAGATTATCAAATAATGCTGTTGCAGTATCTTTTAAATAATTGAATGGCGTAAGTACAATATCAATTATTGAAAAACTATCCCACCATTGTGAAAATGCTTTGGTAGTGTCAGTAAATTTAGATGTTATCCAATCTTTTATTGAACTAAATGTTCCAATCATGTCATCAATTGGATGAAAATCTTTCCACCAATCAGAAAATGCTTTGGTAGTGTCAGTAAATTTAGATGTTATCCAATCTTTTATTGAACTAAATGTTCCAATCATGTCATCAATTGGATGAAAATCTTTCCACCAATCAGAAAATGCTTTGGTAGCACTAGCAAAAGTATCAGTTACATATTCTTTTACAGATGTAAAAAATTTAAGAATAGTATCTGTTAGATTAAAATTATCTAAGAAATTACGAATGGTTTTAGCCATTTCTGCACCACCAAAAAAATCTACTACAGTGGCTAATGCTCTTCCGACCCATTGAATAAGAGCATCTGGTATTGCATAAACTAACTTTACTATTCCTTTGATTATATCACCAGAAGAAAAAGCATCAAATGCATCCGTTATATCTTTAAATAATGTGCCAAATGCATTTGATATAGTATCCCATACACCAGATATTACACCGCCAATTTTTTTGCCTATAAATTTTGCACCATCTACAAGCATTGATCCAATATTCATTATAACATCAACAATTTCTTTAAAAGAATTTACCAATATATCATATAAGTCAAATGAATCAATAAATTTACTTAATTTTTTTGCTAAGTCTTCAAATCCAAAAAATTCAAGTATATATTCTGCAATTCTCATCAGTCCTCTAAGTATTAATTCAGGAAGTAAAAGCATTGATCTTGTAAAAGCTTCAAGAAATTTTCCTTCAGCAAGAGCACCAAATATTTTACCAATATTGTCAAAAAAAGATGCCCAATCTTCTGCTTTAAGAGACAATAATATTACTTCAGCTGCAAGAACATATGGATTTAATAACATAGTAAATCTGCCAAGTTTTAAAAATATTCTTCCAATTGAACCTAAAAATTCTCCGATTGGACCAAGCATTTTTAAAAGACTTCCAGCACCACCCATAATACTCCCTAAAATTCCACTGAGAAAACCACCTTCAGCTGGCTTTTTGCCGGGAGTATTATCGTTTGCTGGTGTGCCTACGCCAACTTTTCCTTTTCCAGCTGCTACTCTTGCATTTTCAATATCTTGTAGCATCTGTTTTTTAACAAGATCATTAGCAGTATCTAATAGTCCACTTTGTTTCTTTGCATAACTTAACATAGAGTTAGTATTTTCAAGAATTTTTTCATTGATTGTTAAAAGTTTTTGAAGAAGTTCTTCTAATGGTTTTAAAGAAGTATTAGCATTGTTTTGTGCTACAACACGATTTGCTGCTTGTGCAGCCGCTTTTTGTGTTGGGTCTCCACCAAATGCTGGTCTCATTGCTCCAAGACCAACAGAATCTAATACACCACCAATAACATTAGATGGGCGTAATGCATTTATGCCTGTAGATTGAACAATACCACTTTTTATAGTATTGAACGTACCTTGAGCAAGAGAACTAACAACGCCACCAACTGCTTTACCAGCGGAAGCAACTGCGCCCCCGGCTGTTTTTCCTACAGTCATAGCTGCAGAACCAACTTTTCCTGCAACTTTTTTCGTTAAATTACCTAAATCAGCCATGTGTGTTTCTTCTGTTGTTTTCTTCTTCTTGTTCTCTTAGATGCTGTATTAATAATTCAACGAATAGATCACGCTCATATGGGTACATTTCATATACTTCTGTCAATGAGTATTTATGATGTTGTATCAAAGAAAACAGAGTATTATAATAGGTGGCAATATTATTATATCCCACCATTATGTAAAAAAACTATTAATTCCTTTTAATACAACTTCCTTAGTCTCACCTTGTTTATTCTTTAGTGTTACTGTATGTTCAACAGAAGGCATTGTTTCAAAGAAAGTTTGAATTGCTCCCATACTTTCCATAGGAAGAGAATCAATAAAATCTTTCAATTCCTTCTCAGAATAATCAGAATATACTGTTTCATCGTCATAAATTGTGTCGATACATTTCAATAACATAGTAAATACTGCTTCATCTTTACCAGCATCTTCAACTGCCTTGATTTCATCAAGAGTTGGATACCGCATAACGACACCAATATTCTCAAAAAGAGGAAACTTATTAGTATGTTTTTCGTCTCTCTTTACTTCAATATCTTCTAAATTTACCTTAAACTTTACATTTTCATTTGTTTCAGGATCAATGTATTCTAGTTCAACAATTTCTCCAACTGATTTTGACCTAAGTTTAATAAAAATATATTCAATATCAAAAATGGCAAGTTTTTCAACATCAATAGGTTCAATAATACAATTCTGAATAACTTGTCTTACAGTGTTAATGATATCTTCAGTAATTTCTGAATTCTTAGCCATAAGAAGAAGCTTTTCTTCTTGTACTGTAAAAGGACGAAAATTTACTTCTTTTTTGTTTGATGGTATAGTAATTTTATAAGTAGGATGTTTAATTTTCGGTAATGCCATTTCATTTCACCTTATTTTTTTAATATATTAACGATTTAAAGGAGTTGTTATTCCAATTGCTTCTTGAACTGAAGAAAGCGAAGAATCAATTCTTGTTTGTGTATTCATCAATGTAGATGCTCTGGTAGAAGAATTAGTATCAATAGTTCCTTGATCAAGTGTTTCTGATGACCAATAAGTATAAGCAAACGTCACAGGAATCTTAGTAAGAGTATCTGTACTATTCCAATCAACTGTTATTTCTCCAATATTAATTGGATATGCTTCCTGAAGAGAAACAGATACGATTTGCTCTTGCCCATAATTTTGATCATAATAATGTATTATTTCTATTGTTCCAAAATAATCTTTTGGATACCCAAAAGTATGAAGAGGTAAACCAGCATTTGTTGTAGCATCTGGAGCACTTTTATTATTAAAATTAAATATAGATTGCAACCATTTATGCATAAAATTTATTACTCTTCCATCATTATCACAGAAGAAATTTAATGTAACATCTTGATATACTGTTGCATAAGGACGTTTTTCTATATTTCCATAACCAGATGCCCTGATATCATCTGTTTGATACGCAATACCGGGAATAGAAGTAGATTCGCAAAAGAAAGATAAATCACTAGCATTCCCATCTGTTGTAATACCAGATGGGTATTTTCTAAAATATGCCATAAATCTTGATGCTTTTGATATTCCACCATTTGAATTAATGGTGGATAACATTTCATTTACGCTAAACGCCATTAATTTTGTTCCTTGAATCTCTATATACGATCTCTTTATTTATTCTGCTGCCCTGCTTTTCAAACTGTTCGAACGGAATAAACAAAGCATAATCCCATTCATTAGCTGGAATCAAAAGAAACTTTGTCTGAAGATGTGAATACAAGTATCTCTTTACACAAGGTCTAAAATACTTATATCTTGATGCTCCATTTAAAATATCATAACTAATTTTAAGACGAGTTGTCTCGTCATATTTGTTATTATTAACTTTATCATAAAGAGCATCCATAAGTTTTGCTCTCATGATAGGAGGAAGATAGTGGAGGTTCAACCCTAAAAATCCATTTTCAACTGCTTTAAACGGAAATACAAGAGGATACCTATCATAAAATGGTAATGTATCCTTATGTTTAGGATTATACATGTATAGATACATGTAACCGGGGCGCATAGAAGTTCTAAGATATTCTCTATTATCCATCATAATATTACGAACTTTTGCATTGGCGTTTCTAAAATCGCCAAGTTTTCCGGTCATCCATTTTCTGACCTGATCAGCTGATCTTTTATTAACTGGTCTATTAGGGTCTAATTTATCTGAGAACATTCCCATTATTTTTTCCCTATTCCAAGTTCTTTTTCGGTCATTATTTTAAATATCCATTTCCTATTTGAACAAAATTCTTGTGCTGCTTTCCATTTGGCAGAATTTATAGCATATGTTTTTACTTCTGTAAGATATCTTTTTGTCATATTTTTTTGAACTATAGGTGCCACAACTTGATACATGGGCTTTATTTCTACTAACATAGTATTTATGTTGTTGTTATTATCTTTAGTTTTTACCCAAAAATCTGGATAGTATCTATGAATTTTATTATCCATAGGGCTTATATACGGTACAATAATTTCTTCTGAAGACCATGATATTACATTAGGATGGGAATCCAAATAACGCATAAATTTTAATTCCCAAAGGCTACGATACACAATTTTCGTAGGATCGCCTTTATATTTTTCTGGTCTATCAGGTTTAAATTTTCCTTTGTATGCCATTCATTCTCGCCATATAAATACTATTGTTATATTTATAGAGGATAAACATGTTTGTATCTCTAAGTTTTCCAGAAGAAGTTCCTATTTATTGCTGTAGGATCATGTTTAAAAAATATGTTAGACCAAGACCGGGAGTCAAAGCATCTCAAAATTTTGATGGCATTATTCGTCTTCCTTTGCCTTCAAGTCTTCAAGATCAATTTAACATGGATGTTGGTGATGTGGCTTTAGATATTTTGGGAAATACGCCTTCTGATGTTCTTATGGCCGGAAAAAGCAAAATGGAAGCATATGCCAACGAAATTCGTGCAGGCAAAGGTGCGCTTGCTTTTATTAAAGATGCTTCTTTACAAGCAGCTGCAATTATGCCGGGAGTTTCTGATTCTATTATCGGAAAACTTGCTCAAGCTGAAACTGGTATGGTAAGAAATCCTCACCATACAAACATTTTTAATGGTGTAAAATTAAAAAGTTATTCTTTTACATGGAAAATGTCTCCTAGATCACAGGCAGAAGCAATTGCTTTAGAAAATATTATAACTAATATTAAAGGGTTCATGCATCCAAGAATAATTGGTGGCGGATTTGCTCTTGAATATCCATATCTTGCAGAATTAAGTTTTAATGTTGGAGATAATAATATTCTTCCTAATGTAAAAACTTCTTTTATTACTGGGTTTACAGTAAATAGTTCTGCTGGAGGAACTCCTGCATTCTATAAAGATGGGAAATCTGCTATAGTAGAAATGAATATATCTTTTCAAGAAATAAACATTCAAACAAGAGATGATTTTGTATCATCTACATCTACATCAGGTCCATAACATATGTCTTCTTTTAAATATTTTCCAAAAATAATATACAATAATATGTCATGTATAAATTTATTGTCTAGAGTTGCTTTGATTCAGACATATAGAAATTCATATGAAAAATTTTATGATTATCTAGTTATGGAAGGTGAAAGACCTGATATTATTGCATATAAAGAATATGATGATTCATCTTTAGATTGGATTATCTATATGTCAAATAATATGATAGACCCATATACTTCTTGGCCAATGGACTATGGCAATTTTATTAATTATCTAGAAGACAAATATAATGTTAGTGCAGATAAATTAACTTCTATTGTTATACCTTCTTCTATTGCATACTATTATTATCAGGGGTTATCATCTGATACACCAGAAACAATTGCAGCATATAATTATACGATGACCCCAAACACATATCAAATGCTTGGATATCCAGCTGGATGGGTTGCAAAGAGCATATATGATGTTGAAAATGAAAAAAACGAAGCAAAAAGAAATATCAAATTGCTAAGACAACCATATGTAAATGAATTTAGGCAACAATTTGAAGCTTTAATTAATGAGTAATTTAAATCCTCTTGAAATAGAAATTTCAAAATTAAAAATTAAAAAATTTAATGGTAATGACGAAATGAGCTTAATGCCTCAGTTTGTCGAATTGTCTATATATCAATCTATTTTTGAACCCGTCATGAAAGCAGAGCTTTTAATAAATGATAATATTGGATTATTTGTTAACTATCCATTTACAGGGGAAGAAATAATAAGTATTGAATACAAGCAAAAATCTGGTATTTCTTCTGTCGAAAAAGATACTGGTAATATGCAATTTATTATCAAAGCTGTGAGAGATATTGCTCTTGATGATAGAGCTAGAGGAATGATGTTTATCATTGATTTGGTTAGTGTTGAGTTTCTACAAAATGTAAGAAAACTTGTTTCACATGCTTATAATGATCTTGTAGAAAATATGGCTCAAAATTTATACAATGAATATATTATGGCAGACACACAGACAAAATTTTTAAAAACAAAACCATTTACTATAGAAGAATCTTTGAAGGTAAGAAATATTGTTGTGCCAAATCTTAGACCATTTCAAGCAATTCAATGGTTGGCAAAACATGCTGTTGCAAGAGATTATGAAAATCATTTTCTTTATCTTTTTTATGAAGATAATCAAGGGTTTAATTTTTTGACAATTCAAAAATTAATAGAAGATGCATGGAAACAAAGAGATACTATACAAAAAACAAAATATCGTTATATTTCCGATGTTGAATCTGGATTTTCTGATACAAATGCAACTCCAGATGCCGATCTTTATTATATTTCAAACATCGTAAATAATAAAAGATTTTCTTCAATTGAAAAAATTGCTGGTGGATATTATCAAAATGAATTATTTGAAATAAGTCTTTTACAAAAAAATTATAATAGTACTCCTACAGAACTTGAAAAAGAAACAGGTCCAAATCATTTAGAAAAATATCCTTTGAATACCGATCCATACATCGACTATGTAAAAAATCAGGTAGACAAAACTGAATATTCTAATAGGATACGTTATATAATTAATAACTATGAAGATTTAAATGAACAAAACAAAACTCAGCCACAATACCGTTATAAATTTGGCAATGCCACTAAATATATGTACGCATTAAATCAAGTTGATTTTAGCATAACTGTTCCTGCAAATATGAAATTAAAAGCTGGACAAATAATATGGTGTGAAATTCCAGAAATGCATGGGTTTAATGATGTTCAGCAAGACAAATATATATCTGGATTTTTTATTATTTCTGAAGTAAAACAAGTAATGAGTGCAGGAAACAGGGTAGCCACAACTTTAAGAATTAATAAAGATGGTTATTTAACAAAACTTAATGAAAAAAGTGAATATGATACTGGTGGTGGGACTATTCAATGATAGCTGATGATTTTTATGGTGATAGATTTAGATGGTTTGTTGGTGTAGTCAAAGATATTGGCGACGATAGATCACGAGTTAGAGTTCGAATATTTGGAATTCACCATACTGAAGATGTTGAAAGAGTTTCTGATGGTGATCTGCCATGGGCTTTAGTTTTGTATCCAACTACTGGTGGACAGACTGGTGGTGGAAATGCTAGTCATAATTTGACCCCAGGTTCTTGGGTAGTTGGATTCTTTTTTGATGGTATTGATTCACAACAACCAATAGTTATAGGTGTAATAAATGGTGGTATGGAATCTATCAATTCTTCGCCAGCACAAAATTCAAATGTTTCCAGTTCAGACCCAACTCAAAATTCGTCAAATCCTTCTGCAGCTGCATCAGCAGCAAATTCTACTGGAGATACAGGCGCACCAACAACAACTCAATTGACTGGTGGAAGCAATACACAAAAAGTTTATAATTATTTTTGGCAAAAGTTGAAAGAAGAAGGTTCATATTCTGGTGATTTAAAATGTATTGTATCAGCTATTTGTGGTAATTTGCAAGGAGAATCTGGTAAAAATATCAATCCGCAAGCATATAATGGAAATGATAAAGGCGAACCATCATATGGTATTGCTCAATGGAGAGCAGGGAAGTATGATCGATATACGCCACTATTAAAATTCTGTGGCATAAATTCACCAGTTCTTCCACCAAATCTTCCTCCTTTAGAAAAACAATTAGATTTTATGTGGCATGAATTGCATACTTCAGAAAGAACAGCATATTCTAAATTACTTGCATCTACCACAATTCAAGATTCTGTTGCAGCAATTATTTACTTTGAGAGAGATGATTCTTATAAGAAAATAGGCGGCGTATGGACTGTTGATAGAACTGGGGCAAGTTATACTAGAAAATTGGGGAATGCTAGAAATATTTTAGCTTCTATGTCATTTGATGGAGCTTCAACATCATGATATTAATGTCTCCCGGCACAATTTCATATCATAAAAATTTGGCTGTAAATTTTTCAAATACTCTAAGAAATGAAGCAGTTGATTTAGAACAATATGCAACAGACGGATATGTTATTGCTGTAAATGGTGAAATATATTCTTCTGGTTCTGTATCTGGCGATTCTGCTTCCGTAACTATAATTGGTGGGTCTGATAAATTTATAAATGAGAAAGCTTACAGATTAGAATCAACTTTTTACATGAGTGAGCCTCAAAAGCTAACTCTATATAAAGCTATAAAAGAACTTTCTAGAAAATATGATAGCGCAACTATCACAAGTGATAATGATAAACTAGAACAATCTTTAACAGCTCTTTACAGAAATTTTTGTGGGTAATAAATGTCAATAGATAAATTTACAAATGATCCAGCTTATATTAAAAAAATTACTAATAGAGAAGGCAATGGACTTAGCAGAAGTACTTCGCCTCAACATATAGATGGAACTGGCAATCCAATTCCATATTATGAAGTTTCTGTAAAAGAAAAACCCGGTCATGCTTCTGATACAACAATAACGCATACAGGACCGGGAGCTGGCATATCTGTGGGTGTAGGTAAATCAACTGATATGCAAGGGTTTGTTTCTGCTACTGGAAACAGAGTCATGATTGATAATACTTTTGGTTCTGATAATATTGTTATTCAACATCATTCGGGTGCAACAATAATGATTGATGCTGACGGGTCAATTCATATTGTTTCTACTGGTAAGAAAGGTGTTGGTATAATATCTCCAAAAGGCGACGGAACAATATTTGCCAAGAACCATCTTATTTTAAAAGCAGATGGAAAAATGACTATCGAAACTGATGGCGATCTTGATATGAATGTTGGTGGTGCATTTTCTCTTCATGTTAAAGGTGATATGCACACATATGTTGAAGGATCGATAGAAGAATTTACAGATGGTGCAAAAGTAACAGAAGTTGTCAAAGATTTAAGTCATACTGTTGGTGGTGATAATAGATTAACTGTTGCAGGAAATATGCGTACACAAGTTTCTGGTAGCAAAACTATAGATGTGAAGAAAGATTTTACTACACGTTCTGATGCTAATACAGTTTTTCAAACATATAAAAATATGATAGTTCAATCCAAGATTGATTTTACACAAGATGTAAAAGGAAATTATCTTACCAGAACAGAAGGAAATTTTACTCAGAACAACAAAGGAAAATTTACTGTTGTATCTAAGAACGATTTGAGTATAGAAACAAACGGAAAGATGGATACCAAAGCAGCTGGAGCTGTTAAAATATCTGGTCAAGATACTATGTCAATTCATTCTAGTGGAAATGCTGACTATAGAAGTCCATTCACTGATATTGATGCTGGTACTCCAAGTCCTGTTGCTCCCGGCACTGCAGCTGATGTTGTTGAAGCGCCACAGGCACAATATGCTCCTGCAGAAACTATTATTGATAATATGACCTCTGTTCGTGAAGCACCTGATTTTCCAAAAAATGCCAAGAGAATGTCCAAAGGCGAATTCTCTGTATATAAGAATGAAGGTAATACACCAAATCCAAAAGCTGAAGCATCTGCAGCACCAAATCAAGGTGCCGGTGCGCCACCAGAAATTTCAGGCGGTGACACTATGCAACCACCAAATCCAAGCACATATGATAAACCTTCTGGTGCTGCTGCAAATGGAAAAGCTGAAAAAAATCCATTACCAGTTCCAGCATCAATTTATAATACAAACGAAAAAATATCAAAGCATGTTACTATAGGCCAAGTTCTTGGACTAAGATCAGTACCAGCTGGTCAGCAAAAAGCAGTTATTATAGAAGCTATGAATGTTGCATGGAACATAATCGATCCAATCATTGAGAAATATGGTGCAAGAATGCAGATTACTTCATGGTATAGAAGTAATTCTGGCAATCATATTAAGGGCGGCGCAGTCGATCTACGTTGTTCTAATAAACCAGACGTTCAAACAACTGCTGAAATTGCCGCATTTGTAAGAGATAATCTTCCATACAGCAAAATTTTATTAGAAAAAAATGATAGCCCCGGCATTCATGTACATGTAGAATCAGCACAACCGGGTGGTTCTGGTGGAGGAACTATTCTAACATGTTCTGATCCAAAATGCCAATCAAGTGTTCCCGGTCTTCAATTACAATATGCAGTAGCTGCATTAGGAGGAAGATCAAATGCCTAATAATTTTTCAATTACTGGATTCAATGCTCCTAATAGTGCAGAGACGGTTGCTGATAATTCTATGCCAGCACAAGATTTTTATAGTACAAATGTAGCCAATCCATCAGTTACAACTGATATTACTAATGTTAATGCACCAAGTACAAATTATTCATATAATTCAACTGGCTCTCAAAATTTTTATAGTACAAATGTAGCCAATCCTACAGTCACCACTGGGTATAATGCACCCACTACAAATTATTCGTTGCCGACTGCCGATGCTGCAGCTGACAATTCTATGCCAGCTCAAAATTATTTTAATTCAAAATTAACTTCTACTAATGATGTTTCTGATTTAAAATCCGGTGATAGTACTCCAGCACCAAATTCAAGTCAACCACAATTTGATACAAATGGCAATTCCACTGGCAGTTCTTCAAAACCAAATATGAACAAAGATACGGCTGCTTTAACACAAGTTGGTGTATATAGCAATCCTGGTTTCTTTGGTGATCAATCTATGAAGAATTCTGATGCTGCATTTGGCAAAGCTGTTAATATGTGTTCAGCTGTTGCTGGGTTTGCTGGCATTTTACAGAAAAAAACTGCCCCACCAAATTATGTTCGTCTCCCAACTTCATCATCAAACACATCAAGTTATTTTTTGACGGATATAGAAAAAACCGCTATAGATAAAAAATCTAGAGAATTGGCATCATATGGTGTTGTTCCATTTGATGTTTTAGAAAAATTCTTTTACGTATTAGCCGCAATAGAAAATCCTTCTGACATGGTTCATATATCACAGGTTGTTGGTATTCCAGAACTAGAAGATCAAAATTACATAAGAAATATTAGAGGAATACTTGCATTGAGTGACATTTATAAAGTTGCTTATCTTGCTAATGCATTATCATCAATTATTAATACATATTCAAGTCTTTATTTAAGTAGCCAACCAGCAGCAAACCCATATAATACAAGTTTTGGTAATGTGCAAAGGTCAAGTGATCTTGCTATGTCATTAGGCGTTCTTGGACCAGTTATACTTTCAGCCGCTTCTAATTTAAATGGAAATATTGGCGTACTTAGTAATGCCCCAAATCTTTCTTCTAGTTCCATAAGTAATGCTATTGCTTCTGCAATTCAACTTGCATCCGGTTCTTCTATAGGTCTTGGCGCAACTGCTTTGACAAATCCTTCAGGAAGCATTGCTCAGATAGCCACACAAATTGGTGTAGGTGCTGTTCAAAATTTATTAAGTGCTTCTCCTCTTGGTGGTGTCCTTAGCCAATTTGGTGCGCTTGGTGGTGTTGCGGCTGGCCCACTTTTACAGCAAACAGGTGGTTTAGCAATTGGCAATTTTATGTCAGAACTAATTACAGGTACTAGAATTCCAACACAAAAAATTGCCAATAACCCAACTCTTAGACCGCCATCTTATGCTGGTAAAGCATTTTTTGGCGAAACCCCATGCGCTCTTCCAGCTGTAGATCAACTATTTTGCAGAAAAGTAGGATCATTTGGCAATCCCACTGGTGGAACTGGTGCTGACTCATTTGGTATGCAGAACTTTGCATCTTTTGGTGGAGCTATGGATATAGGTTCTGTAGTATCAAAAATGGTGACTGGTTCATCTTCTATACCAGATACAAGCACATATTTTGGAAAAAGTATGCAGACTATGATAGGCAATGTATGCAATATATTAAATGTTAAAACGAATGCATCTATAGAAATGAGACGTTCAGATAATGCAATACCTTTTGTAATAGGAATGAGTGCAGCTATTTCTGGCGAATCTTTCAGTCCATTTGGTTCTAAACCTATTTCTGATGGTTGGAAATTAGCATCATCTGCTGCAAATGATATTCAAAGATATAATCCACAATTCCTTCAAACTTGCAGAACATCATTATAAATAATAAAATGACAACACAGACACTCTATTCAGACCTCACTACTAATTTTATAATACACCCAGTAAAGGGTGATCTAATACTATTGACTAATGAAAACGCAGTAAAACGTTCTATTATAAATTTAATGTTTACTGAGCCATACGAAAGATTTTTTAGCCCCAATATAGGTGCTGGTCTTAAGGCATATTTATTTGAAAATATTACTCAAGACACAGAATTTTTGATAAAAGAAAAAATAAAAGAAGTAATAACGAACTACGAACCAAGAGCCAATCTTATTAATGTTTCTGTGAAGGCATTGCCAGATCAAAACATGTATTCTGCTTCAATTATATTTTCTGTGTTAAATAATATCAATCCAGTAACTCTAGATGTTTTATTAAGAAGAGTAAGATAATATGGCAAACACAGGATTTCTTTCAGTTTCAGAAGCTAGTTTTGATGGCATCAAACAAAATCTAAAATCATTTCTCAAGGCGAAAACTGAGTTTAAAGATTATGATTTTGAAGGTTCTAATCTCAGTGAATTACTAGACGTTCTTTCATATAACACATATATTGATGCTTTCTATCTGAATATGGTAGGAAGCGAAATGTTTCTTGACACTGCTCAATTAAAAGAATCTGTCGTTTCACATGCCAAAGAATTAAATTATCTTCCACGTTCTAGAACATCTGCAAGAGCTTTGGTTACACTAACAATTAATACAGGCGCTGATACACCAGCATCAGTTATGATTCCACAATATTATTCTATTAGATCAACTATCAATCAAGTAAATCTTGAGTTTACTACAGATGAAGATATAATCGTATTTAATAGAAATGGCGTATATTCTACTGGACCAATATATGTATATGAAGGAAAAATTGTAACAGAATATTTTACAGTTACTGATGGTTCAAATTATGTACTTCAGTCTGAAAATATTGATACAAATAGTATCATAGTAACAGTCATCAATTCTAACACAGATTCCGCTAATAATGTATATGCTTATTCAGAAAGTCTTCTTGGATTGACTGCCAATTCTGAAGTATATTTCTTGCAAGGATACAAAGAAAACCAATATGAAGTTGTATTTGGTGATGGAATTGTATCAAAGGCATTGACAAATGGCAATATAGTAAAAGTTGATTATAGATCAACAAATGGTGATTTGGGAAATAAAGTTTCTAACTTTACTGTTTCCAGAAGAATAAATGATATGTATGATGTAGCTGTTACCACAAACATTGTGGCTATGGATGGTTCTGAAAGAGAAGATATCAATTCTATAAAATTTTATTCTCCTAGACACTTCACTACTCAGGACAGAGGTGTTACAAAAGATGATTTTATAACACTCGTTAGAAATCAATTTCCACAGATTAAAACTGTTGGCGTATATGGCGGTGAAAATGCTGTTCCTCCACAATACGGAAAAGTAATTATAACACCAATTCCATATGGTTCAATTCCTTTTATATCTTCACAATTAAAACAATCAATTATTAATTTTCTTTTAACTAAAACAATGACAACTGTACCATTAATATATGATCCAGAATATTTGTATGTTAGAGTTGTTGCCAGTGTAATCTATGACCCCAAATTAACTCACAAAACATCCAATCAATTAATAACTGATGTTACAAATTCTATACAAAATTATGATAATGATCATCTTACAGAATTTGGTAGCGATTTTAGAAAATCAAAATTGATGGCAATGATAGATTCTTCAGACCCTTCTATTGTAAGTAACGATACTGCAATAAGAATGATCTATAAAACTACTCCTATAAAAGGTAGAACACAGAGAATTAATTTTTCTTTCTCTAATGCTCTTTATAGACCTTTAAAATATATTTACAATAATGGTGAGCCAGAAATATTCCAGAGTAGTTTGTTCTCATATGCTCAAGGAATGACATTATTTCAAAATGTTCTTATCACGGATGATGGTGTAGGCAATCTAAGACTTTGTTATACATCTTCGACTGGGAATAGAGTTATTTTGAACCCAAGTATTGGTACTGTAAATTATACAACTGGTGATGTTCAGCTTGATATCAACCCTTATAATTATAGCCAATCTGTTGATTTTTATGCAAAGCCAAATGCTGCAGATATTACAGTAAATGAAAGCAAATTTTTAAAGATAGATTATAGTAAAATTGTTGTCCTTATAACTCCAGTATCATAAAAATGTTTACAGATTTAAAAAATATTGCTCCTTTAATAGAAAATCAATTCCCTTCTTTTTATAAAGAAGAAGGAGAAAATTTTATACAATTTATAAAAGCATATTACGAATGGATGGACTCTGAGGCATCTGTAGGATATAAAACTAGAAGACTTGGTGAATATAGAGACATAGATCAAACTCTCGATGAATACGTCAAATATTTTATGACAAAATATATGGATGGTATTCCAAAAAATATTCTTACTGATAAAAGATTTCTTGAAAAACACATACTAGATGTATATCGTTCTAAAGGTGCATCTGAAGGAATGAAGCTTCTTTTTAGATTGCTTTATAACAAGAATATAGAAATTTATCTACCTCAGATTGATATTTTAAAACCTTCAAGTGGTAAATGGTATCAAAGAAAATACATTGAAGTTATACCAAAAAATAGTACCAATCATTTTTCATATTTAAATAAATTTATAACTGGCACTACTACTGGTGCAATAGCTTATGTAGACGAAGCAGTTGAATTGTACATTGGTGATAAAATTTGTTATATTCTTTTTATAACAGACTTGCATTATGGAAAGAATGGAGATGAGTTTGGAATTGGTGAGTATTTGACATATGATGGGTTTACAACTTTATCTAACACATCCTATGTTCTTGGTTCTGCTAGAAGTGCTACAGTGGATTCATCTGGTGCAGATAATGCTATAAATGATGTTCTTGTAGTAAATACAGATTCAGCAAAGGGATTGCAATTTAATGTAAAAGCTCTCCTAGATTATGGCAAAAATATTGGTTATATTACTTTTAAAATTGTTGATGGTGGATATGGATATCGTGCTAACTCACATATTTCTATAGGATATAGAACCGCAACAATGGGAAGTGGTGCATCTTTTAAAATTAAAACTATTAGCAATACTTCTGTCATTAGTATAAACAGCAATTTATTATCGGACTCTGCTGCTACATTACTATCTTCTGCAGATTATGGTTCTGTTTTAAATAATACAAATGTTAATTCTGTTCTACAGGAAGCTTTGACATTTGATGATATAACAATCGGAACAATATCAGAAATACATGCAACTACTTCTGGAGATAGAAAGTACAACGGGTCTTTACAAGTATCAGTGACAGAACCATTGATTACCGGATATGGGTATACCGATTCCAAAGGTGGAATATGGGGGAACAATGCTGTAATAACTGCAGAATTGGCTGCTGCAAATGGAACTGTGGGCGACGTTAAACTTCTTTCATCTGGATTCGGATTTAATACACAAGGAGAAAGCTTAACATTCTCTAATCCAAGAAATCAAGATACTGAAGTTCAGTTAACAATAAATGTTGCTGGTGTTGGTATGGAAGAAGGAAGATGGTCAGATAATACAGGATTGTTGAACACCGATAAATATATTCAGGACAGTTATTATTATCAAGATTACTCATATGAAATACAAGTTGAAAAATCTTTAGATAAATATGTTGATGTAGTTAAAAAAGTTATGCATCCTGTAGGTAACATGATGTTTGGCAAACCCTTAATAATATCAGATAACAATTTTAACCTAAATCTAGAAACTGATCTTTTCTCTGTATTATATTCATAAGAAAGTAAATTAAAAATATGACCTTTAACCAAACTTTCAAAACAAAAATTATAGAAGATATAGTAACTAATATCTCTAATACATCTTTCAGTTACTATGTTGGGTTTGGTAAAAATGATATGTGGGATGATGATCAGAATCCTCCTTCTACAAATGAAAGTATACAGTCATATTATTATGATGTACAAAAAGATTTACTTTTTGGTAAAAGAGTTGTTCCAGAAGATGTAGGATTTGTTATTCCAAGAATAAATTGGACAGCAAATACTGTTTATGATCAATATGATAATACTGATCCAAATATTTCTTCTAAAATGTATTATGTATTAAATTCTTCAAACAGAGTTTACAAATGTTTATTTAATAATTATATGTCACCTTCTATTGTTATGCCTGAAGGTGACATAGCTGTTGGCGATTTCAACACTAGTGATGGATATAAATGGAAATATCTTTACACAATTTCTAGTATTCTAACAAAAAAATTTACAACCAATTCTTATATTCCTGTATTAAGTGATGCGGAAGTTATTAGCAATGCTGAAGATGGCGCTATTCATGTTTGTATGGTAAGTAATACTGGAACTGGTTATATGTCTGCTAATGGTCAAATTGACATGATCATAGACAATAACACATTTAAAATTACTAATACGAATACATCATCTATTGCAGGATCATATAATTTATCTACATTTTATGCTGGTGGACCTACATCACGTTCTGTATCTATAATTAGTGATTACACAGTAAATACAGCTGGAAGATATATCTCTACTCTATCGCCTATAACTGAAATTGTAAATAATAGTTTTGTTATTTCGCCACAGGTTCAGTTTCAAGGAGATGGAATTGGTGCTTTTGCTATATGTGATGTTGATCCGCTTCATGGTGAAATAAAAAATATACGTGTTATTGCAAGAGGTATGGGATATAATTATTGCACAACTCAGATTGTTGCAAATTCTTATTTTGGAATGGATGCAACAACTTATCCAATAATATCACCAAAATATGGTCATGGTGCAAATACAATATATGAATTAGATTGTTCAACATTAGGTGTTTCTGTTTCTACAGATATAGGTGATAATTTTCCAAATTGGATTACATATAGACAAGCATCTTTGATGTATAATCCAATATCAACTTTAGATGGATTTAGGTATATTGATAATACATTTTTACAATTACATGTTCTTGCATTAGATACTTTTAGTGGTCTTATGGGAGAAGGGGAAATTGTAACTGGTTACTTAAGTGGGGCAACAGGAATTGTTGTTTATATGAATGCAGAAAAATTATATTTGAAGAATGTACAAGGAGTATTTACTCCATATGAAACTGTTACTGGTTTTTATACTGGTGAAACAGCTATTCCTGCAGCTATAAATACTTCTGATATTGTACCATATAGCGCCAATATATTTTATTATAAAAATATAGAACCTATTAGTAGACAAGGCATAACAACAGAACAATTAAAATTGTATTTTTCAATTTAAGGACTACCAATGGCTGAGTTACAGACGAATTTTAATATAGCTCCATTTTTTGACGATTTTGATGAGAACAAACAATATTATAGAATATTGTTTCGTCCAGCCACAGCTGTTCAGGCAAGAGAATTAACTCAGCTTCAGACAATTCTTCAATGGCAAATTTCTAAATTTGGCAATAGTATTTACAAAGATGGTTCAATTATAGAAGGTTGTGGATTCAAGCAATCTGATTTTTATTGCATAAGATTTAAAGATAATTCTACAAATAGTTTAGATTTTAATACTATTGTTGGTGATTTACCTGATGTTGCTAATAGCTATTTACTTGTATCTAATACATCAGGTCTTAGAGCAGCCGTATTTAGAGCATATAGTGGAACAGAATCTGCAGTTAATTTTGGTTCATTAGATACAAACAGAGCTTATATACGATATGTAACATCTGGAAACAATGCTGGTATAGAAGTAAACCAATTCAATCAAACATCAGAGCAAATTGATGTTTATAATTCTTATCAAGACAAAACTGGTATTTTAAATAATGCAAATAAATTAGGAGTTTTGTATACTCTTTCATCAAATAGCACAGTAAATGCTCTTGGTCAAGGATATGGGCTTCGTCTTTCAGAAGGCGTAATTTATCAAAAAGGGTTTTTCTTAAAAACTTTACCGACAAATATTATTATAAAAGAAAATACTGTAAATGTTGCAGGGATGGTTGTTGGGTTTGATACAAAAGAATATATTGTTTCTTCTGTAGAAGATGATTCATTATATGACAATTCTATTGGTAGTCCTAACTATAATGCTCCCGGTGCATATAGACTTAAACTTGTTCCAGAACCTGTATACTATGATGCATCAAATACTCAAGTAACTATACCAGCAAATTTCTTAAATGTTCTTTCATATGATGGTGGAGATGGCAGACTTGTCATCAATAATACTAATCCACAATATAGTACTATAATGGATACAATGGCAAAGAGAACTTCTGAAGAAGCTGGAGATTTTGTTGTCAATGCATTTCAGGTAGATGTCACTTCATATAATGCCAATGTTTTCTTTTATAACGTATCTGCAGGAATTGGATATGTCGATGGTTATCGTGTAGAATTTCTTTCACCAAAGAAAATTTTTGCTCCAAGAGCTTTGACAACTAATACTCTTGTAAATCAAATTGTAACATCTAGTTATGGCAATTATGTTCAAGTATATAATTATGCTGGTATTTTTGATTTTAATAATTTAGATCAGATGGATATCTATGATACACCTCAAGGAGTTTTGACATTAGATCAATCGAGAACATCTCCAATTGGAAATAAGATTGGTACTGCATGTATTAAAGCTTTGAGCTATGAGAATGGTCGTAAAGGTACAGCATTCGCAGTATATAATTTTTATATTTTTAATGTAAAAATGAATCCCGGCAAAAGTTTTACAAATGATGCGAAGAGTTTTTATGTAAATAATACTTATGGAAAAGCATATGCTGATATTCTATTAGATGGTGCTGGAAAGGCAAATGTATTAGATAGTAATCTTACTGCTTCATTATTTGACACAGGTCTTGCCAGCGTTAAAAGATTAACGAATGGAGCTGGTGAAAATAATTCACTGTTTGTTTATAAAGCTATGTTGTCAGGAACATTGGTTCCATCTTCTGGTAGAAGTTCTGTTTCTTTTAGTACAACAGGAACAGACATATTCGATTATGGTATAGGAACTATTTCTGATATTCAACAAGAAGGTATTGATCTTCTTTTCGCACAAGATACTACAACTAATGCACTCATCACCACCGGCAATATTGAAGCATCAAACACAACTGCTTCTAATGTATCATCCACTGATGATTTTACAAGTGCATTTAATGTTGGTGATGGAATTGTCCTTTCTTCTGGCGCAACAAAAACGTATCACACAGTTAATACGATATATACATCAAACAAAGTTTCATTAGTTCCAAATACAACTCTTTCTGGAACTGGAACTATTACAGTTCAAAAATTCTTTAAACAAGGCACACCTGTTGACTTGTTTGGTAGTGGAAACACATTTGTAATTGATTCATCTACACTTTCTCATGCACAACTTGAAGTTGATCCAGATTCTCCTTCATATAATATCATTGGATTAATACCAGTAGGAAGACCAGCTGCAACTGCAATACAAAAAGTTGTACATAAAAATACTTATATAAAAATTGATTGTTCTACTCATCCTGCTGGTACAATTGGTCCATGGCCACTTGGACTTCCTGATGCATATAAAATTGCAAATGTTCATTTTGGTGCATCTTATGATGAAGCAAACCCAGATAAAAAACAATGGTTTACTCTTGATAATGGTGAAAGAGACGCTTATTATGGAATTTCTGAACTTGTTTTAGACCCAGCATATGCTGGATCGTTGGATAGTTCATCAAAACTTCTTGTTAAGTTAAATCATTTTACTGCAAATATTACAGCAACACAATCTGGATTCTTTAGTGTCGATTCATATCCTATTGATGATTCAAATACTGCGGATGCAAACACAACAATAAGAACATTAGAAGTACCTCTTTATATTGACACATCTTTGATTGCACATGATTTGAGAAATTTTATTGACTTTAGATCAGTGATGGCAAACACTGCAGTTATTGCTACTACAATTTCATCTGCAACAGTAAATCCTGCAAATAATGATGGAATTTTCTTAAAAGGTGATAGCAATGTTGTTCCTATGCCTAATCAAAATTTTGTTTATGATGTAGAATTTTATTTACCAAGAATTGATGTTCTTTTAATAACAAAAAATGGTGATTTAGTTGCCAAATTGGGCACACCAGCATTAAAACCAAAATTGCCTTCAATAAATAAAGCAGGAATGTCTGTTGCTGAAATTTTTGTACCTCCTTATCCTTCATTAACATTTAAAGAAGCAGAATAGTAAAATGACATATAATAGAAAAGACCTTTCAGTACAAGTAAATATTAAGACTATCAAGGGTTATACAATGCGTGAAATTGGCGCATTGGAAGATAGAATTAAAAGACTTGAATACTATACAGTTTTAAATGCACTTGAACTTGATACAAAAACACTTTCAGTTAAAAATGATGCTGGTACACAAGAACGTTTTAAAAATGGTATTTTTGCAGACCCATTTAACGATTATACTATCGGTAATACGATTGATAGAGAATTTAGAATTGCAATAAAAAGTTCTCAGTCATATGCTAGACCTTTGTATATTGAAAATCCTTATAATTTAAGATATGCAACATCAGAAAATGTTAAAGTTAATGGCAAACTTGCTATGCTTGATTATTCAAGTGTAAATTATGGTGGCAACAAACATGCTACTAATTATAGAAATTGCACAGAATTTTTCTATAAATGGGATGGAATTCTTAAGTTATATCCTAATTTTGATAATAGAAATGTAACAACAACTAATGATGCACAACAAGTAAATATAGACCTAACAAAAGGGTTTGCAGATTTAATTTCTACTGGAATTGCAAAAAATATTGATACGGTTGTTGGTAATGCAATTTTGACAGGTTCTGATACTGTTGCTTGGCAAGGAACTGGGTCTCAGACTACAAATCATTGGGCTCAAACAACAACTACTACTGTGACTGATCTTTCTGTTACAGCTGGAACACCTACAGTTGCTCAAGACTTAGGAAATTATATAACAAATGTTGGAACACTTCCATATATGAGAAGTAGAAGAATTTCTTGTGTTGCAACAGGTATGCGTCCAAACACAAGACTTTATGTTTATTTTGATAAAGTTCCTGTAACAAATCAATGCGCTCCAGCATATGTGTCTGGATCATATCAGACAGATGGTGCTATTGACAGCACAAAAATTACAAATCTTATAATCGAACAAAAAGAAGACGAGATATTAACTCAAGTAGGTAATTATGAGGACGCAATATATTCCGATATGTATGGAAATGTATATTTTATATTTTTATTGCCACCAGGTAAATTTAGAGCTGGTGATAGAACTATGATTCTTACTAATGTTAATAATATTGCTGCAGATGATGCTGTAGTAACAAGAACAGAAGCTGTTTATACTTCTTCTGCTCTTTCTGTAACACAAAATTCAGTAAAATTTAATGTAATACAGCCTAATTTTTCACCAACTACATATTCTACACCTGTTACAGGCACATGGGATACAACTACTTATGTAGCTCCACCGCCTGTTGTTGTTCCTCCTATTATTACTCCTCCTGCTGGTGATACTGGCCCAATTATTGTTCCTGGGGATACTGGACCTGTTGTTCCTTATAATCCTGACCCATCACCGCAGGGAAATAATGGTGAAAGTGATAGCGGTTCTAATAATTGTGGCGGTGGTGGTTGTGGTGGCGATCCAATTGCCGAAACTTTTACCGTTGCAGACTTATCAGATCAGAAAAAAGATACTTTACCGGGAATTTATTTAACACAGATTGGTGTTTATTTTCATTCCAAGAGTAACACAATGGGCGTTTCTTGTATTATTCTAGGAACAACTGTTGGTATGCCTGATAGTAATCAAATTTTAGGTAGTGGGCATTTACTCCCACAATATATTACTACAAGTGAAGATGCTAGTGCAGAAACAATTTTCACTCTCGATACTCCTGTGTTAATTGAAGGCAATAAATCATATGCATTTGTGATTAGACCAGATGGTAATAATCCAGATTACGAAATATTTTATTCTGATCTTGGAGGAAACGATATTTTAACAGGTGAGAGTGTTACTCAACAACCATTTGCTGGCAATTTATTTGTTTCCAGTAATTTTAAATCATGGACTGCGGTTCAATCTTCTGATATTAAATTTAATGCGTATAGAGCAAAATTTAATTCTACTCATGGAAATATTACATTTAAGAATGAATCAGATGATTTCTTGTCTTTGAGTTATCTCTTAAGAGCAAATACTGCTAACCCAATCATAGTTGGTGACGTTGTATATGCAGCCAATTCAAGTGGTAGTGTTTTATCAGATGCATCTCAGTATCCTTTTGGTGTTGTAGAAGCTGTAGACGAATTGAATAAAAAAGTATATCTTGAAAAATCAAATGGGCTATTTGATGTTTCTAATTATCCAAATCTTGTTATTTACAGGGTTGCAGAAATTGGAAATACAGCTCAGTTAATAGGAACAAATCTTGTTGCCAATTGTACATTGTTATCAATTGATGATATTCCTTATCACAGTATAGTTCCAAAATTTAATTATCTTGAGCCAATCAATACTACAGTAAAACTTAAGTTTGAAGGAACAAGCAATACTCATAACTTGGATTCTAATTATACATCACCAATAAATGAAAATTTATTAGAATTTCATGATTATGAAAGAGTTTTAAGAAGTTATTCTAACGAAATTAAAGATGGCAACATCAATGGTTCAGTTATATTTGATATGGCACTTTCAACGACTGATGATTATATTTCTCCAGTTGTTGATCTAAGTGCAAAAACAATAAATTATATTACAAATATAATAAGTCAAGATATAACTGGTGAAGATACAAGATATGGTAAAGCTTTAAATAAATATATTTCAAAGCCTATTACTTTAAATCAAGAATCTGAAGATTTGAATGTTTATATCACAGGATATAGACCATATGGAACTGATATTTTAGTATATGGTAAATTTTTAAATACACATGATACTGATAACTTTAACAGTAAATCATGGACACGCCTTACAAATCAAAATTCTGAAAGTTATAGTTCTCCACAAGATTTGACTGATGCTAGAGAATATCTATATAATGTTCCTGTTGGAGCAACAAGCGTCAATGAATTTTCTGCAAATGCGTATCTTGATTCAGAATCAACTAATCCAACTAAAATATTAACATATTATGATTCTAGACAAGAAATGTATACAGGATATAATACTTTTGCTATTAAAATAGTTCTTATTGGTAATAACCCTGTTGTTCTTCCTACAATGAATGATGTAAGAGCAATTGCTTTGATGAGGTAAAAAATGAATAAACAACATGCAAGTGAAGGTTTTGTAAGAGCTAGAAATAATAAAGGTGCATTAGTAAATGTGCAACAAGAAAATTATGATGCTTATAAAAAAGAACGTCAGCACTTAAGTGAAGTAAAGAACAATATTGGTAAAATAAATACTATAGAAAATGAACTAAATGGTTTAAAAGAAGACATGTCAGAAATAAAGCAGCTTTTACTTAAGGTACTCAATAAATGACAATAGCAATTGCAAACGTAAACGTATCAGGCGATACCTTTGGTCAATGGATAGATAAAACTAATAGAGTATTGGATATTTTAAATAAAAACATTATAACTACGGATTCTAATACTGCCATTGGTAATTCTAGTATATCTGGAATGTTTACTGCTAATGTTTTATTTGCAAATTCATCTTTACAAGTTGGATATACTTCTCAAAATGTAATTATTGCTAACACTAGTATGACTATTGCTGCTGACTCATCAACAAACTCTGTATATACATCAAATGGTATAACAATTAATGGAACAGTTTTTTATACTGGAACATTGATGAGAATGGGTGCTACAAATATTCGTGATGGAAATGTTGCGTCCATTAGTGGCCATTTTACCAGTAATGTTGTTGTAGGTAATACAGTTCTTTATCCAACTAAGATTCAAACAGATAGTATTAATGTTGGTATATTTTCTGCTTACACAAGTACAATTGGCGATCTAGAGGCTAATACTTATTCTGATCGTTATGGATTACAAATTTATTCAAATCCAACTGGTGTTCTTGTACAAAACTCAAAGATGACTTCTACTGATCTTTGGATTCAAAATATACATTGTAATGTAGAACATGTAAATGATCTTTATGTCAACGGGAAATTACATTTAGGACCAGGCGGCACTTCAAATCTCATATTTACAAGCAATGTAGAATTCATGGGACAAAATAATTATTTTGCCACTGGATTAACTTCTAATGGTAATATTGCTTTAGGTGTAGGATCAAACGGATTTACTCCAATTGCACCATTGCATATTATGAAAGAATTATCTATCGATCCTCTTGCTAATTGGAACCCAACTTACAGTCCTTCTGTTCCTTCTGGTCCAATAAATTCTAGAACATCTGTTTTCATGGAAGCAGTATCCAATAATTTAATTGAATTTAGAAACACAAATCAACTTGGAATGCATTCTGGTATTGTTTTTAGTACAGATACTCAAAAAGGTTATGTAGTATTTCAACACCAAGGTGGTTCTGCAGGAGCAGCTGGTGTAAATGGTACACTTGGCGACAAAATGAGAATAGGTGCTCCAGCCGGAATTAATTTTGAAGTTCGTGGCTATCAAACTGGTGCTCCAGATGGTGCTCCTTTTCAAAATTCATTAACACCTCTTTCAGTTTCTGCTGGAGGAATAAATGTCAATGGTGCAATTATTTTTTCAGGAACTAATGCAAAAACTATACTTTCTACTTTTTCTACTATTCCAAGTGGACACGATGTTAATTTAGTTCTTCCAAATGATATGGGAAATGCTGGTCAAGTATTATCTCTTGATTCGCCCGGTGTAATGAAATGGGCTGATGCTGCTACACCTATAAATCCATCAACAGATTTGGAAATAAACAGTCTTGGTGTTGGCACTCCAGCTTCTGGTGTTAGAGGCGAAATTCGTGCAACAAATGATATTACTGCATTTTATTCTTCAGACAAAACTTTAAAAACAAATGTTAAAAATATTGAAAATGCTTTATACAAGATTCAAAATATTAATGGTGTAACATTTGATTGGACTGATGAGCATCTAGAGACCCATGGTGGTGAAGACGATTATTTTAATAGAAAACATGATATTGGTGTAATTGCACAGGAAATAGAAAAATTTCTTCCAGAAGTTGTTGCGACAAGAGAAGATGGAATTAAGGCTGTCAAATATGATAGAATTGTTGCTTTGTTGATTGAAGGTATCAAGGAACTAAAGGCAGAACTTGATTCAGTAAAAAAGAAGAACATCAAAGAACTTAAGGCAGAACTTGATGTATTGAAAAAAAATGGTTGTAAATGTGGATGCAAGTAAATGGTACTACGTATCCCAAATATAAAAGCCTCATTATTAAATGCTGAAGTAAATTATACTTATTATCAAAATGTAAAATATAGTGACCATTGGCTAAAACTTTTAGAAAGAAACCCATACATCAATCCAGCAGATTTTGATGGAATGGTTAGGTCAGCATATGCTCGTTTTGGTCGTATAGGTATTGGACCAAATCCAAATAATATAGATCAAGCTGGTTATGATTATCAGATGAATTTATTAACATCTGGTCAAATATTTCCAATAGATTTTAATGAAATTTTTAATGCAGAGATTTTTGATTATATCTATAATATTTCACCAAATGAACCGTCAAGTTTATATGTAAAAAATTATTTAAATAGTAAAAATTTAAATTTTGCTAATTTTGCAAATAAACAAGCAGCATATAATATTTACTTTGGTGGTTATAAAACAAATGGTCCAGATAACGCAACTCCGCTTATAAATGTTTTAGATATGTTTACAGATTTGAAAGATGATGATTGGTTTTCTGTTGATGTTGCTTTTCAATCGCCTTGGATTTCTAGTGAAGTATTCAGAGTATTTTTCAAAGGAAATTCTAATGGATTGACAGATACTCCATTATTAGCAACTTCAAAAACTTATAATACTCAAACTATAATTCATACCAAAACAAATGTTATTATTCATCAAGACCCAATAAATGTTACTACAAAAGTTTGGGTTCCAATTAGTACACCTGTTTTAGATAACTCGACTTCTTATATTGGTTCTTTGCCTGATCCGAATGGTTATAATAATGGCGATACAATATATCTTTTAGATCATCAAGTAAATATTCCAGCAGTTGCATCAACTTCTTGGGTTAGAATACCTGTACCTCAATGGCCATTAGGAGGAGGCGGCTCACCACCTAGTTTAGAAAATTTGAACGTTGGTGGCAATATGTTGTGGAAGATTGGGGATGGTGGTTGGAATACTCTTATATTTCCTACGTTTCAATCAGTAAATGATTTGCCTCCTGATACTAGTAATGTAAATTTGTTTATATATGGTTCAAAACCTGCAGAATATATTACGCATGATCCAGCTGATTTGTTTGCTTTAGTATTTGATCACACGGTTAAAGGAGCTGGATATACAGGATTCGTAAATGGAGCTGTATATAGAGGTCCAAGTATAGATTATTATGCTGCTTATGCATTACAAAATACTGGTGTTGCAACACCGGCATCAACAAATAATTATCTACAACAATATCAATTAGTTGCAACCACTACTCAGTCATTACCTGCTGGAAATCCAACTACTGTAAAAAATTGGATTTTAACTAATGATACACATATTGATAATATATCAGATTATTTAAATTCTCTTCCTGATCCAAATGGATATAATGATGGAGTTGTGATAAATATCTTTGATTCTGAAAATACTTATCAACAATTAGTAATAGCAGCTTATGCTCGTATTGGGCGTGTAGGTATTGGACCAAATCCAGATAATATAGATCAAGCTGGTTATGATTTTTGGTTGTCATATATAAAAAACGCACCCCAACTTTTAAATTTTTTTAATAATATATTTGATGGACAGGTTGAATCTTATATTCTACTCAATCCAAATGATCCAATTAGCATTTATACTAACAATTATATACAAAAAAATCCATTAAAAAAATGGGTTGATGCACGAGAAGGTTCTGGTGTAACTTTTGCTCCTGCACCAGAAGTTGATCAATCTGGAAGATATTTTGTAGGATATCCTTCAGTATATATATCTCCAACTGATCCAAATGTCTGGCCTGATGCTGCAGGAAATATTTTTATATATTCATATGCATATAATGGAGATGTTGGAAATTTTTATCAGTATTTAAGATTAGTTAGTACAGCAAGCCCACCAAATATTTATTTAAAAACTTATAAACTACAGGCAACAACAACACAACAAGATCAAATAGTTCAAAAAGATACAATAACTGTAAATAATAATACATTTATTATTAATGATCGTTATGATGATCTTAATAATCCTGGTCATTTTGAATCAAATCATATTGGCAGATTTGGATATGGATACCAATATTACGAATGGAATGGTAATAATAGTGGTGGTCCAAGCAATTACATATGCAAAGTATTTTATGATCCTTATTTAAAAAATGTTTGGGCATCAGCTGATTATGATGGCACTGGTTCTTCAGATGAAACTTGTCAAGTAACTTTAAGAAGAATACAGTATTGGCCTCCACATACTTCTACAACAGATCAAATATATCCATTATATTATTTTTCTGGATCAAATGCTTATTATGCAGGGATTGATCCTAGAATAGTTCTTCTATTTAAATATTATTTGTTTAGAGAACCAGATGAAACTGGTGCAAAATACTGGCAATCGCTTCTTGATTCTGGCGCTCAAACTTATGAACAAATAAAAGCTAGTTTTGCTTCAGCTATTGCAGCACCTTCTGAGCCAATGCTTTTTAATACAAATCAAAAACTTCGTATTAAGATGGCCGATACTCTTGCTGATTATGATACCAGATATCCCGGCGCTATGCCAATTCCAACTCATGTGAATACCTATGATATTGTTGATTGGTGGTCAAAATATGGTGGTCCACCAAATCCTGCAGGAACTGTAGAAAATAGCGAGCGTTCATATGATCCAGATTATGTTTATCATCAATCATTAATAGCTGCATCAGGAGCAGCTGCATTAGCAAAAGCTAATGGTCCGTCAGACCCAGCACTAGCACAACTTGCTGCAAATGAAGCAGCAAGACAAGCATACATAAACGCAATGAAACAATAGGTAAAAATTAAAATGGCAATAAAAACAAATCTTATTGTAGATCAAAATGCAAATTTTATTTATAGTGTTTATCTTATAGATTCAGATGGTCATCCATTTCCTATTAATAACTATACAGGTAGCGCACAGATAAGAAGATCATATACATCGAATACATATACACCGATGAATGTTTCAATAAATGGAAATTCTGGTATTGTTATTCTTTCTATGAATGCTTCGACGACTGCCAATTTAACTTATACACAATATGCTTATGATTTAAATTTAAAAAGTAATTCTAATGTAGTTTCAAGAATAATGGAAGGCATTATAACTGTCAATCTTGGGATTACAAAATAATGGACTACAAAAAAACAATAATTGTTACTTCATATAATGATGTATTGATTCCAATATCAAGATCAATTCCTCTAACAACAACTATTATTGTTAGAGATAATAATGGTGCAATTGATCCTATGAGTGCATTGAAACAAAGGCAATACGGGCTTTTGAATGAACCACCCGTATTGCCATTTATTTCTCAACCATCATTTAGTTTTTAATATTATTGAACTCTGAATACATGTGAGCCTGTGTGGTCACAAAGAATTGTTGGATCAGCCCATACATTATAACCCTTAGCTGCAGCCTTTCTACAAAAATCTAAATCTTCTGAAAAAGTATCTTTGTGATCGATAGCAGATGTATATTGGAACTGCGGATATCCAATATCAACCATAACTTGCTTCTTAATCAAAACACAGCCAAATCCACAAGCACCAACTTGAACAAGGTCTTTCTTTCCCTTGATCTTTTCATAGGGCATATGAGTATAACCGCCTCTATCATTTGCTTCAAATAATTCAAGGGTCTGATGTTCAAAAAATCTTTGACGATAGATACCAGAAACAATATCCTTGTCATAAGAAAGAAGCTTTGCAAGAGTATCAGGTGGGAAAGAAATATCATAATCAACTGAGAAAAGATAATCATATGTTCCCTTGACAATCCAGTCTGCAATAAGATTGCGAACCTGATCCACATTGTACCCATAGAAAAATTGAAAATCAGCTTCTACATTATCAGGCAAAATCAAATCATAGATAGCCTTAAAAGTTGTAGGTTCAATATTCTTAGCTGTTGGGATACCAATAAGAACACGCTTCTTCTTTTCTGAATTCAATCTAACTCTTTCCAAGACATTAGCACCAGCAGTTATCATATGTTCTCTCATCTGATCATTGATATCATCAATAGCTGTCCTAACAGGAGTTTCTACCAACTTTTTATCTTTGATCCAATCAGTAAAATTTGTTACACGATCACTCATATTATCCTTCACCTTCTCTGGTTGTTTCCCTGTAATTTTTGCTGCATTTTGGTTCTGCAATTTTCCGTGAACTTTATAATCATTCAATGGGTTCTTGTCATTATAAAGATAAAAAATATCTTGAACTGCAACAACCTTATTTGGGTCTGCTTGTTCTATGATATTATAGAAAGTAGCATTATCACCACCAGCTTTAAACCAGTTACCATCTTCATCCTTAAAGACAGACTCATCAATACTTTCTACAAGTTTTTTTCTGAATACTCTTAAGTGAGGATAAGGCATACCCCAATTAAATTTATGTAGACGATATGCTTTTAACTTTTTGATATGTGCAGGATATGGTTGTGCAATCAATGGAATATTATCAGCCATAGACCAACAACTACCATATGCGTATTCTGTCTTTTCATTCGCAAAAAGACTATTATAATAATTAAATATATTATTATCAGGCATAAGTGCATCATCACCATCAAGAAGCATGATGATTGAATCTGATTCGATATGCTTGAATGCTTCTATTTGATTACGAACTGCGCCTTTGTTTTCCGTGTTTCTTATGATAGAAAATTTAAGCATTTTATCTAAAGGAAGGGTGTTTATGCATTCTCTTATTGTATCATAAGAATTGTCTGTTGAACAATCATCAACAATAATATGATGGTAATTATCATAATCTTGTGACGCCACAGACATAATCATATTCTCAAGATATTCTTTACCATTAAAGAATGGACTCACAACAACAATTTTTTGTTCTTTTCCTTCTTTTCTTATGTTCCATTCAATATTGTTACTAAACCTACGACCAAAAACACGATGTACTTTATTATTGATATATGTTACCTGACGATATTCATCTACAGACAAATATAATTTGAATTCTTTGAAGAACAATTGTTTCCACTGAAGAGCAACTGTATCCCATGTACAAATATCTTTAATGATATTGCAATGATATTCTTTTTGCTGATGCAAATAACGATCATGATACGCACGAATTGTCATATCAGCAAAACGTTCTGCTTGTTGATCAGGATTAATATTTGGAAAAAGACCATTTGGCTCGATTGCATAATCAATAAAATAAGAAGAATTGCCAATAGCAGTTTCTTCTAATGCACCAAAACGAGTAGCAAGGATAGGAACATTATATGCCAATGCTTCAAGAGTAGAAATGCCAAATGTTTCTGGGAAAGCACCGGGGAAAATAAAGAAAGAAGCTTTGGTTAATGTTTCAGCAATTTTCTTTTGTGATATAATACCAGTAAATTCGATATCTAACTTACTATACTTTGGGTCTTTAGAAATAACTTGCCATCTCTTCCCCTGATCATCCAAAGGAGCATCAGAACGAAATTGATAGAAACCACCAATAACTTTTAATTTTGCATTAGGAGCATGTTGCTTAACACGAGGCCAAATTTTATCAATAAGTGGTATCATTCCCTTTGTAAGAGAAGCATTATAGACAAAAAGGTCTGGGTCTTTGGCGGAAATATCTACTTCATCAAAATATTTTACCATACCATTACGAGTCTGAAAAATTTTATTCTTTAGGACTTCAAAGTTTCTGCGTCCACCATGATCACAACTCGTAACATAAGATGTATGAAAATCACTGAGAGTAAAAATCTTATCGATATATCCTTGTGTCGTCAAATCTTCAAGGTTCTGATCGCCATTACAAAATGTATCGTGCATCCAAAGAATTTTCATCTTTGCGTTCTTACGAATTCCTTCGAATAACTTACAAGGAAATCTTGTTGCTTGATTATAACCTTCATAATAATGTTCTGGAACAAATGGAACAACAGTTCTAGATGCAATAACAATATCAAAGTTTTCGTCTTGTCTGATACTTTCTACAGGACGATAAGTTACGCCATCATAGATACCTGACTTTGCATCATCTACATCACAAGCATTAAAAACTGTAATAGGAAAACCAAGATTTGCTAATTCTTTTGACATAAGAATAACAGCTGATTCAGAACCGCCCAATCCTTTCTTGGAAAGAGTTGTGCCATCATAAACAAGACCGATAAGATCAAGAATTGCAATAGAAGGATATTTCATAACTACCTCACGTTATCATAAATAAAGGATCATGTGTATATTTATGCAGAAAAAATGGAATCACTATGGCATTAGAATCATATAGTATATCATTTACAGGTGATGGACTAAACACTAGATTTAATACGGGAATACTTGAAGCTAATTCTAGCAATATTATCGTAAGTGTCAATGGTCTAATTCAAGCACCAGATATTGATTATACAGCCCTTTACTATGATGTTTCTTTTACAAGAGCACCATCAAATGCTTCTTTAATTGAAGTACGTTATTATAGCATAAATGATATAGGATATCAAGGGTCAGTTGGATATTTTGGTTCTATTGGCTATAAAGGGAGTGTTGGGTATATTGGTTCACGAGGAATCGTTGGTTATTCTGGTTCTGTTGGATCAAAAGGCGCACCAGGAGGACCAACAGGATATACTGGTTCCGTTGGAAATATAGGTTACTCTGGATCATCTATTATTGGATATGCTGGTTCTGTGGGCGCATCTGCACCAAGAAATAGCGAGCATTATAAAGTTCAATCAACTGATTCTGGAACATATTCTTTGACAGAAGCACCTGATGGTGCAAATTCTATTCTTGTTATGCTTAATGGGCTTGTGCAAGTTCCAAATATAGATTATACTATTTATGGAAACGAAATAATATTTACTATTCCACCTGAAATTGATGAAGACTTAGAAATAAGATATTTTGGCCCATCACAAGGTGTTGCTGGTTATCAAGGGTCATTGGGTTATCAAGGTTCAGTTGGGTATCAAGGATCAGTTGGATTTATTGGTTCTGCAGGATATCAAGGTTCGCTTGGTTACAAAGGATCGACTGGTGATCCCGGTGGACCTAGAGGTTATACAGGTTCATTTGGAAATACTGGCTCTACAGGATTTTCTGGATCACAAGGATTGATTGGAGCAATTGGCGCACCTAGAGTTACTAAAACATTTGTGGGCAATGGAATATTAAAAGATTTTAATATTTCTATGATTGTTTCAGACCCATCAAACATATTTGTTATGATAAATGGTCTTGTTCAAGTACCAACAAGAGATTATATCATTACTAATAATAATACAGTAACTATTCTTAATACACCAGCTGACAATTCAGAGATAGAAATAAGATTTTTTGATATTGCTGGTTTTTCTGGATCAACAGGCTATACCGGTTCTGTAGGGTACAAAGGAAGTGCAGGTTATCAAGGATCAGTTGGATTTATTGGTTCTGCAGGATATCAAGGTTCGCTTGGTTATAAAGGATCAGTTGGTGATCCCGGTGGACCCAGAGGATATACAGGTTCATTTGGAAATACTGGATTTGTTGGTTCACAAGGAATTATTGGTTTAACTGGACCAGCTGGTGGACCAAATGATAGTGAAACATTTACTGGTAACGGAGTAAATGCTGTATTCACATTAAAAAGAACCGTATTAAATAGTAAAATTATACTTGTCATGGTTAACGGGTTAGTTCTTGTTCCAGAAAAAGATTATACAGTAAGTGGCAATCAACTAACAATTAATTTTTCACCATATGATCTTTCGGATATTGAAGTAAAATATTTTACTCAAAATTATATTGGTTCTAGTGGTTATACTGGAAGTGTTGGTTACAAAGGATCGACGGGTGATCCCGGTGGACCCAGAGGATATACTGGTTCGTTGGGTGATGTTGGTTATGTTGGATCGACTGGTATACAAGGAAGTTTTGGTTTCACTGGTTCTGCTGGTGGAATCGGAGAAACAGGGTATACAGGTTCTGTAGGGTATAAAGGAAGTGCAGGTTATCGAGGATCAGTTGGATATTATGGATCATCTGGTCTTGCACTTGTTTATATGGGACCGGATGCTCCACCTCTTATTGATAGACTTGATGGCGAATTATGGTGGGATACTAATAATGGTATTCTAAACATTTATTATGGCGAAGATACAACATGGGTTGGTATCGCTGAAGGTCCAAGAGGTCTAAGAGGATATAGTGGTTCTCTAGGATATACTGGATCATATGGTTATACTGGATCATATGGATATACTGGGTCATATGGATATACTGGATCACAGGGGTACATTGGATATACTGGATCATATGGTTATACTGGATCATATGGATATACTGGGTCATATGGATATACTGGATCACAGGGGTACATTGGATATACCGGATCACAAGGAAATCTTGGATATACGGGTTCACAAGCATATACTGGATCGGTAGGATATGTTGGTTCTATTGGTCTTCCTAGTACTGTTGCGGGTCCAGTTGGATATACAGGATCATCTGGTAGCAGTGGAACTGGATCAGTAGGATATACTGGTTCTATTGGTGTTGGATATACAGGATCATCTGGAACTGGTGGTGGAACTGGAAATGGGTATACAGGCTCAATAGGTTATACAGGTTCTAAAGGTATTGGTTATACAGGTTCTATTGGTGTTATTGGATACACCGGTTCTTCTGGAACTGGTGGTGGAAGTAGTAATCTTGGATACACTGGCTCTGCAGGAACTTCAGGAATAACTGTTTCTACTTTATTACCATCTGGTGGTAATAATGGAGATTTTTGGTATAGGTATACAGTATAATGCCAATATATTTTTTTATAAGTGAAAATGGCGAGTTTATTCCACTTGCTCCTAAAGTAAATTCTTCAGAATCTACTTCCGTCAGTTATAATATTAATGGAAAATGGGAAAATATGAATTCTGGTTGGGTAAATGTAAATGGTGTTTGGCAACAAATTTATCAAAAACCAGCATATGTTGATAATTTTTCAAAAAGTATAGTTTTTTTAGGTGATTCCATAACATGGGGGAATGGTTTACCATTATTTCAACAATGGTCGCAGATAATTCAACAACATGTGGATGGAGTAAGAACAAATGATGGTGCTTTTGGATTTTGGTCTCCAATGTCAGTAACAGGTGTTACAAGAACATTAATGTATGATGATGGAACTGATAATCCATTTAATGGAGGATTTAATGGAAATGTTAAATTTACTGCATCATCTGGCGTTCAGTATATAAACGAAGGTCCATTTTCTGGTTTCAAAGGAACTAAAAATTCTTCATATCGTGATCCAATGATACAGATTCCTGAAAATGAATATATATCCATTTTTTTAAATAGTATAAACACAAAATATTTTTATATTGTTCTTGGTGGATATCAAGGCAATTCTTTTGTTCCTGCTGGAACTTTTCCTAGTGCTGGGACTATATCTTTTTATGATTCAAATAATGTAAATTTATATGAATACGCATTTTCGACTACCACTAACACATCTAGTCCAAATAGTATTGTTGAGCCATATCATTCAATTCCTACAGGTATACCATCAACTTCTACAGTAACTGTAGATCACATTAAAATACAAACTACAATTGGAAATTTAAAAATATATTCAATTTCATTTAATTATTCTCCTTATGTAGGTTCAGAATTTTCAAATATACAAATACAAGTAATGGGAAGAAATTCTTATGCAATAGAAGATTATCTTGGTAAATCGGATGAAATAAAAAGAAGTATTATGTATAAAACATTTTATGATGACCCATCAAATGGTAATGCAAAACCAACAGTTGTAATTTCAGCTGGAATCAATGATATTCTTACAAGAAATAAAACTTCTGCACAGTATCAAGCTGATTTAACACAATTAGCAACTGAATTGATGACTGCATCAACAGATTCTCAATTACATGAAATTATTCCAAGTGTTGATGTTGTTTTAACTGTTCCTCTTATACCAACTAATACTGGATTTCCACAAGTAGAACCTTATGCTAATTATGCTAAAGCAGTAAAAAATGTAGCAAATAATTTAAAATTGCATTGCGTAGATTTGAGTACATTGAATATGACTTCAAATTTATATCAATCAGATGGTCTTCATCCAAATCAATTAGGAGCTATTAAAATTGCAAATAAATACATTGATGACCTTGGTTTAACAGCAATGGATTCAACGTTTAGAGAATTAGTTATTCCTATTAGAGGACTACATACATAAATGGTAAATATGTTCTTTCCACCCAATCCACAGATTGGTGATCAAACCACAACAGGTGGTGCCACATGGGAATGGGATGGTGAACGTTGGCTTAAATTACAATCAGATGTTGGGTTTACTGGTTCTACTGGATACGTAGGATCATTAGGTTATGATGGTTCTTCAGGATATACTGGTTCTATTGGTGTTGGCTATACTGGTTCTGCTGGTATAAATTATACCGGATCACAAGGTGATGTTGGCTATCAAGGTTCTGTCGGATCAGTTGGTTATAAAGGTTCTATTGGTGTTCAAGGACCACCCGGTGGTGATAGAGGATATGCTGGTTCTAAAGGTGATCGAGGATTTAATGGTGCAGCTGGATTCACTGGTTCGCATGGTGATAGAGGTGCAGTAGGTTACATAGGTTCTAGAGGCGCTCAAGGTGCTATAGGAATAACTGGACCAAGAGGTTCTAGTTCAACAACAGCAATCGATCTTGATGTTCCTTCATCTTATGTTCTTTTACATGGAACTGCAGTTGATATTGCTACAAATTATAAATCAACTCTTGGAAACACTATTGATGATTCTAATATTGGAAATGTAGCATTTTTTGATGGACCAACAGATAATTTTTCATATGAAAGAACTGTTGAATCATTAATAAAAACTTATTTGAATGGATTTTCTACTCTTTCATTTTCATTTTTCCCCGGTGATAGCGTCTGGGGTGGTGTTCCAGCAAATCCAATCATTATTGAATATTCATTAGATTATAATATAACAGCTGGTTGGGTAACTGCATTTACTATTGATTTATCAAAAATGGTTATTGGTCAATGGAATCCAATAACATTTAAAATTCCTGATGGTGCAAAAACTTTAAAGGGTGTATATTTCCGTTATATTCAAAATGCAAATAGTGGACCAGGAAAAGATAATTATCTTATAACTAGTTTGATGATAGATGCGCCAGCTGGTTATACAGGTTCGGCTGGTGTTGCTTATTCTGGATCACAAGGTGATGTTGGCTATCAAGGTTCTGTAGGATTCCATGGACTAACAGGATATAGAGGTTCAGAAGGGTATTTTGGCTCACAAGGTGATGTCGGTTATCAAGGTTCTACTGGCAATCAAGGACCAGCTGGTCCTATAGGATTTGGTGGACCGGGGTATGATGGTTCTGTAGGATATCAAGGTTCTACAGGGTTTGATGGTTCACGAGGTCATTCTGGATTTGTAGGTTCACAAGGAAATGTTGGTTATCAAGGATCAGTTGGTTTATTAGGTAATACCGGTTATACAGGTTCTACTGGCAATCAAGGACCAGATGGAAATGCTGGTGGTGATACTGGATATGCTGGTTCGCAAGGAAGCGCAGGTCCAATAGGATTTTCTGGTTCTAAAGGTATTGGATATACCGGTTCAAAAGGATTAACAGGTTTTTTTGGTTCTACAGGATTTGTTGGTTCTGAAGGAAGAGCGGGCATCGATGGTGTTGTAGGATATACTGGTTCTAAAGGAGAAGCTGGCGCTGCAGCTGATCAAGGATATACTGGATCATTAGGTTATGCTGGATCGACAGGATTTGTTGGTTCATATGGAAGTGCAGGTCCAACCGGATTTACTGGTTCACAGGGTGATCAAGGCGTTGAAGGACCACCGGGGTATCAAGGTGAATTAGGATATGCTGGTTCTCAAGGTATTCCCGGCCAAGCTGCAGCACAAGGATACGATGGTTCTCAAGGTATTGTTGGATATGTTGGTTCACAAGGTATTGGTTACTCTGGTTCAAAAGGCGATACTGGACCAAGAGGATTTACTGGAAATACAGGGTATGTTGGATCACTAGGATACGTTGGATCATTAGGTTATACTGGATCAATTGGTATTGGTTATGCCGGTTCATCTGGAGATGGATATGTCGGATCATCAGGATATACTGGTTCTGCAGGAAAAGATGGCGTATTAGGTGGAACAGGATATACCGGTTCATTAGGTTATGATGGTTCTCAGGGTGTGGGATATACTGGTTCAAGAGGAATTATAGGTTTCTCTGGTTCATTGGGATATGTTGGATCACAGGGTGTAGGTTATTCAGGTTCAGTTGGAGTTGGATATACTGGTTCAAAAGGTGATGTTGGATCAGTTGGATATGCTGGATCACAGGGTGTAGGTTATTCAGGTTCAGTTGGAGTTGGATATACTGGTTCAAAAGGTGATGTTGGATCAGTTGGATATGCTGGATCACAGGGTGTAGGATATACTGGTTCAAAAGGTGTTATCGGGTATTCTGGTTCGCAAAGTTATACTGGTTCGAAAGGTGATTCCGGTTCAAAAGGTGATACTGGTTTACAAGGTGGAACAGGATTTGTTGGTTCACAAGGATCACAGGGTATTACAGGATATGCTGGATCACAAGGTTCTTCTGGAGCAGTAGGGTATGTTGGTTCACAAGGTTCTGGATATACTGGTTCTGCAAGTACTGCAGTTGGTCCTCAAGGTGGATTAGGATATACTGGTTCAAAAGGTGAAATAGGGTATTCTGGTTCAAGAGGTGGAACAGGATTTGTTGGTTCACAAGGAAATACTGGTGGAACAGGATTTACCGGATCAAGAGCATATGCTGGTTCACAAGGCGGAACTGGGTTTGTTGGTTCGCAAGGTATTGCTGGTAGAACAGGTGGGTCTGTTTCTTATTATATTGGCGGGTCTGGTGGGTCTGTAGGAACTTATGCGACAGGACAAGTTGTTGAAGCTGGAGATATGCAATTTAATGATGCATCTTTATTAAACTCAACAAGTCTTGAGTTTAATGTTTATGATACTGCAGGAATTTATGCATGGCAATATCTTGGTTCTCTTATTAATTCGATAAACACTTCAGTAAGAGGTTTACTAGTTATAGCTAGTAAAGATTCTCCTGTATATTCTACCATATTTCGAGTAACAAGTTCAGCAGTTGCAGATTTAGTAAATCCTGCTCCATCACATTATTATTTTAAATTTTCTGTTGAATTTGTCAGTGGCTGGAATGGTGCGCCATATGCATTTGGACAATCGGATATCATTTTTACGTTGGCTGGTGCAACTGGACCAACAGGTTATGCTGGATCAAAAGGCAATCAAGGCATTCAAGGTATTCAAGGTCCATTAGGTTATGATGGATCAAGAGCATATACTGGTTCGATTGGGTTTACTGGTTCTGCAAGTATGGTTGCTGGTCCGCAAGGTACAACAGGGTATGTTGGTTCACAAGGTGTTATTGGTTATACTGGCTCGCAAAGTTATACTGGTTCAAAAGGTGTTATTGGTTATACAGGATCATTAGGTTATGATGGATCATTAGGTTACACTGGTTCACAAGGAATTGTTGGATATGTTGGTTCACAAGGTGTTATTGGTTATACTGGTTCATTAGGTAGAACTACTGGGTTTAGATTTATAGGAATGGCTGGGGCTGGACAAGGAATTGGAGGAAATTTCAGTTTTGCCCTTCCAAATCATTTACAATTTAATAATTCAGACCCATCATTAGTTACTAGAATTGAATTGAATCAATATGATTTATTTAATGTTTATGTGCCAAGTACATTAATAAATTTTGTAAATAATGTTTCAAATTTAATAAAAGGTCAATTATATATCAGTTCCATAACAAATGGAAATGTTCTTGTTTATAATGTTATAGATAATACTTCTCTTGTAACAATTTCTAGCTCGCAATATAATTATGTTCCATTAACTGTTCAATATGTATCTGGTGATTATAATGGTATATTCCCTAACACTCCGGTAGATGTAGTTTTCGTTCCTACATCTTCCATGGGATATGTTGGCTCTAAAGGATATGCTGGATCATTAGGATATACTGGTTCGATTGGTTATACTGGTTCTGTCGGGTTTGCTGGATCAAAAGGATATGCTGGATCATTAGGATATACTGGTTCAATAGGATATCGTGGTTCGTCTGGTTCAACTTATTTTGAAAGACTTATGGATTTTGATAATCCAGATACATTTACATTAAATAACACTATCGTAGATGATGTAAGTAATTTTATATCTTCGCCAACAAGTCATATTGGAAATGTTGCATGGTTTGGTAATAATTTTTCTAGATCAATAGTATCGGCATTTAAACGTTATTTAAATATCTATTCTGGTATTACTTTTGATTTTTATAAAGGCGGCGGAATATGGGGGGAGTTACCAAACCTTAACGAAGGATTAAGTATAGACTATTCTGTTGATGGTATAAGTTGGACTTCGATGGGATATATCGATCCAGCTTTATATCAAAATGATGGATGGAAAACATTTACAGTAACATCTATTCCTTTGGGTGCAAAGGATAGTAGAGGCGTTTATATAAGAATATCACAAGTTTCTAATTCTGGTCAGCAATTTGATAACTGGCTAGTAACTATGCCTATTCTTATTGTAAATGGCTATACTGGTTCTATTGGATATACTGGATCACGAGGAATAACTAGTTATATTGGTTCTCAAGGTGTTGTAGGATATGATGGATCACAGGGCTATGCTGGTTCTCAAGGTCCACAAGGAACATTTGGTGGCGCTGCGTTTGACTATAGATTTGATACTGACACATCAGCATCTGAAACAAATGTTGGTTATTTAAAACTTAATACGACTGATATAACTCTATCTTCATTTCTTTATATTAACAATGAAGATATCAATGCTATACCAGTAGGAAATTACTTACAGACCATTGACGATTCTACATCTACTATCAAAGGTCACTTTACCATAACAGAAAAAGCAAATACCGAAAACTTTGCTTTATTTTCTATTGTTGGAACTCATACTCAAGCATCTTCATATTCTTATGTTCCTATAACTTATGTTTCTGGTACTGGATCATTTGCTAATAACTTAGAAGTTATTATTACTTTTGCTAGAACTGGTGACAAAGGTGATAAAGGCGATACTGGATACGTTGGATCGCAGGGTATTGGTTATGTTGGATCAATGGGGTATATTGGTTCACAGGGTGTTGTTGGATATCAAGGAAGTGCTGGCGATAGAGGAACAACTGGATATCAAGGAAGCATTGGTTATACTAGTTCTGTTGGTTATACTAGCTCTGTTGGGTATCAAGGATCGGTAGGTTATACTAGTTCTGTTGGTTATACTAGCTCTGTTGGTTTTACAGGTTCGACTGGTTATCAGGGCAGTGAAGGATACAGAGGAGAATATGGTTATATTGGTTCTTCTGGTTATTTTGGATCAGTAGGTTATAATGGATCACAGGGTGATACTGGTTATTTTGGATCAGTAGGTTATAATGGATCACAGGGTGATACTGGTTATCAAGGAAGTGTTGGTTACACTAGTTCTGTTGGTTATACTAGTTCTGTTGGTTTTACTGGTTCGGCTGGATATCAGGGAAGTGCTGGTTATCAAGGAAGCGTTGGATATACAAGTTCTGTTGGTTATACTAGTTCTGTTGGTTTTTCTGGATCAGTTGGTTACTTTGGTTCTGTTGGTTATCAAGGTTCTTTGGGCTACGTTGGATATACAGGAAGTGCTGGTCCAGCTGCAGTTTCGCCAACTCCTTCTACATATCCTATAAATCCAGTCAATGGTCAATTGTGGTTTGACACTAATAATGGAACTCTCAGTTATTATTTTCAAGATCAAGGTGTGTGGTTAGGTATTGGCAGAGGAAGAATAGGTTATACTGGTTCTATTGGTGGCTTTGATCCAAATGCTCAAGTAACTTTTCAAAATACTGTTACTATGAATGCTAATCTAGTAGTAAACAATGTTACTATAGGAACTGCATTTGAAATAGTAAATTTCAGTGAAACAGTCTATGATTGTGGAACTGTTACTGCACCAACACTATCATTATATGTTGCTAATGGCAATATTCAAACTATGATTGTTTCTGCACCTACACTAACACTTGGGTTTTCAAATACTGGAATGAAGAGTGGCAAATCATATAGCCTTGCAATGTTAATCAAGCAAGATTCTATTGGTGGAAGAAATATAGTATTTCCAACAAATGTAAAATGGCAAGGCAATTTGACTCCATCATTTTCAATAACTGCAAATTATGCTGATTTAATTTCAATGTTTACTATTAATTCTGGTATAACGTGGTATGCTAGTTTTGCAGGAAAAGGATTTTATTAATTAAATGTTTGGTGCAACTGGAAATTTATTATCTATAAATTATAATCATTTGGGCCAAATTCCAGTTTCAGCTTCAGGAATAGTTATTTTTACTATAAATTCTGTTTCTGATTCAAATTGGGTTGTTTCTAGTGTTAATAATAATCTTATAAAAGCAAGAAATTCAAATTTTAGTTATGCAAATACTAGTAATACTAATGGAAGTGCAATTGTATCTTTTACTACTGGAACTTATGCAGCACATGATCCAGTTCCATTAGGAACATATGCAACACCATATGTACAATCAACTTTTATATCAAGAAATAGTACAATTGCATATTCTAGTGGTTCGCATAGTCATGCTTTTAGTAATACTGTTTCAAGTTCATCATTTTTTCCATCACATATAAAAACTTTATTATATACACGTAATAATGGTTCACCAAGTTCATTTAGTTTACCAGTAGGAACAATTGTTTTTTCTGCAAATATAACAAACGATTATGGAATATCATCAACATCTAGTTATGATAATTTATATTTGTATGCAACAAATTCTACAAGTCTTGTGGGAACTACAGGCGGTTCAAGTACATTTAATTTGAGTGGAACGAGTACTTCATCTGGTGATCATACTCACGGTCCACCTTCTGGCGGAACCGATGCACCATCATGGAATGGTTATATGCAAGCAACAGGTCAAAACCAAGACTTTACATCAAAAGCTCATACTCATACTTTGACTATATCGTTTACTCAAAATAAAAAATATGTAAAATTGAGAACATATGTTGTTCAACAACAAAATGTATATATTTCTTATGGCATGATATTTGGTTTTAATACTAATAATGTTCCAGCTGATTGGTATTGTTGTAATGGACAAACAATAAATGGATATACAACACCAAATCTTGTTGATAGATATGTTATGTGTGGGAACTCTGATATATCATCACATAACATAACTCCTATAACTGCAAATGATATTAATAATATTTCTTTTTTAAATACAACTCTTGTTAACAATACTTGGTCTCATAGACATGGAACTTCTGGTGCATATCAAGCAATTTCTACTAAAAATGAAAATGATTATCATGATACTGCATCAGTAAATCATACTCATAGTATATCAGGAGCATCTTTTTCATATGAACCAGATCATTATAATTTAATATATTATGTTTACTTACCATCTCCATAAATACTAAAAAACAATTTAGGTATTTTTAAATAATGTCATTATTTTTTCCTTCCAATCCTATTCCATTTCAAACTACAGTCACTGGTGGTCAAACATGGCAATGGGATGGGCAGCGTTGGAATTCTTTCCCTGATACTGGGTTTCAAGGTTCTGCAGGTTATCAAGGTTCTACAGGCTATCAAGGAAGTGTTGGTTATACTAGTTCTGTTGGGTATACTAGTTCTGTTGGTTATTCTGGATCAGTTGGTGATACTGGATATCGAGGGTCAGTAGGGTATACTAGTTCTGTTGGATATACTAGTTCTGTTGGTTATTCTGGATCAGTTGGTGATACGGGCTATCAAGGTTCAGTTGGATATGTTGGTTCTGTTGGTGATAAAGGTATACAAGGTGATCCCGGTGGAGCACAAGGATATACAGGTTCTGCTGGATATATTGGGCATGATGGGTATACAGGTTCTATAGGTTATGTCGGTTCACAAGGAATTGGTTATACTGGTTCTATGCCAAATGCAGTATTCCAAAATACTGTTCCTGCGCCATTAGTTGCTGGCGAACTTTGGTTTGATACTGATGATGGTCTTATGTCAGCTTATTTTCCAGATCAAAATGTATGGCTTGGAATTAATGGTGGAACAGCTGGATACACAGGCTCTCTTGGTTTTTTTGATCCAAATAAAACTCTTTTATTCAGTAATACAATTACGTTTGCTCAAAATGCAATTGTAAATAATGCTTTTGTTGCTACCTCACTTGATATGATTAATTATAGTGAGGCAGTAGTAAATTATGGAACAGTTACTACATCACCAAAAACATTATATCTTGCAAATGGAAATATACAATTTATAACTTTGGGTATTTCAACTCTTACTTTATCATTTTCAAATACTGGAATGAAAGATAATAGAGGGTATAATTTAGTTTTGTTTGTTACACAAGATGGCAATGGAAATAGAACACTTGCATATAGCGCAGATACTGTTATAAAATGGCCATCTGGCTCTGCTCCAACATTATCAATTGGAGCAAATGCCACAGATGTTCTTACATTTTATACTGCAAACAAAGGAGCTTCATGGTTTGGAACTCTTTCTGGTAAAAATTATTTTTAAATAGGAGATTTATAATATGGAATTTAATAGAGTAACTTTAGATTTTGTCAATAGAAGTTGCAGCATTTCTTTGAGTGGAATTGATCATCTTTTTAGTAGCGCAGATAATTTTAAAACATTGACTGGATATCCATTTCAGGATACACATTTAATGTTCTATGAACCAGAAAGAGCAATCTATGTTGTAGAAAGATCAGGACCAGAAGTTATTTCTGGAACAGATTTGCCAGAAATTCAATGGGTTAATGATAATAAAGATATAATTATTCAAGCTGCACATAATGATGGTTATGGAGCATTGGCACCTTTACCTTCTTTATCAGATTCAAGAACAAATAAATTATATGAAACTGATTGGATGGTAGTTCGTCATAAAGATCAATTAGATTTAGGCATCATAACTACTTTAACAAATGATCAATATCAAAAACTTCTTGCATATAGACAACAACTTAGAGATATAACAAAAAAATATACTAGTCTTGATGATGTGGTTTGGCCATTATTGGACATTTAAAATATGTTCGGGTTTCAATCTTTAGGCACATCATTTTCATTATCAAATCCAAATTTGTCTGGTGCAACTTTACCAGTTAATGCTGTTATTTTTCTTGCAAATAATGATTTTTCAAATTATGAAAATAAAAGTAAATGGAATTTTATTGATATGTCTCAAAGTGATGGGACTCCCTCTATAATAAAATCTGTTGTTTCAAATTTAGTCAACACAAAACAATCAATTAAAAAAGATGATTATAGTATTACAACAACAGGCATTGCTGGTGGTCATTCTCTTCCAGATAATGCAACTAATGCATATCAATTTTCACAACCTGTAAATAATAATAAAGTTCCATATAGTCAAGATTATTATTCATCTACTAATGGTGATCATAGTCATTCTGTTATGACTCCATCATCTGCCATAAATTTAGCATATCCAAAATCAATTGTTGTCGGGTCATATAAATTAAATCAATCTACAACAGAAATTCCAAAAAATACAATTATTTTTACAAATAATCCAACTGATGATTATACATTAGTAACTAATGCAAATAATTGTTTTTTAATTTCTGGCAGTGCAAGTTGGCTTTCATCAAATTTTACAAGTAATAGTGGAATATATGGTGCAAATAGTTATTCGACATCTAGTGCAACATTAACGACTGTATCAACAGCTGGAGCACATACTCATGGCAATGGAGCCAAAGAAAACGGATACTCTGCCCTAAGTACTGCATCTTATTCTTTTTATTCATATCAATCTTCAGGAAACCATTCTCATGGTGTTTCGCAAACAACATTATCGGCTTCAATTGAATTAAAAAGAACAATTTTGAGGGTATATAAAGCAAATAAAAATACTGGAATTACATATGGGATGATTATTGGTTACTCAGATTCAAATACAACAAATTTGCCTATTGGATGGTATCTATGTAATGGGCAAACTATTGGTTCTTATAAAACACCAGATTTATCCAATAGATATATTCAATTAAGTGCATCTCAACATAACGTAAATAATGCTACATCATTTGATTTTAATAGATATAATTATACTTATACTTTATCTACTGCTAGTAATATTCACGATCATTCTTATTCTGGTGCTGCTAGTATTAGATATGATGGAAGATATGATGCTAATCATGTTGCTGGACAAGTATCTCATAACCATTCTGGGTCTGGTATTATAAATTACGAGCCATCATATTATGGAATTTCATTTATAATTTATTTGGGTTCATAAATACAATATAAATTAAAAAAGGTATTTCCTAAAAAATGACAATCTATTTTCCGCCAAATCCTTATGTTGATCAAGTAACAGTTACTGCTGGTAGAACATGGCGTTTTGATGGAAAACGTTGGACAACTGTTGGTGATGTTGGGTTTCAAGGTTCATTAGGATTTCAAGGTTCATCTGGTGCGACTGGTTATCAAGGGTCTACTGGAGCTACGGGGTATATTGGTTCGCAAGGATACACCGGTTCTGTTGGTTATACAGGATCAAATGGATTTGCTGGTTCGAGAGGATTGCAAGGTTTCCCCGGTGATTTGGGTCCGCAAGGTGATCAAGGAACAATTGGATATACAGGATCATCTGGATTTACTGGATCACAGGGCGAACTTGGCGATAAAGGTTATGTTGGTTCTAGAGGATTTCAAGGTGATTATGGTGGCATAGCATTTGATTATATGTTTAGTTCTACCGCAGCACCGGGAACTGTTGGTAATATTTACATAAATCCTAGTAATCAACTTCAAATTGATCAATATGATATCAATAATACTTTACTTTATAGTTTTTTAAATACGATAGCTGATTCTACATCTTCTATCAAAGGCCATTTTACGATTACATCAAAAGCAAATAATGCTAATTTTGCTTTATATTCTCTCACATCAACATCATTTTATGATTCAGGTACTGGTGTATTTTATATAAACATAAATTATCTTTCTGGACCTGGAACATTTACTGACGGCACAGAAGTTATTATAGTTTTTGATAGAACTGGCGATAAAGGAGATAAAGGCGATACTGGTTATAAAGGATCACAAGGTGTTGTAGGATATGTTGGTTCACAGGGTGTTTTAGGCTATACCGGTTCTTATGGATACTGGGGTTCAACAGGTTATACAGGATCACGAGGTATTTTTGGTTATACAGGATCGCAGGGTTACTGGGGATCAGTCGGTTATACCGGTTCTTACGGTTATTGGGGCTCAACAGGTTATACAGGATCACAAGGTGTCATAGGGTATGTTGGATCGCAAAGCACAGTAATAGGATATACCGGTTCTTATGGATACTGGGGCTCAATAGGTTATTCTGGATCACAAGGTATTGTAGGGTATGTTGGATCGCAGGGTTACTGGGGTTCAACAGGTTATACTGGGTCTTATGGATACTGGGGCTCAACAGGTTATACAGGATCACAAGGTGTTGTCGGATATGTTGGATCACAAAGCACAGTAATAGGATATACAGGTTCTTATGGATACTGGGGCTCAACTGGTTCTATCGGATACACTGGTTCTCAAGGTGTTGTCGGTTATGTTGGTTCACAAGGTTATTTTGGTTCTCAGGGATATTGGGGATCAGTCGGTATTGGGTATGCCGGATCACAAAGTACAGTAATAGGATATACTGGATCGCAAGGTCAACAAGGAATTCAAGGTATAGGTGGAATTCAAGGTGTTCCTGGCCAAACAGGTGCTGCAGGAGCAAGAGGAAACACAGGGTACACTGGTTCAATAGGGTTTTTCGATTCTTTAGGATATGCTGGTTCACAAGGCTATTGGGGTTCAATCGGTATTGGTTATGCTGGTTCACAAGGCTATTGGGGTTCACAGGGTTACTGGGGATCACAGGGTGTTGGCGGATATGCTGGATCACAAGGATATTGGGGTTCAGTCGGTATTGGGTATGCTGGATCACAAGGCTATTGGGGTTCACAAGGTGTTGTCGGATATGTTGGTTCGCAAGGTTATTGGGGATCAATTGGTATTGGTTATGCTGGTTCACAAGGTTATTGGGGTTCAGTCGGTATTGGGTATGCTGGATCACAAGGCTATTGGGGTTCAGTTGGATCACAAGGATATTGGGGATCAATTGGTATTGGATATGCCGGTTCACAAGGTGATCAAGGTATTGTTGGATATGTTGGTTCGCAAGGTTATTGGGGATCAATTGGTATTGGTTATGCTGGTTCACAAGGTTATTGGGGTTCACAAGGTTTTGTTGGATATGCTGGTTCTCAAGGACCACAGGGTATTTCTGGTCAGTCTGCCGCACAAGGTTATGATGGTTCTTTAGGTTATACTGGTTCAAAAGGAAATACAGGATTTCAAGGATCAAGAGGTGCTGATGGTGCTTATGCTGGTGTTGGTTACACCGGTTCTGTTGGATTTTTCAATTCATTAGGTTATACTGGATCAAAAGGTAATTTTGGATATACCGGTTCACAAAGCACAGTAATAGGATATACTGGTTCTTTCGGTTCATCTGGATACTCAGGTTCTCAAGGTTATTGGGGCTCTATTGGTTATGCTGGTTCACAGGGTTACTGGGGTTCAATTGGTATTGGTTATGCCGGTTCACAAGGTGATCAAGGTATTCTTGGTTATGCTGGTTCACAGGGTTACTGGGGTTCAGTTGGTATTGGTTATGCCGGTTCACAAGGTGATCAAGGTATTCTTGGTTATGCTGGTTCACAAGGTGATCAAGGTATTCTTGGTTATGCTGGATCACAAGGGTATTGGGGTTCAGTTGGTATTGGGTACGCTGGTTCTCAAGGATATTGGGGGTCAGTTGGTATTGGATATGCCGGATCACAAGGATATTGGGGATCAATTGGTTCTGTAGGATATACTGGTTCAGGATCATATTTAACTTTAAAAAATAGTTCCAATACTCAAGTACTAATAAATGATATGGGATTAATTAATTCCTATGCATCATTTACTTTTACTGGAAACACTCTTACTGTTGCAAATGTTCTTAATGTAGGAAATAATCTATTTGTTTCAAATACTTTAATTGTTGACAACGTTATTCAACTTTCTATTAATGCAATTAATTTTTCTAACTCACAAGTAATATATTTTCCTTCTTCAAATACTGGAAGATACACACCAACAAGTACAGCAAATGGTGCTATAAGATATAACTATGAAGTAAATACTCTTGAAATTTATGATAATGTTGCAATGTCATGGAGCCATATTGGTGCGACACAATCAGATTTAAGATCATATTTTGGTAGCTTTCAATATCTCACATCTCAAAGTATTTCAGTAACAGATGTTTATAATACTCTTACTATCAACTCAACTTCAATATTTGCTGGTAACTCAACAGTAAATACATTTTTATCAGATGTTGGCGTCAGTACATCTGACCCAGTAAATAATACTACTATTACCACTCAAGAATTGTTTGTTGGTAATAATTCAGCAAATGCTATATTAAATCTTTATAATACTATTTTAACATATCCAGTTTCATATTATTCTGTATCTGGTGCTGGCATTGCTACTATTCAAACATCACAAAACCATGGACTACAAGGTGTAAGAGGTGTTTCTGCTACTATATCAAGCACTGGGTTTTATTATATTGATAATTTACCTTCATTTAATATAACTGAATTTGGATCACAAAATACTTTTAGTTTTGCATTAACATCTTCTAAAACTGCAACAAATCTTCAGTTAAAATATCTATCAAGAAATCAAGGTTATGTAACATATTATACAGCTGGAACTAATTATTATAATCCTGGTGATGTTGTAAGTATTACTGGTATTTCATCAACTACTATTAAAGCAGGACCATATAATTATTCTTCTGTTGCTATTGATAGTGTTGATCCTGCATATAATGCATTTACAATTTATGATCCAACTAAAGATGCAGTTTCATATGCTATAACAACATTTTCAAATGATGCATATCCAAGTAGTTATTCTGGTCAAGTATTATTAAAAATTACTTTTAGCAGTCCTCATGCTTTAAATATTTCTGATTATTTGTATATTCAATCACCAAATTATCCAAGTTATATTGTTTTGGATAATAATGGAAATGCATTGAAAGGTGCTTTCCCATTCAGTGATGCTTCAGGTGGTCCAAAACCATATCAAATTGTTTCTATTCCTTCATCAACTTCTGTTGCGGTAACTTTATATTCTAAAGCATCTGGCACTACTGCAGTAGCAGCAAAATCTGTAAATGTTTCTTCTTTAGGAGGAGTAGGATTTACATATGTTGTTATTCAAAAAACACCAATTACGACATCTGCGTATTCTTCTATTCCAATTGTTTCTAATGTCCGTGTTACTGGCGCAACAACTACTATATCAAATCCAATTTATGTTGCTGTAAGTAATTCTACATCATTTACAAAAATTACTCCCACCTCACTATTCGTAGGTACACCGGGATTCAGTAACTTTACTATCGATGCTACTGGAACTAAGTTTAATACCAGAGGTTCTTATCTACAGACATATATCAATGGTAGAGGTATTACTATTGCTTCCTTGCAAGATGAAGATGGTCAGGTAGTACTTGATGCAGCTTTATTCTTTGCAAATTCTAGTACACTTAGTATTGGCAATACTACACAGACAACTATTATTTCACCAACTGGAATAAGCAGTGCGTCATTCCAAGCTGGATTATCAGAACAATATATTTCTGTGAATGGTAGTACTATACTATTAGCTGATACTACTAACGGGTTAACTAATACAATAATATCATCATCACTTATTGATCATGGTGGTGATCTTTCTGTTCATGGCTATCTTTATTTAAATACACTTTATGCTAATAATAGTATTGGTTTGCCTGGTCAAATACTAGCCTCAAATGGAATTAGCACCTATTGGACTACTGTTTATGGTTATATGGGGTCTAGAGGATATAATGGTTCTGCAGGATATAATGGATCAAATGGATTTACTGGTTCTAGAGGTGCAGGATTTGTTGGCTCTAAAGGATATGATGGTTCAGTAGGATATACAGGATCAACTGGTGCTGGATATGTTGGTTCTAGAGGTGTGGATGGCATTTCTGGTTATTCTGGATCACTAGGGTTTAACGGTTCATTTGGTTATACTGGATCACAAGGTATTGATGGTTTATTTGCCGGTATGGGATATACTGGTTCACAAGGAACTGATGGGTTAGTCGGTTATAATGGTTCATTTGGATATACAGGTTCAGCTGGTCTCGATGGCGCATCTGTCGATAAAGGATATACTGGATCACAAGGTTATTATGGATCACAAGGTTATGTTGGATATGTTGGATCACAAGGATTTTTAGGAGCTAGAGGTTATACTGGATCAAAAGGTGATCTTGGTTATTCTGGTTCGCAAGGATATTATGGATCACAAGGTTATGTTGGTTATGTTGGTTCACAAGGTATCCCCGGCGAATATGCTGCATTAGGTTATTCTGGTTCGCAAGGAAATGTTGGATATGTTGGTTCACAAGGTATTCCCGGCGAAGCTGCAGCTATTGGTTATGTTGGTTCAAACGGTGATATTGGTTATTCTGGATCACTAGGCTATTCTGGATCACAAGGTATCCCCGGCGAATATGCTGCATTAGGATATACTGGTTCGCAGGGAATTCTAGGATATGTTGGGTCTCAAGGATATTTTGGATACTCTGGATCATTAGGATATGTTGGATCACAAGGTATCCCCGGCGAATATGCAGCGTTAGGTTATTCTGGTTCGCAAGGCGACCATGGTGATTTTGGTTATACTGGTTCTAAAGGTGATCAAGGTGATCCCGGCGAATATGCAGCATTAGGATATACTGGTTCACAAGGTGATCAAGGTGTTGTTGGTTATGTTGGATCACAAGGTATTGCTGGTGAATATGCAGCACTAGGATATGCTGGTTCGCAGGGCAATATTGGTTACTCTGGTTCACAAGGTGAGCAAGGTATTCCCGGTGCATTTGCAGCAATTGGTTATTCAGGTTCTATAGGAGCTGGATATACTGGTTCTATTGGATATGTAGGATCAAAGGGTGATCAAGGTGATCCCGGCGAATATGCTGCATTAGGATATACTGGTTCGGCTGGTCTTGATGGTGCAGCTGCTTATGTTGGATACGTTGGTTCTCAAGGATTTGATGGATCACAGGGATTAAGAGGACCAAAAGGTGATCAGGGTGATCCCGGCGAATATGCTGCATTAGGATATACTGGTTCACAAGGTGATCAAGGATATGCTGGTTCTCAGGGTGATCAAGGTATTCCCGGTGAATATGCAGCACTGGGTTATACTGGCTCACAAGGCAATCAAGGCATTATTGGTTATGATGGTTCAAATGGTTATACTGGTTCATTAGGATATGATGGATCACAAGGAATTATTGGATATGTTGGATCACAAGGTATTCCCGGCGAATATGCAGCACTAGGTTATACAGGTTCGGTTGGAGCTGGATATACTGGTTCACAAGGCATTGGGTATTCTGGTTCACAAGGAATTATTGGTTATGTTGGGTCTGGTGGAACTGGTGGATTTTCAAATGGTCAATCTATTTCTGTAAATAATTTTATTATTGCTGGTTCATTTACAGCAAACAATAGTACAGGAACAAATGGGCAAGTATTGACTACTACTGGTTCTAATGTTTATTGGTCTACTGTTGGTTCATATTTTAATTTAGATGGTGGGGATCCAACAACAAATTATGGCGGAATAAATCCGATAGATGCTGGTGGTGTTTAAAAACCTGATTATAAATATAGTATCAATTTATGGGTAAATAAATGGCAATTCAAATACAATTACGAAGAGGTACTTCTGCTCAATGGGCTGCAGCTAATACAATATTAGCACTTGCAGAATTGGCGATTGAAATAGATACTTCTTTATTTAAAGTTGGTGATGGTTTAACACATTGGTCTGATCTTCCTTATGGAGGTATACGTGGTTATACTGGATCACAAAGTACTGTCATAGGTTATACAGGATCAAGAGCATATACTGGTTCACAAGGATATACTGGTTCGTATGGTCCTATAGCTGGTTCTGATTCTCAAGTTGTATTTAATAATAATGGTGTTGCTAATGGTAGCCCCGGTTTTACTTTCAATTCATCAAGCAATACACTAACTGTATCAAATACAGTATCATCCACAAGTTATATTTTATCTGCAAATCTTACAAATAATAATTCACAAATAACCGGTCCAACTATAGGATTGGGATATGGCGTCAATACTTTGCAAAATGGACCTGGAACATATCCATGGTTTTTTCCACAAGGTAGTCCTTATGCTACACCACAAACTTTCTTTTTTGCAAACAGTTCACAAATACAATTAGGCAACAACTCATCTTACTTTAATCTTACTTCTAGCAAATTAGAATTTCTCGATATAAATGGAAATCCAGCTGGTACATTAAAAGTAAATGAAATATATGCCAATAATCAACTTGGAACATCTGCACAAATACTAACATCAAATTCTACTGGTGGAATATATTGGAATTCTTCTTTTGCTGGAACCGCTAACAATACTCTTTATGTTGGCTCTGTTTCAGCTGCAAATGTTGTTTCAAATTCACAACTGTCTGGTAATCTAGCATATTATACCAACACTACTTTATTAACAGCTAATTTAAATACTACATATGCTAATTCTGTTCTTTACACAGATACTAAGATTGGATTAGTAAATACTTATATATCAACAAGTGTAGCAACTTCTTATTTAAATTCCGTAAATCATACAGACACTGTTATTGGTTATGTAAATACTGCAATAACTGCAAATGCATCTGCAGCATATTCTAACTCTGTATATCATACTGATACTGTTATTGGTTTAGTCAATACTGCAATAACTGCAAATGTATCAGCTGCTTACAGTAATTCAGTAAATCATACAGACACTGTTATTGGTTATGTAAATACTGCAATAACTGCAAATGCAAGTTCAGCATATAGCAATTCAGTCTATCATACTGATACTGTTATTGGTTTAGTCAATACTGCAATCACTGCAAATTCTGCTACTGCTTATTCAAATGCAGTCTATCACACCGACACAGTAATTGGTTTAGTCAATACTGCAATCACTGCAAACGCATCATCTGCTTATAGTAATTCGGTTTATCATACTGATACAGTAATTGGTTTAGTCAATACTGCAATAACTGCAAACGCATCTGCAGCATATTCAAACTCTGTTGCTCATACAGACACTGTAATTGGTTTAGTCAATACTGCAATCACTGCTAATGCAAGTTCAGCGTATAGCAATTCAGTCTATTATACTGATACAGTAATAGGGTTAGTCAATACTGCTATTACATCAAATTCTTCTACTGCATACAGTAATTCTGTTCTTTACACAGATACTAAGATTAGTTTAGTCAATACTGCAATAACTGCTAATGCATCTGCAGCATATTCAAACTCTGTTGCTCACACGGACACAGTAATTGGTCTTGTAAATACAGCAATAACTGCAAATGCATCTGCAGCGTATAGCAATTCAGTCTATCATACTGATACAGTAATTGGACTTGTAAATACAGCAATAACTGCAAATGCATCTGCAGCATATTCTAATGCAGTATTGTATGTCAGCAATCAATTCTATGTAAATACTTCACAACTATCAAGTAATCTTTCAAATTATCAAACAACTGCTGGTCTTTCTGGTAACGTTGCTTTACTTTCTGCTAATAATGCATCTTATCTTGGTGGTGTTGCTGCAGCATCTTATATTAATACGTCTGGTTCTTATACAATAACTGGTGTTCATACTCATAATGCAAATCTTATTGTTAATGGTGTTCTTGCTGTAAATAATGAAATTGTTTCTGGAAATGGGTTCTATTCAAATTCAACTTTTGCTGGTTCTCCTGTTTACGGAGATGGCATTGTTATGGATTATATTACTGGAAATGGTAGAATATCTGTTGGATCAGCTGATGGTTTGACATTATATACTGGTGGTGTTGCTAATATTGTTATGGCAATTGCTAATACTACAGGATTATACGTTAATGGCGTTGTTAATGCAACTTCATTTACTGGAACAGCCAATAATACTTTGTTTGTTGGTGCGGTTTCGGCTGCAAATGTTGTTTCTAACGCACAATTAATTGCAAATTTAGCAAATTATCAAACAATATCTGGTCTTTCATCTAGTGTATCAAATTTAACTTCTAATAATACAGCATATGTTGGCGATGTTTCAGCTGCAAATGTTGTTTCTAACTCACAGTTACAAGCAAATCTTGCAAATTATGCTGCTCTTTCTGGTGCAACATATGGCGGTGCAGTAGTTATTAATAATAATCTTACTGTTTCTGGAAATGTTTCCATAGGTGGCAACTTAACATTTACTGGAAATACTTTTATTATTGGTGCAAACAATCTTATTGTTCAAGACGCTGTTATAAGTCTTCATACTGCAGCAAATCTTGCTCCTCTTACAGGAAATGATGGAAGATTAGTTGGTACTGCTTTCCATTATTTTGATACACAAGATAGACAAGCTTTGCTTGTTATAAATCCAGCAAATTCTGTTTTAACTTATTATAACAATTCGACAGATGCTGCAGCCGGAGACCCTGCTGGTCTTACACTTGGTATTATTCAAGCAAATAGTTTTATTGCTGGTAACTCTACAATATTTACTACAACAACTTCGACTAATTATTCTGGAACTGCAAACAATACAACATATGCTTTTGGAAAAACTGAAGGCAATCTTAATGTAAATAATTCTACATATGCTTTTGGAAAAACTGAAGGCAATCTTAATGTTAATAATGCAGTAACAGCAAACAATTCTTCTTATTTGAATAATAAATCAGAAGCTAATTTAAATGTTAATAATGCAGTAACATCTAATAATGCATCTTATTTAAATAATAAATCAGAAGTTAATTTAAATGTTAATAATGCAGTAACATCTAATAATGCATCTTATCTTGGTGGTGTAGCAGCAAGTTATTATACTAATACTTCTGGTGCATATACTATCACGGGTGTATATACACATAATGCAAATCTTGTTATAAATTCTGAAATTATTGCTGGTAGTACTTCTGGAAGTGTTGGACAAGTATTAACATCAAACGGAAGTTCTAATAAAGTATATTGGTCAACACTTCCTTCTGTTACTGTAAGAAGCACCAATGGTAATGGGGGAGCAGTTAATACTTCTGTTTCTGGAATTACTGGAATTAATTTTGATGAATCTACTGGTCTTCATGTAACGGATCAGGGTTCTGGAAATGTATTTGTAAGTCTTGGGTCTGGATATAAGTATATCAATGTCGCTGGTCAAAGTATAATAACTGCATTTGGTGAAGATACTCTTACAGTTGCAAATGGATACGCAGTCATTCTGACTACTAATAGTATATCAAAAACTTTGACTATTGGTACAGATTTATCAAGTTATCAGGCAATATCTGGATTAGCTGGTAATGTTGCTTTACTTTCTGCTAATAATGCATCTTATCTTGGTGGTGTTGCAGCTGCAGCTTATGTCAATACTTCTGGAACATATACTTTAACTGGAACATATACTTTTAATACTGTTCTTAATACTTCAAATGGTATTCTATCATCAAATTCTATCAATGTTGGAACACTTGGTGATGCTGCAAACTTAGTAACAATTTCGCCTTATTATAATATTCCCGGTCAACTTACATCTGCATTTATTGCTCTTGGTGATCCCGGCGTGAATGGACCCGGTGGTCGTTCAATATATGCTCCACAAGGAAGTATATTTGCAACACAGACTGATTTGTTTTTTGCTAATGCATCACTTCTTCAGATGGGCAATAACACTGTATATACAAATCTGACTCCCGGTGGTCTAGCTTTAACTGGTGCTACTTCATCTATAAATCTTGGATCAAATTTTTCAGTTAATAATTCAACTATAACATTTACAAATTATAAAATATCTGCAAATGGTTCTTATGGAACTGACACACAAGTATTGAAAGCAAATTCTACTGGTGGTGTATTTTGGGGAACAGGTATATCAGGATTTACTGGATCACAAGGTAATTTGGGATATACTGGATCACAAGGTAATCAAGGATATGCCGGTTCGCAAGGAACAACAGGATTTGTCGGATCACAGGGAAATCTTGGTTATGCCGGATCACAAGGCAATTTAGGCTATGCTGGATCAACAGGATTTGTTGGATCACAAGGAACAACTGGATTTGTTGGATCACAAGGAACAACTGGATTTGTTGGATCACAAGGTAATTTTGGATACGCTGGTTCACAAGGCAATTTAGGCTATGCTGGATCAACAGGATTTGTTGGATCACAAGGAACAACTGGATTTGTTGGATCACAAGGAACAACAGGTTTTGTTGGTTCGCAAGGAACAACAGGTTTTGTTGGTTCGCAAGGCAATCTTGGTTATGCAGGATCAGTAGGGTTTGTTGGTTCGCAAGGTTCTCAAGGATATTGGGGTTCAACTGGATTTGTAGGTTCTGCGGGAACAAGTGGTGGAACTGGATTTACTGGATCACAAGGAACTCAAGGAACAACAGGAAACTCAGGGTTTGTTGGATCACAAGGTGGAACTGGATATACTGGATCACAAGGAAATCTTGGCTACACAGGATCATTTGGATCGACCGGATATACAGGTTCTGTTGGCGTTGGATATGCTGGTTCTTCTGGTTATACGGGATCAATCGGAACTGGGTATGTTGGTTCATTAGGTTATTCTGGTTCTATAGGAAATATTGGTTACACAGGATCAGCTGGTTCTGGAACTGGTGGTGGATTTTCAAATGGGCAATCAATATCAGTAAATAATATTGTTATTACTGGTTCGCTCACTGCTAATAGTTCTAATGGTGTGACTGGTCAGGTATTGACATCTAATGGTAGCGCTACTTATTGGGCGGCAGCATCTAGTAGCGGTCAGTATACACCGAGAGTATCAAGCACAGCATCTGCTTCTTCTGTTACACCAACCACAGCATCATATGATTTGTATGTATTTACAGCATTAGCTGCAACACTGACAATTAATGCTTCAACGTTTTTACCAACTAATGGTACTAAGTTAATGTTTAGAATTAAAGATAACGGTACTGCTCAAACACTAACCTGGACAACTACAGGTTCAGGTTCTTTTCGTATTCTTGGTACAACATTACCAACAACAACTACAGTCAATAAAGTAACATATATTGGTTGTGTATATAATTCAGACGAATCTTACTGGGATGTTATCGCAGTTGGAACACAAGCATAAAATAGGAGTATACATTATGGCTATTACAAATCTTATTTCTGATAATTTTGAAATGTCGCAACCAGATGGTAGTTTTAGATTTACATGTTCAATTCTTATGCCCGCCGATGAGTATAATTCATATACACCTGAACAAATTCAACAAATGAAACAGGACAGGTATGATAAGTGGTACGCCTTTGTAATTGCTGCTAGTCAAGTAGTAGATGATACTGATACTACGTCAAATACTGATACGAGTACAGCTTAATGGCAACAAAGTATTGGCGTTTAACTACTGGTGGAGTTTTTCTTACAGCAGCTAATTGGTCTTTGTCATCAGGCGGGCCAGCAAATACTACTGCACCAACAACTGGCGATACATTAATTTTTGATCGAGCATCAACTTATACTGTTACTTTAGGTGCTACATTTACTGCACCATCTTGTACGATTAATGTTAATGCTGGTTCTGTTACTTTTAGTTTAGGTACATATTCTCTTACAATTGGTACAGTAACAAATAGCGGTACAGTGACATTTGCTTCAGGTAGTAGTGGCGCATCGTTATTTAATACTTTTACAAATAATGGTACATGTACCTTTTCTGGCGCTAGTACTAGCGTCAATCATCTTTCTGGTTATCAATCTGGCGGTTCTTTTTACAATTATGGTACTTTAAATATAACTCAAACTGCTGGCGTAAATGCAATAACGTATGGTGGTTCTTTTTATAATTATAGCGGAGCTTCTACAACAGTATCTGGCATAGGAATGTATTGCTCTGGTAATTTTATAAATCAGGGTTCATTATCTTTTAACGCAGCACAATTTGTACTTGGTTATAATAATGGTGCAACATATTCAGGTGGCGCAAGTTCTTACAATGTTCAAACGAACGGAGCAACAATAACTGTAAGTAGTTTCTGTTATTTGTATTCCGGAACCACAACAAATAATTCTACATTTACGTTATTAGATTCTCTTACAATTGGTGGGAGTTTACAAATATATGCTGGTTATTTAAATTTAAATGGTCAAACAGTATCATGCTCAGCTTTTTCTGCAGGTGCTGCAAATCCTAAAGGCATGACATTAAACGGTGGTAGTATTTATGCGACTGGTACAACACCATTTAATAATAGTGCTACTGCATATTTTACTGTAACAGCTGGAACAGGTACGTGTTATTATATAACTACAAACTCTTCTGCCAAAACATTCTTAACTGGTTCGAGTAATGGTGGTTGGGTTTATCCATGGATATTATTAAACTCTGGCGGAACATTAACATTAAGCGGCAATTATGCAGTAACATTTGGTGGGTTTCAATCTTCTGGAACAGCTACAATAACATTTACACAAGGAGCCAGCTATTATCTATCTAATCCTGGAAAAATTGGAGATGGATCAAATTATTTAACTCTTTCGGGAGGAACAAACGCTGCAAATGTCTCATCTATTGTTTGGACTGGATCTGGTAATCCAGCTGGTGGATTAGGAGCATTAACTATATCTAACATATCATTTGGCAACTTGCCAGATACAACTAATGGTTCTACTCCATTTATATGGAAACTTGGTTCTGGTTCAACTAATGCGGGAGGGATGAGTGGAGGTGCGTTTATTGATCATAATCAAGATGCATATTTAATAACAAATACTGGCTTAACTTCATGGACGTTACCTTCTAACTGGAATCCAAATAACAATCAAATTTATTTGATTGGTGGTGGTGGTGGAGGAGGAGGTGGTGTTGGTGTCGGAACACCACTTCGTCATAACGGTGGTGGAGGAGGTGGTGGTGGATATACCTTAGTATCAAATTATTCAGGAACAGCTGGGTCGTCTGTTGCTATTACAATAGGTAGTGGCGGTAGTGGGGGATTAAGTGGACCTGGTTCTGCTGGTGGTTCAACTACTTGGGCTTCAGGCGCTTACGTTGCTGGTGGCGGCGGCGGTGGCAGTTATTCTTCAGGTTCTGGTGGTAGCGGTGGAACAGGAACATATACAGGTGGAACAGGTGGCGCTGTTGGTTCATCAATTAGTGCATCTTACGCTGCTGCTGGCGCAGGTGGTGGCGGTGCTGCTGGTCCACGTGGAAATGGTGGTAATGGTAGTTATAATGTTAATAATAACACTGCTACTGCTGGTGGTGGTGGTGGTGGTGGAAATGGTGGTGGCGCTTCCGCCAGCAATGCAACTAGTGCAACAGCGGCTGCTGGTGGTAATGGATGGTTAGGTTCGGGTGGTGGTGCTGTTGCTACTTCTGGCATAAATGGCGGCGGTGGTGGTGGTAGTAATGTTGCTGGTGTTGGTGGTGCAGGTTCAGAAGGTACAGAAATATTAGGTGTTGCTGGTAGTGCTGGCGGCGCTGGTGGTAGTTACGCTTCATCATCGACAAATAGATCTGGAACCATTGGGGGTGGCGGTGGTGCCGGAGCAGCTAGTTATACCAGTAATCAAACTGGCGGCAATGGCGGCCAAGGTCTTATAGTTATTCTCAATACTTATATTGCTTCAGGAACATTATTATCTACATATTGTACTGGCTTTGATTTGTATGGAACTTATGCTGATGGTGCTGGTGGCACATATAATGCATTGATAGCATATAATAGTGCAACTTGTGGTTATGCTGCTGCTGGTGGTTCTTCAAATTTCTTTAACTTTTTCTAATTATATAAATATAAGTAAAAAGAGGATACCATGCCCAGTCACGATAACACACAAAATTCTAATACCCAACAAGGAGCAGCGCAAGCTACTGGTGGGGAAAAAATAAAGAAGATGGTTACTAAACAGCATAATGACCCTATTGATAAGGGACTAACTATGACTGGATCAAGACCAGATAAAATCATTATCAACCCTGAGCAAAAAAATCTTTTAAATAATTCTTTTGGTGATTTTTTTGGCGAACCTATTAATGAATTGACTACTCAACAAAGAATGAAGAAAGCTATTAATTTTAAAAGAATAAAAAGTAAAGTAGAACTTGCCAGAAACAAATCAATGCTTAGAAAAGGTTCTGCTAAAGTAATTGCTAAGAGAGCAAAAGTACTAGCACTTAATATCATTAAAACTAAACTTGCTGGTAATAGAAAAATATCTGATCTTTCTGCTATGGAAAAACAAAGAATTGAAAAAATTATGGGTAAAAATAGCGATGGCGTCAATAGACTTGCCTTGCGTTTGATTCCAGCTGTAAAGAAAAAAGAAGCAAAAAGATTTCTTAAGAAAGAATTTGTTGATACTGATAACTTAAAAGAAACAGTAGATTTTATTAATGAAATGGCTGTGAACTGTGCTGGCTTTGGTGGCATAAGAGGAATGGGATATATTTCTGGTTCTGCAGATACTGATTCTCCTAATTATGTTTCTAATAATGTGGCTGACGCAAATGAAATCAATGCTCTTATGCAACAGATAATGCAGGATCATGAAGATATTCATTATTCTGATGGAGAACAGGATGCTAATATTGCTCCTCAATCAGATACGAAAGATAATATAATGACTGGATCAAAAAATACAAATAAAACTTCAAAAGTTGTAGCAAAAGAATCTGTAAAGCTTGATCCAAATGATAGCCATCAAAGAGATGATGGAACTGATATGTTGGTAAAAACATTCAAGCATGATACTCCCGGCGAAAAAAATAAGGTACAGAATGTATTTAAAAGAACAGCAAAAGTAAATAATGCTTTTGAATCTTTCCTTGAATCAGAAAATCGTGAGGCTATTCCTCGTTCTGGTCAACCAAGAAAGAAACTTGATCTAACAGTAAGAAATCTTGGAACTGATAGAAAAAAATCTACAGGACCATATCGCCAGCAAGAAATTCAAAAACAGATTGTTGATGAATCTGAAGTTTGGGATAAACCAAATCCTGTAAAGCATCATGAAAAACTTTCTCCTGTAGCTAAAGCAAAAGCAAAAGCTCGTGCTAAATCTCATGGAAGACCATATCCAAACATGGTCGATAATATGTGGGCTGCAAGAAACGAAGAATTTAATTCGCTTGATGAAGTTGCTGCATGGCAGAAAAAAGAAGGTAAGAATCAGACTGGTGGACTAAATCAAAAAGGAGTTGACTCTTATCGTAGAGAACATCCCGGTTCACATCTTCAAACAGCTGTAACAACTAAACCTTCTAAACTAAAACCGGGTTCAAAGGCAGCAAAAAGACGCAAATCATTTTGTGCTCGTATGAGTGGTATGCCGGGTCCAATGAAAGATGATAATGGTAAGCCAACAAGAAAAGCTCTTTCTCTTCGTAAATGGAATTGTCATGAAGATTTAAATGTAAGAGACCCAGCTGGCCATCTTATTAAAATTAAAAAATTACAATTTCGTGGTGTTGATATGAAGCTTCATACTTCTTACCCCGGCAAATCTAGTTCTTCTGGCGCAGGTGGCGGTGGTGGATGTGGTGGCGGTGGTGGTAAATAATACCATCATAAATAGTTTTATTTAAGGGATATAAACATGGAACAACTTATTGAAAGCATGAAAGTTTTACATGCTACTAACTTTGCCTTTTATCTTAAGATTCATTTCTTTCACTGGAATGTTACTGGTCCTAATTTTCCTCAGTATCATAAATTTTTTCAAAAACTTTATGAAGAAATTTTTGATTCTGTTGATTCTGTTGCTGAACACATCAGAGCAATCGAAGGTTATGCTCCCGGTTCTTTCCAAAGATTTAAAGAATTGTCTTTGATTCAAGATCAAATTGAAGTTATTCCTGCTTCCCAGATGTTCAATCAAGCTTTATCTGATAATAATACTGTTATTATAGCTTTAAAAAATTCTTATAAACTTGCAAATGCCCAAGGCGAAGTTGGGTTAGCAAATTTCCTTCAAGATAGAATTGATACACATAAGAAGCATGGGTGGATGCTTCGTTCCACAGATGGAATTAGTTCTTTGGCCGTTGATGGAGCAAATGCTGTATCAGCTGATATGAGTGGACATATTTCAACAACAGTCTAGCAATTTAAAAACCTAAATATAGTATTATAAACATTTTTTAATATTATTTTTTTAGGAATAAAGGAGAAAACAAATGGCACAATGGGGTAATCACGATAATAGTTCTAATTCAGTATTATGGGGTGTTACTGAATATCATAAGAGAGCAACGGCGGCAAATCGTAATGCTTTTTTTGGTAATACTACGCCAGATGCATATATCACTGGCATAACGGTTGGTCAATATGGTGCTGATGCTACTGAAACAGATGTTTCAAATGGTCCAGTAAATCTTGTTACTATAACTAATTCTGGTTCTGGTTATTCTACAAACGTATATGCTGCATTAACAGGTGGTGGTGGTTCTGGAGCAAATGTTACAGCAGTTGTAAGTTCAACTGGAAGAGTGACATCGACTACTATTAATAGTGGTGGAAGTTCTTATGAAACTAATCCAACAATTACTATTCCAGCACCTAATTTAATTATTTGGAACGGTAATACGGCTGTACAATCCAATGCAATTGATATTGTTTCTGCAAATAGCTATTTCGCTGTTGGTGATGTTGTTACTTATGCTGGTAATGCTACATCGACTCCAGTAGGATTGGTAAATAATACTCAGTATTTTGTTATTTTAGCAAATACTACTGTTCTACAACTTTCAAATACTCATAGTGGTCCAGCATTATCATTTTCTGCTGCGAGCGGGAATAGTGTAACAGCTGGTGGTGCAACATTCCAAGGCCAAACAGCTACTGCAGCAGCTGTTGTTGGTGGTGGTATCAATAAAGGTGTCACACATTCTGGGTGGGTTATACGTAAAGTAGGAAGTGGTGGAAGAGCTGGGCGTGTACAATATGAAACTTTAGTTGCCATGGGCTCTATTACTGGCGATTCATCTGACAATACTGTTCTACCAAATTCAAATACTTAATAACAAAAATAAGGGTGCGTCTGAATGCCAAAAATTACAGAATTAAATTCTATTGTAAATGTTTCTGGTACTGATTTACTTGCGATAGTACATGATCCTAATGGCGCACCCTCTACTAATAAAATAAAAATTGTTGATTTTGCAAATAGTATATCACAGACTATAACTGCAAATATTGTTTTTTCTAATACTACTATAATCACAAGAAACTATGGTGAACCTTTAGTTCTTGCATCAAATGGCTCATCAGTTAACATTAATACAAATACAGATGTTAACTGGTCATTTGATAATACTGGTTTATTAAATTTAATATCAACCACGTATGGGACTGAAATTGAAATTGGTCAAGGCATGGGACCAACAATTCTTGCAAATGGTTCATTATATACTTATTCATATTATACTAACACAGAAACAAATGAAAATTGGGATCAAGGAAATCTTGTTTATCCAGGAGCATCTCAAATATGGACTGAATATTACGGAAATACTAGTACTTCTGATTCTTATAGAGCTACTGTTTTGTCAATGAATTCTAATTATGGAAATTATGGTGTTAATGTATATATTGCAAATAATACGTTAAGTCAAAATTGGAATTTCACTATTGATGGTAATTTATCAATACCTCCTACTGGAGATATTATACGTAACGGTAATTCTGTTATTACATTACCAATGTTGACACCAAAAATTCAATATACTGGCGTATGGAATGGTTATCCTTTTATTATGAATCTTCTAAAAGGAAGAGCAATAATATACAATTCAAATAATTACATTCTTGAGTCTAAAACAAAATATTGGATGGCCGATAGATTCTACACTGGAGATTCTGATCTTAGTGGAACAGAAACAATAACTTTTTCTAATATTGGCGGAATTGATAATTATTTTTCAGTCGGTGGAAAAGGCGAAGTAATTCTTTCTAATATTGATCTAGATGGTCTTGATGTAATAACTCAATATGTAAATATTGCATATTTACCTTCATTAACATCATTTAGTGCAAATAATTTAGCTTTTGTGGGCGGCAATTTTACCATTCATGATATTAGTAATACCTCAACAACATTTAATTTTTCAAATTTAGTCCATATAGATGGGAATTTATATATAACAAATAATTATTATCTTACTAATTATCCTCAATTTCCCGCACTACAAGAAGCTGGCGTATTAAATTATTATTATAATTATTCTATAACCGATTATCCAAGATTTAATTCACTTGAATATTGTGCTTCCATGTTTTTTTATAATAATCCCGGTTTATCTTCTGGTACTCAATTTGATGAATTGAGATCAACACATAATATATATTTTAATTCTAATGTAAATATGGCAAATCCACCAACTTTTCCTGAATTAGAATTAATCACTGGGTATCTTGAAATTTCAAATAATCCGATTATGACTACTGCACCAGCATTTCCTTTATTATCAATTTGTGATCAATATATTAATTTTGATAATAATATATCTATGGTCAATGGGTTCAATTTTAATTCTATTAAACAAATATTTGGCGATTTTACTGCATATAATTGTGCATTAGATCAAGCTTCTGTTGATTATATTTTAAATTTATTAGCTAGTTTAGATGGAACAAATGGAACTACTATGTATAGTTATAATATAAATTTGAGTGGTGGTACAAGTTCACCACGTTCTTCTGCATCAGATACAGCATATGCTATTCTTATTAGCCGTGGCTGCACAATTTATTTAAATTAAAAAGGTTTAAAATATGTCATCTATAATAGTGTCTACAAGTGGAACTTCTGGAACTCCTAAAAGAATAGAATTGACTGATGCAATTATGACAGCAAGAATCGCTACTATTGCAACTGCAAAAGGGATTCATATTTCAAATTGCAAAGTAATAAATGTTGCATGGGATAAAGATTCATCATCTGCAGTTCGTTTTGCAGAATGGGGGAAACAAACTGGTAAAAAAATTATTGGTATTGTTCCTGTAAATCAAATTGTAGAAACTTTTATAAAAGAAAAAGTTGATTGTATTTTTGGTGCGCCAGCATATCTTGTTCGTGTTGCACAATTATTTCAAGAAACTGGTAAATCAGCTGGTCTATTACAAATAATAACTGGCCATGTAGCTATATCTGATAAGGATGTGGCTTTTATTAAAAAATGGTTATGTAAAAATATTCAAGTAAATTATGGATGTAGTGAAATTGGAACAATAGCTTCTGCAACTGTAGAACAGATCGAAGATACAGATGGTTGTGTAGGATTTCCTCTCCCAAATGTTCAAGTCGAAATTGTAAATGGCGGGTATATTCGTATAAAGTCACCAACAACTATGGTAACTGAATATGTAGATGATCCAGAGAGTACTGCTAAATATTTTATTGACGGATGGTTTTATCCCGGTGACACAGGCTATTTTACAAAAGATGGTAGATTAGTAATTACAAAGAATAGATAAATTTTATGGATAAATTGGATGAGTCAAATTTTTTATTATATGCAGCAAAACATTATGAAAATACACAATGCTATGACACCATAGAATTTTATGATGATTTAAAAAGATTTAAGTATATAAAAAGATTATTTAATAGATATGCAGAAGAAGGCGATTTGAAAGAGAGATTGATATTAAATCATATCATAATTCTCAATAATGTATTTGGACCAGAAGCAACATCTAAAATGTTGTTTTTGAAATGCAGAGGGCTAGAAGAATATTTAAAACCATTTCTTTTATTTTTAAATATTCTTCCAGAAAAAATAGAAAATGTTGGTATAGATAATAGAACTATATACACATTAGAAATAAAAATGAATACTTATATTCTAGAACAACTAAGGAAGATATAAAATGGTTGTAGATTCATATCTTGTATATGCTTTCGTAAGAAGATTGGTCATGCCATTTGATAAGTATCCTGCGTATACTGCAGGATTGATAGACGCTGATGGAAATTTTCTAAAAAGTAGAGACCAATTTACTCCTGATGAAAAGAAAGCTCTCCCTTTATTTGATATCATGATCATAAATTTAAAGAGATTGATTGCTAAGTTGCCTCTTGGTAAAACAAGACTTGCGACCATCGCAGCTGCATTGATGTTACTCAGAGCAAAACCTAATAAAAAGAAAGTTAATGAATCATTATATTCACTCGAAGAAGATTTAATTAATACAATGAAAGAAGTTGAAACTGTTATGGAAGATGGTGCAGCCGCCGCAGGAGTCGTAAATAATGCAGGGGGCGGTGGTATTGCTGGTCTTGGAGATCGTCCAAGTGTTATTGTTGTTCCTCCAAAAGCAGCAACAAAATATAAAAAAGGAAATCAAAAAGCAGCTAATGTAATAATGGGTATTGTAAAAAGAAGGACACAAATATAATGTTTGGAAGATTGCCTCTCATACTTTTTGGAATAGCTTTTGCCGTTGCATCTTTTTGGACATGGCTTGCTGTTCATGACCACAATCTTAGAATTGAGATCATTGCCGAATTTAATACACAACAAGAACAATTGCTTGCTCAGAAAAAAGAAGAATTTGATAATCAAATGAAAGAACTGCAGTCTAAATCTGATGACTTGAAAAAAGAAATTGATGATAAGAATGCATCTTTAGAAACCATAACAACTGATATCGATAAGAATATGAAATCAACAGATGCCAGCGATGCTGCTGCACCATACCTCAAAGAAATTGTTACAAAATTACAGAAATCATTTGGTGATAAGGATATTAAAAAATGAAAAAGATAACTGTATCTATTATTACATTGGCATTAGCTGGGTGTGCGAGTACTGAACCAGTAAAGCTTATAGCACCAGAATATAAAGTTGTCAAGATACCTGATAATCTTTATGAGTGTCCTACAATCAAAAAGTTTCCTGATTCGGACAAATTGACTAATCAACAGGTTGGTAGTCTTTTGATAAAAGTTCAAAAATATAACGTTGTATGCAAAAATTCACTTGACGGAATCAAAAAATACATTAACGACGCAGACAAGACAATCTCTACTAAAAAATAATTATTGACTTTTGATTTCAAAGTGCGTATACTCAGTATTGCATTATTGAAATTGGAGTTAATATATGTCTACGTTATGGTTAGATCAGAAATATGCATCTCTTGTTGGTACACAATTAGAACGATTTAAGATTGTAAAGACCAAACCATTTGGTGCAAAGTTCAGATGTATTGTATGTGGTGATTCACAATCCAATAAATTAAAGACTCGTGGCTACTTTTATGAACACACTGATCGTATCAATGTGAAATGTCATAATTGTGGCTATAGTGCTTCTCTTCAAAAATTTATTCAATTAATAAATCCTGTTCTTTATTCAGAATATAGGATTGAATTCTTGAAGAATTCTGATCAATCAAAGCTTGAGCCAGAGAAGTTCGTAACTGATGTAACAAAGTTTTCATCAAGGAGAGTTGATCATTTTGATCCATTTAAATCTTTAAAAAAGATATCGCAGTTGCCTTATGATCATGCAGCAAAAAAATATATTTTAGATCGAAAAATACCCCCAAATACGCATTTTAGACTTTATTATTCACCTACATATTATCACTGGGTGAATGAAATTATCCCTGATAAGTTCAATGAAAAGGCTTTAAAATTTGATGAGCCTCGTATAATTCTTCCTTTCATTGATGAAAGGGGATATGTATTTGGATTTACTGGCAGAGCAATTCGTTCATCCACAGGGTTGCGTTATTCCACAATCATTTTAGACGACACGAAACAGAAGGTATTTGGTCAAGAAACAATAGACAAAAGAAAAATTGTTTACATTGTTGAAGGACCAATTGACAGTTTGTTTCTTGATAATTGTTTGGCAATGGCTGGTTCAGACGTTAACTTTAATTTGCTTGCAGACTCTAACAAGATTGTGATAGTATATGATAACGAACCCAGAAACAAAGAAATTGTTAGTAAGATCAACAAAGCAATTGATCAAGGGTTCAAGGTCTGTATCTGGCCAGATCACATCAAAGAAAAAGATATCAACGATATGATTAAAACTGGTCATACAGGTGCATCTGTTCAATCTATTATTGACCATAATACATATTCTGGGCTTTCAGCTAAGATGCGTATGCAGTCATGGAGCAAATTATGAAATATTCATCAGAAATACAAACAGACGAAAATGGAGAGTTGTTCATCATTATTCCTGATGATCTAATCAAAGAACTTGATTGGAAAGAAGGAGATGTGTTACAATGGTCTGTTGAAGGCAATACAGCAATTTTATCACGTAATGAGGCAGAGAAGAATGATTAATACAGTTCTAGTAACAAAAAGAAACGGTACAAAAGAACATTTAGACTTGGCTAAATTCCATAAAGTTGTTTCTTGGGCATGTGAAGGAATTAACGGTGTTTCAGAATCAGAAATTGAATTGAAGTCTCAAATTCAATTTTATAATGGCATCAAGACAACTGATATTCAAGAAACACTAATTAAGGCTTCAGCTGACCTTATTTCAGAAGATAATCCCGGTTATCAGTATGTTGCTGGTCGTCTCATCAATTATCATATCAGAAAGCAGGTTTATGGTGACTATAATGTTCCTACTCTCAATAATCATATTGATAACGTTATTGGCGCAGGATATTATGACAAAAGTATTAAAGAATGGTATTCTGCTTCTGATCTTGCTACTCTTAATACTTACATTGATCACAAGCGAGACTTTTCTATCGCTTATGTTGGCATGGAACAGTTTCGTGGCAAGTACCTAATCAAAAACCGTTCAACTGGTCAGGTTTTTGAAACGCCGCAGTTTGCCTACATGCTTATCGCAATGGTGCTTTTCCGTAATTACCCAAAAGAAACCCGTTTGAAATGGGTAAAGGATTTATATGATGCAACATCTACTTTTGAAATATCGTTGCCGACTCCTATTATGGCAGGTCTCCGTTCGCCTCAGAAGCAATTCTCTTCGTGCGTTCTTATCGAAGCAGGTGACAGTCTTGATTCAATTTCTGCAACAGCTTCCGCAGTCGTTAAGTATGTTTCTCAAAAAGCTGGTATCGGTATTAATGCTGGTCGTATTCGTGCTATCGGCTCTCCTATTCGCTCTGGTGATACTACGCATACTGGTGTCATTCCTTTCTACAAGCACTTCCAAAGTGCAGTTAAATCGTGTTCACAAGGCGGTGTTAGAGGCGGTGCGGCAACTCTTTATTACCCTATCTGGCATTTGGAAGTCGAAGATTTGTTGGTATTGAAGAACAATAAGGGCACAGAAGATAATCGTATCCGTGGCTTGGACTATGGTGTCCAATTTAATAAGGTGATGTATGAAAGACTTCTCACAGGAGGTAACATTACCCTCTTTTCTCCTAACGACGTTCCTGACTTGTATGACTCTTTTTTTATTGATACTGACAGGTTTAGAAATTTATACGAGTCTGCAGAACAAAACCCAGCAATTAGAAAGAAAACAATACCAGCCATTGAACTCTTCTCAGGATTCATGCAAGAGAGGAAGGATACCGGACGTATTTATCTGCAGAATGTAGATCACGCTAATGATCATGGATCGTTCATTAAGGAGTTAGCACCTATTCGCATGTCAAATTTGTGCACAGAAATAACTTTGCCGAGTTTTCCTCTTAATGATATTAACGATGGTAAACCAGTTAAGAAGCATATCAAAATGACCAAAGCTGACTATGAAAAATATTTGATTTGGCGTAAAAATAATCCAAATACACCTCTCCCCAATTCATAGCAGATATAAATAGTTGTGAAGAAGGAGACACAACTATGATTACACTTTATGTTAAAACTCACAGAGTTACAGGATTAAAATACCTTGGTAAAACAGAAAGAGACCCATATACGTATTCTGGTTCTGGTATTAGATGGAAACGAGAATTAAACAAATATGGTAATGATGTTGAAACTGAGGTATTATTTCAATCTGAAAATATTGAAGATATTAGAGAAAAGGGATTGTATTATTCTGAGCTATGGAATATAGTTGAATCTAGTGAGTGGGCAAATTTCATAGAAGAAAATGGTTCTGGTGGAGATACTTCAAAATATAATGATTATAAAGCAATTTCTGAGAAGTTGAAAGGTGTTCCTAGACCTAGAACAAAAGAACATCAAGATGCTTTGACTAAATCTTTAAAGGGTCAAAAAGCTTGGAATAAAGGAATAAAAACTGGTCCTGTTAGTGAAGAAACTAAAAAGAAACATACATTAGCTAGAACAGGTCAGAAACGTGGAAAATACATATTACACAAAGAACCACACGGAACAAAACATCTGCAAGGAAAGAAAGCTAGTTGCTTGTGCTGTCATAGAGAATTTGATCTGGGCAATTTAGCTAAACATTTAAGGAAAAAAGAAAATGAATCTACCATTTAACTTTGAAGTTGTAACAGAGGTAGCTAGAGATGATACTGAACATGTATATGTATTTGATGAAGAATTTGAAAGTGAATCAGAAGCAGAGATTAGCCTCTGTACGCTTTCGGCAATAAACTGGGGGAAAATTCGTGATCCTGCTGATTTTGAACGTCCTTGTACTCTTGCTGTTCGTGCTTTGGACGAGCTACTTGACTATCAAGATTACCCTGTCTTGGCTGCTAAAAATTCAACTATGGCCAGACGTCCTCTTGGTGTTGGTATTATTAACCTCGCTTATTGGTTGGCTCGCAATGATCTTAGCTATCAGCATATTGATCACGATGGGTTGAATAAACTTCATGCGTATGCTGAGGCTTGGTCTTATTATCTTATCAAAGCATCAGTTGATTTGGCGGAGGAAAAAGGTGCGTGCCCGAAAAGTAATGAAACAAAATACAGTCAAGGTTTGTTCCCCATACATACCTACAAGAAAGAACTGGACGAAATTGTATCGCCTGCGTATCGCATGGACTGGGTTTCATTGGGCGATAAGGTTCAGTCTGTCGGCATCAGAAACTCAACGCTTATGGCTCTCATGCCATCAGAAACATCAGCACAGATTAGCAACGCAACAAATGGTATTGAGCCACCAAGATCGCTTGTCTCTGTTAAACAGTCTAAAGATGGCGTCCTTAAACAAGTTGTACCAGAAGTTCGTAAACTTAAAAAGAAATACGACCTACTTTGGGACCAACAGTCCCCCGAAGGATATCTTAAAATTTGCGGGGTATTGCAAAAGTTCATTGATCAAGGAATATCCGTTAACACCTCGTACAACCCAAAGTTCTATGAAGATGAAAAGATACCGATGAGTGATATGATCGGCCATCTGCTTCTAGCGTATAAGTGGGGAATGAAACAATTATATTATTTTCAAACAAATGATGGGGCAGGAGAGTATGAGGCAACAAACCCAGCAATGGATCAGTTAGCCCCAAGTCAAGTTGAAGACGAACAATGTGATAGCTGTACAATCTAATACTCCTTAAAACAGTTATATTATAAATAGTATAGCTGTTTCAAATAGGAGATAATAATGGCTGGATTCGTTTATATTTGGACTAATAAAATAAATAACAAGCAATATATTGGAAGCCATATTGGAACTGAGAATGATAATTATCTTGGTTCTGGTAAGGCTTTCAATAGAGCAATAGAAAAGTATGGTATTGATAATTTTGATAGAGTTATATTAGAATCAGTTGAAGATAATGTAATTCTTAGAGAAAGAGAACAATACTATATTGATTTTTATGATGCTGCTAACAACAAAATGTTTTATAATATGAAAGCAAAGGTTGGTGGTGGATTTGAATTTATAAACAATGATCCAATATATCAAGAGCAAAACATACAAAGATTAAAAACTAGATGGCAAGAAAAACCACACCCAAAAGGAATGCTTGGTAAAAAACATACAAAGGAAAATATGGAAAAAACCAAAGCTGGATGGGATGAATGGGCAAAAAATAATTTGCTAAGACCAGTAGAAAAGTATACAATAGACGGTGTATTTTTAGAAGAATATGAATCTTTGTCAGCAGCTGCAAAAAGTGTAAATGGTAATGCATCAAACATTAAATATACAATAGAAGGTAAATTTAAACATGCCTACGGATATAAATGGAAATATAAGAGATACAATTAGTAATCAATATAAAGTAGAACTTATATATCGTGATACTTGGTCAACAGAGAAACCTACAGGGCAACAGGTAGGTATTCCATCTCATGATATTCGTGTTACACATAAAGATTCTGGTATTATTGCTCAATGTGGTGTTTATGGTTCAGATCATAAGAATAGAGAAATTGCAATGAGAATGGTTTCATTAGGTGTTGAACTTTGGGCGGAATAATGCAATGAAAGCAAAGAAAATGAAGTTGACTTTCGAAGATATCTACGCTAGAATTGAAAAGTGCGAATATGTTATCGTACATTCAAAGGAGGAGATGAAACCACATCTTCTCAATGCCAATGATAACACTCTTTATACGATGCCAGAAGGATACCTTGAATATGACAAACGATTCTACTACCGCAGATACTGACGACGAACCAGATTATGATGTTGTGCTTGATACGCTACAGAAGCATCACGATAAGTTGATGGGCGTAGACAAACACATTAATGAGTATACACCTTTTGGTATCATGCAACAGATTCGTATGAAGCAATGTCATGAATATGCTCTCAGTGAGATTGGAGATAAGTGATGATTGATATTAACAAAAAGTATCGCACCCGTGATGGCAATGAAGTCCGCATCTATGCGACGGATGGTGGGGGCCTATTTCCTGTTCATGGCGCAATACGGCTTAATGGAGGATGGGAATCGACATCGTGGACTAAAAGTGGCGTTCTTTACGTTAACGATGAAAGCTGCGTTGACCTCATCGAAGTCCGCCCTCGTATCAAGCGGTCATATTGGGTAAACTTATATCCATCGAGCAACTGGACTCTAGACCTATTTGATACTAGAGAAAAAGCGGATGGACATGCAGGTGCTTCTCGTGTTGCCTGCGTCCGTGTCGAGATTGATTGCGAACATGGAGAGGGGTTGTGATGAACGAGCGAATTGAAGAACTTTTAGAACAGACTGGTATACACTTAGACGATAATGGTGACATTATTTGGAGTAAAACTAGATATAACAGCGAAGTTGAAAAGTTCGCTATGTTGATCATCAGAGAATGTATTGATATTTGTGAACAAACACATGATACGTCAAATGGTAAAATGCGTTGTGCTAATGATGACGAGTCTATCCGTATAATCAAAGAACGATTTGGAATTGAGCTATGAAATACTTCTGCTATAATGAATATGATCCCAAAAGCCCTTTAGCAGACGAAGAGGGTGGATATGTAAAAGTTATGTCAGAAGCAGAAATTCTACATGAGTATTGGCCGCATTGGTATCAACAGATGTGTAAGAAGTTTGGTAAAGAGCATGTAGATGAAAACTACTCATTTCATGATTGTCTTGATGATTGGATCGTAGTTAATTGGGCATGGGAGAGCACAGATGAAGGCTAATGTGATTTATGTGGTAAAATGATCACCAAAGCAAATATCGAAAATCATAAGGAGGTGCACAATGTCGTACAGTGTATTTGACGCTAATAACAAAAAAGATCATACTAAAGTAAATTGTTTCTTTGACGATGCGCCAACAATTGCTAGATATGATCGTCAAAAATATCCGTGGATAGAAAAATTAACAGATCGTCAGCTGGGCTTTTTCTGGCGCCCAGAAGAGGTAGATATCTACAAGGATGCCAAGGACTTTAAGGATCTAACTGTTCATGAACAACATATTTTTACCTCAAATCTTAAGCGACAAATTCTCCTTGACTCAGTACAGGGTCGAGCACCAACAATGGCATTCGGACCTATTTGTAGTTTACCTGAACTCGAAACCTGGATCACAACTTGGGCGTTCTCAGAGACCATCCACTCACGCAGCTATACGCACATCATACGAAACATTTATCCAAACCCTTCCAAGATATTTGATGAGATAATGGATATTCCAGAGATTGTGGAATGCGCTGGTGATATTTCCAAGTACTATGATGATTTGATTTGGTGGAATAGTTTGCCAAAGAATCAATATGAGAGGGATACGGAATACAAGCACAAGAAGGCTCTCTGGCTTGCATTGATGTCTGTTAATGTTCTTGAAGGTGTTAGGTTTTATGTATCTTTTGCATGTTCATGGGCATTTGCGGAAGTCAAGAGGATGGAAGGTAATGCAAAAATCATTAAGTTTATCGCTCGTGACGAAAACCTGCATCTCGCTGGAACACAACAGCTACTCAAGGCACTACCGAAAGAAGATGAAGACTTCGCCAGAATTGCAGAAGAAACAAGAGATGAATGCATCAACCTATTTAACAGCGCTGTTGAGCAAGAAAAGGCATGGGCAAGTTATCTATTCAGGGACGGGTCGATGGTTGGTCTCTCAGAAATTTTACTTGGACAATACATCGAGTGGATTTGTCATAAAAGAATGACTGCTATTGGATTGCCTACTACATACAAGGGTGGATCTAATCCATTGCCTTGGACGCAGAAGTGGATCAGTGGCTCTGATGTACAAGTTGCGCCTCAAGAAACGGAACTGTCAAGTTATATTTCTGGAGGAGTTAAACTTGATATAAGAGAAGATTCATTTAAGAATTTCTCTTTGTAATAGGTAATTTAAGTCTCTTGTTTGTATAAATAGAATAAACAGGAGGCTTAAATGTTTTACATATACAGATATACTGATCCGACAAATAATCAACCTTTCTATATTGGAAAAGGTAAAGGAACAAGAGCAACAGATCATATGATGAATGTTGTTAAATCGCCTAAAAATAAAACAAGATTTAAGAACAAAATTGAATCATTGAAACAAGCTGGTACTCCGCCAATAATTCATTATATTGTAGAAAATATTATTGATGAAGATCAAGCGTATGAATTAGAAAAGAAATATATAAAATTATACGGCAGAAAAGGTTATGATGATGGTGGTATTTTATTGAATATTTGCGAAGATTCAAGACCACCAAATCATAAAGGTAAAACATATAAAGATATATATGGTGATGACTGGGAAAATCAAATTGAAAACCGTAGAAAAATTCAATTAGAACGTGGTGGGTTTGGACCAAAAAAACATTCAGAAGAGTCAAAAAGAAAAATATCTGAATCGAATATTGGTAAAAAGGCGAACGAAAATCAAATTGAAAATAGTAAACGTATGGGTTTAATGAATAAAGGTAGAACAAAAACAGATTTACAAAAAGAAAAAATAAGGCAAAAGATGATTGGTAGATTTGTTTCTGAAGAAACTCGTGAAAAAATAAGGCAACATAGAATAAACACACCCAAGAAAAAATGCGAACACTGTGATAAAGAAATCCAGCCAAATATTTTTGCAAGATATCACGGGGATAAATGTAAATACAAAGGAACTTTAATATGAGCGATAAACTTGAAATGCCAGTTGAACAATTTGCTGAAGCTGTTGCTAAAGAAAATATTCGTTTGAATGAACACAACGAAAAATTGAAAGGGCAGACAAAACTCTATTTTGACGCTTTCAACAAGGCTGCTGTTCGCATCAAGGAGCTAGAAAAAACATTGAGTGATGTTGTCGTAACGCTAAACTCTGAAGAAATACCATACATGGTTAGAAATAGATATGCTTGTGCTGTTGCGGAAAAAGCATTGGAGAGAAAAATATGATTGATAAACTTGAAATGCCAGTTGAACAATTTGCTGAAGCTGTTGCTAAAGAAAATGTTCGACTGAACAACCGCATCGAAAAGCTGGAGTCGGTCACAAAGGATGATGCCAAATGGCTGGCCGCATACCATCAATGGTGCGAGATGAACAACTGCGCCCCGTCATCTTCTGACCTGATTGCCGCCCGCATGATGCAAGATGCAAAGCTAAAGGTGCCTGAATGACTGATGATCTTGTGAAGCGGCTGCGCAATGAAGGAATTGCCGAGCTAGATGAGGCCGCCGACCGCATTAGGGAGTTGGAGGCAGCGTTGGTTAAGGTAGCAGAAGAATATGAAATTGAATGGTCAAAGAGTTCTGTGATCAACACGCTCAACATTGCGCAGATATTGTCTGAACGCATCGTAATCGCCCGCAAAGCATTGGAGGGAAAAGATGACTGAAAATTACAAACATAAGTATGATGCGCTTATGGAGCGTTGTGTTAAATTTATGTCAGAGTTTGCGCCACCGTCTCCTTATGAACTTGGTTTCAAAGCTGGTTGGGAAGCAGCAAAGCAAGAGTTTCATAAAGATAACACTTACGTTCCTGATACAACCAAACCAGCACAAACAATGGACATTCAATGGCCAAGAGATTATCCAAGAACAACTAATCTTTGGCCACCGACTGTGTATCAAGGTTGCAGCGTTTGTGGTATGGGCAGCGAACTAAATAAAGCTATGTCATTCGTATGCAATAACCCGCAATGTCCAACCCAAATTAAAGTTACTTGTTAAGGAGAGAATAATGAGCGATAAGGAAATTACATGTAGCGAGTGTGAAGCAGAATTTCAAGTTATACATGATAACATCACAGACCCAGAATTTTGTCCATTTTGTGGTTCAAAGTTAAGATATGAAGATGATGGTGATTGGTATGACGATGATGATGATGGTGCAATAGACCCATAACAGTACAACTAAATAGGGTTGAAGGAGAACCCTATATGTCTTATGAAAATCCGTGGTTACATGATTCTACAATAATTGAATCCGATATAATTGATAATTATGTTGGGTTTGTATATCAAATTACAAACCTTACTAATAACAGAAGATATATAGGTAAGAAGCTTCTTAAAAAGACCAAGACAAAACAAGTTAAGGGAAAAAAGAAAAGAAGTCTGGTAGAATCTGATTGGAAAACATATTATGGTTCCAATAAAGAACTACAAGAAGATGTTGCTCAAGTGGGTGCATCAAACTTTAAACGAGAAATACTTCGTCTTTGTAAAACAAAAGGTGAGTGCAATTATTTCGAAGCGAAATATCAATTTGACCTAAAAGTTTTGGAAAGTGAAGATTTTTATAATTGTTGGATACAAGTTAAAGTGCATAAGGCACACTTGAAAAATATATGAGGAGATGATAAAATGGAATTGTTTGTTGTATTAATTGCTTTTGGTATTATTGGTTGGTTAATTTGGCCTAGAACTAAGAAGGTTGTAGAAGAAGAAATCAAGCAAGAAGTCAAGAAGTTTGAAGATGCTATTACTAAGGTTGAAACTGCTATTGTTGCTGAAACAAAGGAAGCAACTGTAGAGCTTGCTAAGACTATTGAAGCCAAGGTAGAAACCGTAGTCGCTAAGATCGAAGAAGAGATCAAGGTTGAAGTTGCTAAGGTTGAAGAAGAAGTAAAGCAGGAAGTTAAGAAGGTAGCTACAAAGGCAAAGAAGACAGTCAAGAAGGCTGAAGAAGAAGTCAATCAGGTAGCTGAAAAGGTAAAGAAAACAGTTGTTCGAAATACCAAGAAGAAGTAATAAACCAATACGTGTCATAAATGATATGGGGGTCATGTCCGTAGTTGGTGAATGTCCCTCATGTCAAATTGGAACCAGAAGTTTGATAATCACAGACTTCATTCAAAATTTTTTTACTAGTACAAAAGGCACTGTATATATGAAATGCATTGTCTGTGAAACTACATATGAGACAACAGTAAGTTCATTAGCGGAAAGGTGATATATTATGGGTAAGAAGAAGACAAGAGCAGGGTATACTTCTAGCGGTAGCCAGCCAACAATTTCAAGAAAGACTAGCAATTCAGTTCGTAGAGATGTTACTGCAGGAACAACTTTGCTTCGTCAGTTAAAGATGTGGAGCAAGGGGAAGCGTACCATGATTACAGTTGAGAATCCAAACAAGAATGAGACAAATAAAAAGTTCATTCGGATTGAAGGTAATGATCCTCGTGCATTTGGTCCTTGGAAGAGAGCTATCAAGGAAATTGGCGCATGATTACCGTATACGGAAAACATAATTGTGGGTATTGTACTAAGGCAAAGAATCTTCTTGAGTTGAAGAAGATTCCATTCACATATTTGACTATCGGAGAAGATATTGGAGTAAACGAATTTATTGCACAATATCCTAACGTAAAGAGCGCCCCATACATCCTAAATAATGATGTAGCTATTGGTGGATTCAACGATCTTGAAATATATATCGAAGAAACTACCGGCAAAGACGACAATTTTTAAAAAATATAAATATGTTATACGAAACAAAACAGAAAGTTTTCCAATGTCCGATTTTATTATAACTCCTATGATAGGAAAAATTTTATCTGGTGTTGGAGGCTTTGTTGGTGGAGCTACGTTCATGGCATTTTATAGACCTAAAAATGTGTGGGATGCTGCTATACGTTCTAGCGTAAGTACAGCTACAGCAATTATAGGATCAATCCCTGGAATTGAATATTATAATTTACCTATGTCAAATGATAATATTCTTCTTTCTGGTGCTTTGATTGGATTTTGTGCTTGGAGTATCTTAACATTGTGTGCAAGAATGCTTTTAAAAATTCAAGATGAAAAAACTGAAATAACTCTACCAAGTTTTATCAAGACAAAAGAATAAAATTTTTAAATTATTATGAGGATACTGTGATGGAAAAGAATGAATTAAACCAAAACGCCCGTGGCGGCACAGAACTCATGCAAGAAAGATTGCATAGTTCATTATCTCCTGATCTTCTCAATCAATTTCAAATAATTCCTTCTCGTGTCAGAGACCTTGATCCTGATAAGAAGAAGATTCTTTGGTTGCACGATCTGCCCAATGATCCAGAATCAGAACATTTGACAGATGCTTCTTCTAGAAAGAGGTTTGATAAGATTGTTTGTGTGTCTGATTGGCAAATGCAGTTATACAATCTTACTTCTGGTCTTCCTTATCAGGAATGTATGGTCATCAAGAATGCAATTGAGCCTATTCCTGTAGAGAAAAAAGTGTATGATGGTACAGTTCGTCTGATTTATCATACAACACCACATCGTGGATTAGAAATTCTTGTTCCTGTCTTTGAAGAACTATGCAAAATGTTTGATAATATTCATCTTGATGTATATTCTTCATTCAAGATTTATGGTTGGGAGCAAAGGGACGACCAATATAAGGAATTATTTGATCGTTGTAGGTCAAATGAAAAAATTACATATCATGGATCAGTTTCTAACGAAGAAATTCGTGAAGCTCTTGTTCGTTCGCATATCTTTGCTTATCCTTCTATTTGGCCTGAGACAAGTTGTCTCGCTGCTATCGAGGCTTTATCTGCAAAAAATATCGTTGTGTGTCCTAACTTTGCTGGTCTTCCAGAAACCTGTGCTGGGTTTGCTATGATGTATCCATACAATGAGAACAAGAACCATCATGCACTTCAGTTTGCTCATACACTCAGCAATGCAATCGTGAATGTACAAAAAAATGATGGAAGTCTAGACCCATATCTAGACTTCCAGAAACAATACTTTGATTATTTTTATGGGTGGCATAAGAGGAAAACCGAATGGGAAAATTTACTCACTAGTTTGATTAGTAATTAACTCCAAGATATTCCCCAATACCTTTATACGTGTAAGGAATTCCAAGTTTCTTACACGTATTTTTTACAGCTTTTCCATCTTTATTTGCAGAATGACGCATGAATGCAATGAACATTTTATCGCATACTGTTACAGCTTCATCAATCCCATAACAATAATCATTTGGATACTTTTGGATACATTCCATCAGGCTTTCGAGATATGTATCCTTAAACTTTTGCTGTTTTGTGGTAAGAGTCATTGATAGGTTCCTTTTCAAAGAAGAATTCTGTATTCTTGTTTGCTTCGTTCATAACTTTCTTGAGTGCTTGAATTCTTTTTCTGAGAGAGTTTATTCTCCCAGATATATCATCAAGACGATAATTGTCAACGATTTCCATATTAACCTCCTATAGAATAATTTTATTTGTATAAAAATATCGAAACCATCCCAATGCTAGTTTGGATATTCCTCTACCCTGTTTGATCTTTATCGAGTATCCAAGAGCAAAAAAGAAATGTCTTCCACGCTCATATGGATATTGTTGCCAATCTGACATTTTATCGTGCTTTTCATAAAAAGAAACACCAGTCATGGCATCTTTAAATCCCTCAACAAAAAGAGGGGCTGACATGACTTTATTCCAAGTAGTGGTTTCGGTGTCTATCTGAGACATGTTCATTCTCCTCAGTCGTTAGCCCAGTCAGTGAGCTTGTATTCCCAGTAGTCGGCGTAGTTCTTGGCATCAAGCGCCACTGCAGCAACCTCATATGCCTTTGTCGAGTATAAACCTTTACGAGCTTTAATCTCTTCAAGCCGAGCGATCAGCCGGTCGATACCCTCGTTCATGCGTTCGTCAAGTGAAGTCATGTCCGCATCTCCTCTGTTCATGATTCATATTAGCATACTGACAGATGTCGTCAACTGTTTATTTCATAAAAAAAGTAGGAGATTTCTCTCCTACCAGTCAATGGTGTAGCCGCTTTCCTTGGGAAAAAGAGTTTTATAGTCGGATTCTACATCCCACATGGCATGACCAGAGTAGCCTTCGTATTGCCAAGCTTCAACCACTTTACCTTTGTCATTTATGACTCTGAGAATGTAGTTGAGCATCTTAGACTGGAGTTTCGTAGAGTTTGGGAGTCTGATGACTTTGGTCATTTTTCTCTCCTCAGAAAGGAATTTCTTGATCATTGTCATAGGTGGCGATAGCAAAAACCGGAGAATTCTCGTAAGCCTGATCATCATCCTCATAATGATCATCTTCTGGATGAGGCTGCTTAGGACCAGTGTAGAAGGGGTTAGGATACCAAACGTCACGATCAGAGAGAATCCAAGCCCTATCCTGATTGTCGAAGCCTACATTGCGGGAATATTCCAGATCAGCCTGAGATTCAGTTGCCAGATAACCCATGTCCATCTCCTTTGTCTATGATTCATATTAGCATCCCTATAGGAAGAGTCAAGCGTTTATATAAAAAAAGAGGGGAATTATCCCCTCTCTAAGTGCTTGATTTTCCTTGTATATGCTCCCTTACCCTTCTTGGGAGCAACAATTTTTTGCTGAAACTGGCGTTCAGACAGGGATTTTGCTGTCAGATTTCGCATTTTCTCCTATCCTTTGAATCGCCTTTGATGTGTGATACTCAAGGCGGCTTCTGAAGTTTTCTAGATGATCCGTGTCCATGAAATAGGCATTGGACTTGATGAAAGATATCAGGTAGCCAATGGTGTACATATCTCCATTTAGTTGGAGAAGTGTAACAAGATTGTCAACCTTGGTGTCGATTTGATCACTAGTCATATTTATCTCCTACTTTACGGGTTCGATGACGAGTTGCATACCATTGGTGGTGATACCATCGTAAAAGCCAAGGTTATCCTTGTCCTCTTCGAAGGCAAAAGCGTACAGGTAGGTCTTGGCGTACTCAATCGCAGCATCATAGGTCTCGTAGAGCCCAATGACGTTGTAGGCGTAGATGTTTGAGATGTTCACAAGCTTGACCATAGAAATCTCCTTATGCGAACAGTTTAGAGTTCATAGAAGGGTTCTTGTCGCTGACAGCACGGATTTCTGTCTGTGTCACGTTAGCCTTGCGGCTGATGACATTGAAGAAACCTTTAGCAGCCTGATAGGTCTTGAAGGACTTTTCGTGCTTGTAGCTCTTGAAGTAGGTGTAGGTGACGGTGAACATGTCTCATCTCCGTTTTGATGATTCAATGTAACAGGGGGTTTCCCCCCTGTCAACACCTATTTTCAGTTTGTGACGCAAATACCTTTGTGGGCATAAGCACCAACTGCCCAATCCTTGCTGGAAGCAATGACCAGAGGAACAAAAGTTCCATCCATCTTGCGGTAGATCATGTACTTGGAGCCATTCTCCTTGATGGTCTCAAGGCAATTCTCCAGACGCTTCATGGCACCCTTTTCAGTCTTGAGACCGACGATTGTTTCGAGCCATGCATTGAGGTTGGTCATTGGTCAACTCCGTGATCCGATATAAAGATATTATCACAACCAGCTTTAGGGTCAACATCTTTTTTTATTAAAAAAGAAGAAAATTGTCGATTTTTTTGGTTGACACTGCCTACATAATGACTATAATGAGTACATCAACAACGGAGATAGCCACATGGCTAAAAGAGCTGCGACAATCGCTACCAAGAAGAAGGTGATACGTGTCACCAAGGGCGAAAGTTTCTACATCAACAAAAAGTACTATGGCGATGAGCCAACTTGGGGCGAAGATGGATACAAGTTCGTCTACAATGCCTTCAACTGGTATAACACGATGGCGGAAGAGGAAGAGCTTCGCCTCTACATCAATGACTATCTCAAGTCTGTCAAGGCTGATGGGGAAGTCAAGAAGTTCGCTCGTGTTCCTCTCGTGCGTATTCCTCGCACTGCCGCAGCTGTGGTTCGTATCTATAGTCGGGGCGGACCTGTCGATCAGGAAATGCTTGATCGTGCAAAGGATAGCATCTTCGACTGCATGAAGTATGCAGAACAGGAAAAGAAAGACGACAATGTGGTTCGTCTTTCGGTTCAGGATCATATGGCCAATAAGGTCTCTGAATTCATTGGCGAGATCGAAGCCATCATTGATGGTGGTGCAATCGATTTCTCGATGTATTCCTCCCTCCAGAGCAACAACTTCCCTGCTTCGCTCTCGACACGGGTGGCTGACTATTATCGTCCCATTCAGCAAGAGATTGCTGATGCAATTGCCAAAAAAGACCCGCAGCTGGTAGAGGCATATAGCACCTTCACCAAGCCTCAGATGAAGGCAAAGCTTGTTCTGTACACTGGTATCGTGGATGACTGCGATAAACACAGTGGCAATCTCCGCAAAGCTCGTAAGCCTCGTAAGAAGAAGGCTGTGAGCCCAGCGAAGAAGCTTAAGGTCTTTCAGTACCAGAAGGAGGATACATCGCTCAAAATCTCCTCTGTCAATCCTGAGAGTGTCTTGGGAGCACAGGAACTGTGGACCTACAATACGAAGAGCAAAGTGCTCTCTGTGTTCCGTGCAAGAGGTCCAGCTGGTCTAGAAGTCAATCGCACCGCAATTGGTGGATATGATGCTGATACCTCTATGTCTAAGAAGATTGGACGTAAGACTGATGAAATTCTTAAGTTAGTGACTTCTTCTGGTAAGGTAGCTCTCAGGAAATTGTTTGATACCATCAACACCGATCAACTCAAATTTGTTGACCGCCTAAATAGTAGTACGATCCTATTGAAAGTGGTGAGGTGAAAAATGACAAACAAAATTATACAGTTTCCAGATAAGAAAAAGAAAAGTGAAGTTGGTAATCCAGCTTCACTCGAAGAAACAATCACTCAGATTGAAGAAGTGAGAAAGATTTTTTGTGATGAAATTGCTGATGATGTTTTCCAAGCAGTGTTTGCTATTATTAGCAACTATGGTTTGGTTCCAAAGTCTTCTCCAGAATTTATCCGTGATGCATTTTTCTTTGAAGAAGTTTTACAGGCAATGCTATATAGAATGAAGAACATAGATCATCCTATGCATTCTTTGATCGATAAGACAGTTACTATTTCTGAAGAAATTGAGCGTGAGCTTGAAGAAAAAATTGAAGAGTCCTTGAATCCGCAATAAAGATACACATATATAATGTATGGACAACAGTAAATGATTATTATTGACTTCAATCAAGTCATGATCTCGAATTTGATGATGCAACTTGGAAACCACACAAACATCCCTATTGATGAGGGATTGTTCAGACACATGGTTCTAAATTCACTTCGTAGCTATAGACAACAATTTGGAAACAAATTTGGTGATATGGTAATCGCATGTGATGATAAAAACTACTGGCGCAAACAACATTTTCCATATTATAAAGCTAATCGAAAGAAGACACGAGATGCTTCTGAGATTAACTGGACTCATGTGTTTGAAGTTTTTAACAAGATCAAGTCAGAACTTCGTGAATTTTTTCCTTATCGTGTGATTCAAATTGAATCTGCAGAGGCAGATGATATCATTGCTACTTTGGTATTGAATGCAGATTCAAGTGAAGATATTCTTATTCTTTCAGGAGATAAAGATTATATCCAACTTCACAAGTTTTCTTATGTGAATCAATATGATCCTACACGAAAAAAATGGATCAGTCATAACGACCCGCAAAAATATCTTTTTGAACACATTTGTAAGGGCGATTCCAGCGATGGCATACCTAACATACTTTCTGATGGTGATACTTTTGTTAGTAACAAACGCCAGAAGCCTTTGACTCAAAAGAAAATTGATCAGTTGTACAATGATTATTCTGATCAACAATATGCTATTCCTTTTGAAAGAAACAAACAATTGATTGACTTATCGATGATTCCCGTTCATATTAAAGAGCAAGTATTATCTAAATACGAAGAAGAATCAGGTAAAGATCGTTCAAAAATCTTCAACTACTTCATAAAGTACAAACTAAAAAATCTCATGGAAAACGTAGGCGAGTTTTAAAAAATGTCAAAACCATCGATATATAATACATTACAACAGTGTTGTGAATTTGAAAAAAAAGAAGAAAAGATTCAAGCACTACGTGCAAATGGTCATCCTGCAATTTATGCAGTTTTGAAGCACATGTTTGATCCTAATATCAAATTTTTGTTGCCAAAGGGTGATCCTCCGTACAATCCTTTAGAATTTGAAGAACCGGGAAGACTCTATACCGAAGCCCGAAAGTTTTATCTTTTTGTAGAAGGTGGGCATAATACCATCACTCAGAAAAAGCGTGAAGCCATCTTCGTCAGCCTTCTTGAAAACATAAACAAGGAAGAAGCAAAATTAGTCCTTGCTATGAAAGACAAGAAGAGTCCTATTAAGGGACTTACTAAAAACCTAGTCGCAACTGCTTTCCCAGGGTTACTTCCAGATGAGCAAACAAATTAAAAAGTCGGATATGAAGAAGAAGAATCAAGGAGGTTATGCCTACTTGATGGAAGAGGAAGAAGTTTCTCTTAAGGATATCAAGAGAAGCAAAGAACACAAACAATATCGCAATTATGAAAATGCTTTACGTTCAAAGAATGTGGATCGTCTCATGTCATATGAGGAAGATTAATGTTTGAAACTATTGCAGCTGCATCAGGACTAACCTTTATGCTCATGTTTGTTTCTGTACTCTATTATCTTAGAGGAAAGAAGCAAGGTATGGAATTCGTAATGCAACTTTTGCTTGAGAGTGATAAGAAAGCATTTAACCGTTTACACAACAAAATAAAGAGAGAATTAACAAATGTCTGAACCAGTATTTATTGTTGATGGGTTGAATAAGTATGATCCAAAAAACAACAATCACACAATGATCATAAATGAGAAGGCTCCTCTCCTTTGTGATCAAGTCAAGCTAGATATGCTTGCACAGGGATTGAATCCTCTAAACAACGAAGATGTTCGTAAATTTTGGGCCAAGAAGGGTGTAAGTCTTAATGGCTAATTACACTTTCCTTAATAAGGATACCAATGAAGAATCAATTCTTTCGATGCCTATCTCTGAGTTGGATTCTTATAAAGAAGCAAACCCTAATATGCAACAGTTGTTGGTAAGTATGACTCTTGCAGACCCAACACGTTTGGGTATCAGGAAACCTGATTCTGGGTTTCGAGATGTGCTGAAAAAGGTAAAACGTGCTCATCGAGGTAGCACTGTAAATACTTGGTAAAGAAAAGGCTCCAAAAACTGGAGCCTTTTTTATTTTAAACTTTTATTATGCCCAATTTCCGGTCACAGAATTAGCTATACTATCATCACCAAGAAGTTCTAAAGTAACAGATGAAAGAGCAAGAAGGGTAAGCGTTGATGGTGCATGATCTGAATCATATTGTGGAATTAATGTTCCGCCATTTGCAACACTTATTATACCTTGAACATTAAACATCATATATGCCTTATTAAAATTAGTTACTTGATTGACGGATGAATTTGCAATAAAATTACTCGTTAATCTGAAAGCGGCTAATTGAGGTGCTGCTCCACCAGTTTCAGTGGTATCAACTGACGTAGTAGTTTGATAATACACGCTTGATAAATTTGCTGTACCACCAAAACCAAATCCTATATTGCCTGCACCAGCTGGACCACCACCTGTAGATGCCATAGTACCTATCATTGAAATAGCATATCTTGAATTATTAGCAACTTGAACACCAACACCAAATAAACTTTGAGCAGACGTTGATGTAGCATTTAATGATAGATTAGCACCTAATGCAAAATGTTGATTTGTCCACTGCCAATAAACATTAGCAGAATTTCCACCCGACATTAATACTTGTTTTGAACTTCCTGATGATCCATTAGCGATAACGTATTTGCTAATTAAATTGGAAGTTGTTATGGTTGAACCAGATATAACGGTATTAACTGTTGCATTTCCAACTGTAAAGATAGAATTTGTTGTTAAGTTAGCATTTACAATAACTGGTCCAGTAAATGTAGCTCCAGAGAGTAATGCATAATTAGCTAAATTACTCGATAGCTGAGAATTAGAAACAACATTAGCAGCTGTTACTGAACCAACATAAAGAGTATTGTTTGATACCAATGCGGTGTTGACGTTCAAACCAATTTCAGTTTTGCCATATGCATATGTGGTATTGTTTGATACCAATGCGGTGTTGACGTTCAAACCAATTTCAGTTTTGCCATATGCATATGTGGTATTATTTGATGTTAACTTAGCAACATTTGAAGACAATCCTGCAAGAGTTTGATAGTTAGCTAAATTACTCGATAGCTGAGAATTAGAAACAACATTAGCAGCTGTTACTGAACCAACATAAAGAGTATTGTTAGCAGTTCCTTTTAAAGTTCCATAGTAATTGACAGCTGTAATATCACCATCAACATATAGACCTGTTGTATCTAACGATGCTATTTGATTTTCAGCTAAAGTTCCGCCAACATGGAACTTTATAATTTTATCTTCAGTTGAAGTTCCAATTGTAAGATTACCATTTGCATTATAAAGATAAGCATCATTTGGACCGCTGATAGTCCATTGAGTATTACTATAATTGCTAGAATTTATGCCCATATCAATATAATATGAACTATCATTTCCTGCATCATTAACAGCAACATAATCAGTAGAAGCCTGCGTTCCTGTATTATGATTTTGAGAAATAATTTGAGCATAAGAATTTAAACTATCATCTACTTGTATAATAGCATTTGGATAATCATGACCGACAGTAAGATATGCGGCACCAAAATGGGCAGTGTTTGAAACTATAATATTAGATATAGAACTGTTAGCAGCCACTAAATCATTTGTTTTTAATCCAGCACCATCAGTATCCCAACGATAATTATTTAAATCATAAAGAAAAGATACATAATAACTTGATGATGTATTTCCAAGAGTAATTCCACCACCAACAAGCTGTTCTTCTGTTGTGGAATCGTATGCTAGATGAAGAACTTTATCAGAAATAGCAAGTGTTTCAGCTGAAGTTGTTGCACCAGTAACAATAAAATTGTTTACTGTCAGTGAACCAAACTGAACTACTGCATTTGTATTTAAATTTTGTGGTAGTGAAAGTGTATAATTACCACCAATGTTAGCTACAGCAATTTGATTGGTTGTTCCAGTAACAGAAAGAACAGCTGTTGAATCAATACCAACGATACCTACGTTACCTGATTGAGTAAGGCCAGTACCAACATTAATTCTTGTTACAGCATTAGTTGCATTGAACGCTGTATTTTGAACTGAATTGTCAGGAAACGTAACAGCGCCAGTTGGATTACCAACAAAGCTTAGACCGTTTGAACTTACTGTTGCAGTGACAGTTTGAATCGTAGCAGAACCGACTGGAGTTGTTTGGAATACAATCTTTGTACCAGCAGAAGTTGAGTTGAAGTTTTCAGCAGCTGCGATATTGATACGACCAACCGAACCCACGTAAGTGTTAGCATCAGCCGCCCAACCCTGACCAGTTACACGAATAAGAACATCGTTTGCAATAGTCTGTGTTGGAGATTGTACTGTACCTCCAGCAGCACGTCCAGCAATCGCCACGTATGTACCGCTACCAAACGAGTCAAAAGCGATACGGGCTGGTTGACCATCCTGTGCAGTACCCTGAAGCAATGTGCCAGTAAAGTTACGTGGCTGTGATACTTCAGAGTTAGCGCCTGCAATGGAAAGTGCTGCCTGAGTAGTTAGGATAGTTGCGGGAGTTACGATATTAACAAGACCTGCTCTTGACACGGAAAATGAAGTTTTACCAGTATCAGCAGTTTTAACAGCGATTGGTCTATTGAATACAACGTTACCAGTTGCAAGCGTACTACCAAATAGAATATCTCTATTAGAATCAGTAATAGCAAGCTGATTATCACGGAAGGTAAACTCACCAACGTTGAAACCAGCGCCGCCCTTGATGTAGAAGTTGCCGTCCTTAGCGCCAAGAGCCTGATCGACACCAAGTGTTTCGTCAGCTACGTAGAGCGTTCCAGGTCCAAGCCAAAGTTCTTTGAATCTCTTTGCTGGTGTACCAAGTCTGTTAGTATTAGTTGTAACAGGAATAATATCAGCGTTAACAATGATAACGCCATTATAACCAGGAGTCAATGCGATGTTGGTATTGGCAATGGTTGTAATAGAGAAGCTAGGATTGATAACATCTCTTGTGATGGTAAGAAGAGTACCATTAGCTGGCGGAGCAACAGTAAACGTGGTATTTGCAATAATTAGGTTAGCGTACGAGCCAGTGCCAATAAATGCGATATGATTGTTTAGTGGAACGCCTGTACCAGCAACAAGATCATTGACCTGAAGAACAGGTGAAGGCGTTGTTGTTAGCTGATAAACTGACCATGGAGCAGGGATCTCGTTGGCGTTACCATAAGTTCCGATCGGAATAGATGTTGAGTCGGTGCTATACACAACAATGTGATCAAGGTTAGCATTGTTGATAACAGGAGAAACTAGAAGCGTACTGGTAAGTAACGAACCGTTTGGAACACTGATTGAATTTGTATATAAATTATTCCAATAGCTTGTTGTATTGCCTAACGAATACATCACTGATGTATTCGGAACAATACTTCCTGTTAATAATACACCATTATTATCATAATTTATTCTATTATTATTTTCTGATAAAAGATAATTTGGATTGTTCCAATAAGCGCCAACACTATTAGAAGTGAGAACTTGATATGATGATCCAAGACTATTATTTGCTAATATTCCTGCATTTAAATTGATATGATCAATGTATAAGTTGTTCCAATAATCTGATGGTGAACCAATATTATATACGTTATTAGCACCAGGAATAAGGTTTTGATCTATATTACTAAGATCAACATTTCCTTCTGCTATCTGAGAAAAAATAAATTTTCTTTTGGTATCATCATAAGTTAAGAAGTGGCCTTGCATAATAGTTGATCGGTCGATGTCATCTAGATAACGAAGATTGACTTCACCACCACCATGACTACTACCAGCAAGAGCAATCTTTCTTGATTGCTCATGTATAATCTTATGAAAATCAGTTACATTTTTTTTAATAATATCCATTTCTTTGCGAAGTGAAGAATTGATCAAATCAAATTCTGTTTTCTTTGCATCTACTGGAATATTAATAGCAGATACAGCCTGTGATATAAGATTATCTGCTTCTACCAAAGGTTTTTGAATGATAACATTTTTGGCCATAGGAGGCTCAATAATAACTTTTTCAATAATAGGTTTAGATATTTTAGATAAAGTAGAATCAAAATTTTTAAGAAGATTTTCTTCTTTTATTTTTTTTTCTTCAATCTTTTTTAGTTCTTCTTGTGCAGAAGTACCTAACATTTTAGCAAAATTTTCGAGAAATTTTTTTTCATCCATATCTTTTCACTACCTTAAAAATTTAGAAGTTATTTTTGTTTTGATTGTTCCAGTATTTAGGGTAACTTTCAATGCTACTCTTAATTTACCTTTACCTCCACCAGCACCAGCTGTATCAAGAAAAGCTTCTTTTATATGCACAGAATCAAATGGAACTGCATTCATGCCCATTATTCTTTTTATTCTCATGTTGGTGCTAAACAAAGAAAATTTTACCCCACCTTTTTGAACAATAACAAAATAATTATCTCCGCTATCTGCCCAATGTGCTCTAATCAATTCTACGAATAAATTTTTTTCTTGAGGAGTATTAAATTCAAATTCTGCTTTAGGAACTTTTCCAGAAGAATTTAAAATTCCTTCATCACCAACAAATCCAGCATAATGTTCTCCTTCAATCTTTCTCAAATGATCTATATATTTTTCAAAAGTATCATAACCTTTTAATTGTTTGATAATAATATCTACATCGGCATTTTCTTTGCCTCTAGTAACTGTTTTATCAAATATAGTAACAGAAGTGAAATCGCTGGTGCTTTTCACTTCTGCTTGTTGAGGTTTATTATCTAAATTAAAAATAATATCAGGAAGTTTACTAGCTTTTTTAGCAATAGATAATACCGGTATATTATAATTTTCAAGGATTGCTGCAAAATTTTCTTGAGCTTCTGCTCCTCTTTCAATACGGCTTTTTGACATATTTAAAAAATCCTAAACATCATACATTATTTAGGTAATCCATTCATATATCTCTTTCCAATTTTTTGCCTTTGGAATGCCTTCATAATTCATATTATGCCCATGTTCCATAAGGATAGAGCGAAGACCTAATTTTTTACCAAGTTCTGCATTTTCAATCTTATCTTCGATCCAATAATATTCTTTATCCTTATACTTTACTAGTACATCATCCTTATCTGCACCAGTATCAAGATAAGTAAAACCTTCAAATACACTTTCGCCAAAAATCTTTTGGAGATTCTGTGTCCTTAATTGACAAGAAGAAGGATCAAGACTAAGAGAACTGATGACATGAAATACACATCCATGTTTACGATGAAGCTTCTGAACATATTCAACAGCATCACGAAGTGGTGGAAGAAATCCAATAACAGCCGATTCGTTAAAATCTGCTATTAAACACTTATAATTCTCATATGAAATACCATATCGTTTACCGATATTATATTCCTGATTATACTCTTCTATTTTTTTATAACCTTTACGCTCCATCCATACATCAAAAGCGTATTCCCAATTCAAAAGAACACCATCACAATCAGTTAAAATTAACATAATAAAATCCTTTCAGTCTTGGATCACACCTTCGTTTATTTTACGATCTTGGGACCATTGAACAACTAAACCAATTGCTCTTCCATGTGCTTCTATTTCCCATGGTTGATCCCAATAAGACACTTTAACAGTATCTATTTTTCTTTTATTGTACACATAAACTTTGTTGTTCTTCATTGTCTGGTAATATTCGCCTTTTGCCCATTGCTTTACATGGACCATTTCATGAGCAAAACAATCCATCAAAACATGAAGTTTTTGATCTGGGTCTATATCTATAGAAAAAACTTTTGGTCTGAAATGAGTATCTTCCCATATGCAACAACCAAAGATGTTTTCATCTTTGTACATATTTTTTTTAAATGTTACTGTAATATCAAGCTTTTTCTTGAGATTTTCATTAAAAAATTTATCAAGAATAAACCCACCAAAATCTCTAAAATGTTCAAGTATTAATGGAGAAACATGCTTTTGATTCTTAAATTTTATCATAATAAATAATGTCCTCTTTGATCTATTTATAAATAACACATATGATATAGTATGTCAATTGGTGAATCTGTTTTTATTAGAGGAAACACTAAAATGATACCTATAGACCCAAATAAAGCTGCAAAATTAGGTGAATCATGGGGCAAAACCGTAACTGATTCTGTTTTTGGTATTGTTGATGTAGTCGATAATCATAAAAAAAAGGTTGCACATGTTAATGCAGTCAATGAAGCCAATAAAAGCGCATTAGACCATAACAAAAAAATAAACGAACAACAAAAAATTCTAAAGGATATGGCTATAGCTGAAGAAGCTAAAGTTCAAGAAGCTTTGTTATTACAGGGAATGTCACCTGCTCAACGTGATGCATATTATAAGGCAAAAATAGCTGCTGGTAAGGCTAAAGCAAAAAGAGAATTAGAAGAAGCGGAATCTCGTGCAGAAACAGAAGCACTGATGCAAGTATTTGCATTAGTATTTGTTGGCGTACCATTAATTATATATTTATTTTTATTTTTTATAGTCACAATTTTTGCTTATACGGATCGCAGTTCTTATAGAGAAATTTCACCTTTTGTTCCCGGTTCACAAGCAATATATGGAAAATATTAATGGCTGATGAAAAACAACCACTTCATGATTTTTCTGTACATCCTTGGTTAATTGGGTTTGACAAAAAATCTGATAAAGAAAAAATATTAACTATTGTAGAACAATTGAAATATTTAGAAAATTTAATAGGAACAATTTCAGTTATTATGATATTTTCAGGAGCTATTCTTATAACTTTAATGGGATTATCTATTGTTACTGGAAAATTTGATCTTGGCATGTTATTGTCAGTATTTAAATTAATTGGAGGATAATTATGGTGGAAGAAAAAAAATTATCTCGTTCCGAAAGAGAAGCAAAATTAAAAGATAAAGCTGGATTTGTAATTTCTTTTTTTGCACTTTTTCTTGCATTTAACACATATATTGCAAATGGACTTAGTAGCACAATTTTAACAAATACAATAAAAGTTAATGATACATGGGCGTTTTATCAAGCCAAGAGTATTAAACAAACTATGAATGAAACTGCTGCTGATGAAGCAGAAGCTCGTGGTGATAAGGCAAAAGCTGAAAAGTATAGAGCTACTGCTGTTCGTTATGAGACTGAACCATCAACTGGCGAAGGCAAGAAAGAGTTGTTGGCGAAAGCTCTTGACCTTGAAGCTCAAAGAGATTTAGCAAAACAGAAATCTCCGTGGATTTCATTTGCTGGTTCTGCAATTCAAATGGCAATCGTTCTTGTATCTGCTTCAATAATTGCGGTAAGCTCTGCAATGTTCTGGAGTAGTTTTGGTCTGATGGCAATCGGTATTCTTCTCATGTTACAAGGATTATTCTTATGGATATAATAAAACTTTTCACATATACTGTATATGCATTTGTGGTAATGTCTTTTGGTATTGTGTTATTGGCTGGATATTCAATAACACATGGTGGTTAATTAATTATTTCCACTTTACTATTTCAAATGAACCATCATGGTTCTCAACCAATGCTGTGCAAGATTCTACCCAATCTCCACAATTCATATATCTAATGCCGCCAATGTCACGAATATTAGCATGGTGTATATGACCGCAAATAATACCATCTAGTTTTTTTCCTTTGACGTAATTACTAAGTGTTTCTTCATAGTTTCCAATAAAGTTGACAGATTCTTTTACTTTATATTTAAGATATGCTGATAAAGACCAATATTTTAGACCAAAAACTGTTCTAATTTTATTGATAAAACGACTCATATCGATACTTATATCATAAGCCCAACCACCAAAATAAGCAAGCCATTTAGCATTACGCATCACAATATCAAACTGGTCTCCATGTGTTACATAATATATCTTTCCATCAACACCGACATGGACACAATCTTGTACCATAATGATATGACCAAATTCATTATCACAATAGTTACGCATTACATCATCATGATTGCCGGGAATGTAAACTACTTCTGTACCTTTTCTTGCACGACGAAGTAATTTTTGAATAACGTCGTTATGAAATTGAGACCATATCATTTTTCTTGACATAGCCCAACAATCAACAATATCGCCAACCAGATATATCTTCTCGCATTCAAATGTTTTCATAAACTCAAGCAATTGATCTGCTTGACTCATTTTCGTGCCTAAATGTAAATCTGAAATGAATACTGTTCTATAAGACTTCATCTAAAATCCTTGTAGTCATTCGTTGTAGATTTATTTTTGAATGTTACTGATAGATAATTTATAAAGTACATCCATGTAGTAGAAATTATACCTTGTTCTTCAAGTCTTCTTGGTGATGTTGTAGTAATCATATACATGTTAAATATTATCTTACCAAGATGTTGGATACGTTTTGCTGTCATGGTATCTTCGCCATAGAAAGCAATAGAAAGGTCGTATCCTCCGACTTTATCAAGAGCTGATTTTTTAATCATAGTGTTGCCACCCTGAAGAAAAACACCAATATGATCGTTGCTTACTTTAGCAAGAAGATAATAGAACTTAGTCATTATTCGTAAACTAAACCCCGCCCCCTCATACTCAAGAGGTCCAGTTACAGCAACGACATCATCGTTTGATAATCTACTAAGTGCTTCCCAAATCCAACCATCAGTTATCTTTGAATCAGCATCAATGTTAGCAATTAAAAAACCTTTAGCATTTTCATAACCAGCTTGTCTTGCAAACACAACACCTTTACGAGATTCTTTAACAATAAACGCTTGTTCTTCTTTTGCAATTTCAACTGTTTTATCAGTACAGTTATTATCAACTACGATAATCTCATAAGGAATATACCATACGTGTTTCCTAATTGAACGAATACAATCTTTGATATGTGCTTCTTCGTTATAACAAGGTATAATAAATGAAATCATAATAATACTTTACGTTGATGTATTTTTAATATTTATAGTTTTTTTTGTTTCTCTTTTACTTTTATCATACCAAAATTTACTACTTGTGCGCAATAATTCAGCACTAAGTCTAACATGCTCTAGTAGAGCAGTGGCAAGATCAGCTTTAGCTCTACGCCATTCTAGATCTTGTTCTTCAACCATTTCTTCCATAAGTTCAATTGCCATATCAACGTATGGACAAACATGTTCAGGAACTACAGGCTTCTTAATCATAGTCATTTTCCCAAACAGTATCTCTGATTAATCCACCATTCAATTCATATTCGTCAATAGTATACTCATCCTCATCACCACAATTTTTACAATATTCAATTGCTTTTTCAAGGCTATCGAATACGTGACTTGGATAATTATAATTCATAACGACATAGATTTTAATCATAGGTCAAGTGCATCCTTAAGCGATGGAAACTGCTCTGTAATCTGATTCCAAGCATCAATAGCAACTTCACGATGTTCCTTCTGTGTTCCATTAGCCATCATTTTTCTCCATTAAAATAATTATACATCTTTTTGATGTGTCTGACAAACGATTCTTTATCTGTTGTTCCCTTCATGTTGTTACACATCCAACAACATGGTACGCTATTTTCAACTGTATAACCTTTTGAGGAATCTACTCTGTCTATTCCTGTAAAGGAAAAATTACCACTCGTCTTACCTTGTCCTTTCTGAACATTTGTCAGAGCATCACCGCAGTAAAAACACGATCCTGTAACTATATCTACAAACTCTTTGGTTGTAAGATCATAATCAAGGTTTCGTTTTTGTGCGCCCCTTTTGTATTGATACTCAAGATTGTTTCTGGCAGCGATACCTTCTTCAAGTTGCCAAGGTTTCGTTTTAGGACCACCCTTACTTTTCCAAGTTTCAGAGTTGTGTTTTTGACATCCACAACTCTGAAACTTATGTATCAACCCCCCATTCACAATGGTTTCGTTGTTACAATAATGACAAAAACATCTTAGAGATACATGCTGACCAGAAACGTTGTTTGGCAATATATCAAGAACTTCTAGTTTACCCCAAAAATTTCCTACTTTGTGTTTTGAAGGTCTTCCCATATAATATACTCCTAGTAATGAATACTAGTATGTATTTATACAACCCATTCATCATTTTCATCACTAAGACACGACAAACTAGGAAAATATTGAAGAATCTCTGATTTACAGTTCTTTGCTATTTCACGATGTTCTTTTTGTGTCTCAACCTTTTCTCTGATAGCAATGTAGGTGATCCAACTGCGGAGACTGCCATTCATATACAGACGAGAAACAGTAAGACCTTCTGGAAGAACAGAACGAGCTTGTTCCTTAGCAATACCTCTACGAATGGCCCAATTATATGCTTCTTGAGAATTAGCAATAACTTCTTCTTGCTTTTTACGCCATGCAGTTTGTAGTTCAGGATTATCATATTCAATAGAATTTTGACGATTCTTCTCATCCTGAATACGAGCTTCACGAGTAACGAACCCTAAATCCTTGGTGGGATCAGCATAACGTTGAGAAAATTCTTGAAAAGAAAATGAACGATGACGAAGAATTTGACGAGCAATATCACGAGTCGTATTAATTTCCATAACTACATTGACCATCTCAAAAGGAGACCAATGCTTATGCTTTGCAAGATATTTGAGCAATTTCGATGCAGTCAAAGTGTTATTTTGATTGCTTGGATTTGACACACGAGCAACATAAGCAATAAACTCATCTACTGTAAGTTTTTGCGGTTCACCCGGTGAATCTGTCCAAATTTTAGGTTCAGTAATAGCAATAATCTTTGTATCATTCATATTATTCACCATCAATAATATTATTAATTTGCTTACCACCATTGATCAAATCATTAATTTGTCTTGCAGTTTCTTCAACTTCCCATGTCTGAGAAGGATTACCCCCATAGATAAAAGTTTTTTCACCGTCTTCAGTGTTCAAATCATACACACATGTAATGTGATCTGGATTGAAATAAAGATATGAACCACGAATATCTGCACGAATATTTGTAAGTTTGATAAACTTTGTCATAATATAATCCTTTTAAAAAAATGGTGGGCGCAGACGGACTCGAACCGTCAAGCCGAAGCGTCTGATTTTAAGTCAGATGGGTTTACCAATTTCCCCATGCGCCCATTATTGGTGGTCTCTAAAGGATTCGAACCTTTGACATACGGAGTAGAAATCCGTCACTCTATCCAGCTGAGTTAAGAGACCGAAAGAAAACTAACTGTGGGCAAATATTATCACCCACAGTTATAATTGTCAAGATTAGAACTTGTAGTTCACACCAATAGTAACAACATTATTGATAGTGTTCTTTTCATTCTTAAAATTGGCGATATGACGATAACGCCCATCAAGCTCAATGTTGTTGGTTACACCATAACGAACCCCGCCGCCTACAGCATAAACATCTTGGTTCTTTACAGTATTCCATGCATAACCAACACCAGCAAGAGCATAAGGTGTAATGTTCATAAAGCCAAGAGGAATCTGACCAATTGCATTGACACTCATAACATCTGCCTTAGCAGTCTTAGTCTTGTTATTGAAACGATCATAATCGGCTTCAAAACGAAAAAACTTATTTACTTCATATCCAGCATTGCCACCAACTGTCCAGTTGTTGACCCCTGATTTATAAAGTTCACCGCCACGGACACCAATAAAGAAAGGAATACTAACTGAAGCTACAGGAGTAGGAACAGATGGAGTCATCTTTGAAGGTAGATCAGTAGCAAGTGCTGCAGTTGAGGCAACAATAGCAGCGAAAGTAATAATAGACTTGAACATTTTTTTCTCCTTGTGTTATTAAATGGTAGGGACGCTAGGTTTCGATCCTAGTCCAGAACAGTCATCTACTGCTAAAGAGTTTATAAATCTCTCTTGTGTCCAACACCCGCCCCCACTTTTCATATATTACATCAACTTTATTGAAGATGCAATACTTAATTTGGAAAAAGCATTTTATTTTCTTCTTCATTTATCTCTTTAATGCGTTTTTCCAAATATCGAATGATGATTTCATTATCATCAGTATTCTTATATATCTTCAACCGATTATTGAGTTCATCTACGAACGCTGACTTCTTCGAAATTTCTACTGAATAGTTAAAGTTCGTAGAATTTACTCCTTGTGTTTAGTCCCAGAGTCCATGATAGTACTTGCCAAACAATCTAAGACCATTTTTGCGACGATCCCATTCTTTTTCCATAGCGTCTTTATCAACTTCAAAAGTATGTTTAGGACCATATTTCATTTCTGTCAAGCCAGTTTCTTCATTTTTTACAAAAATATGATCGGCTTCTCCAGAATAAAATTGATTTTCCCATTCATCATCAAGCTCACACGAAAAAGCAAAGATTATTTCATCAAGAACCCAATCCCAACGTTTTTCAATGGTATTATCAATTTCCCAATATTGTATTTCCTTATTCTCATACATCTTATCACGATTCGGATCAGGACGCAAGTCTTCAGGAACATCTTCTGCATCTACAAAAGGACTGCCATGCTTCTGTTCTTTGAGTTTCAAAAGCATAGGATGTATAATTAAAGCAAGTGTGTTATCCATTGACCAAATATCATAGTCATGAATCTTAATTTTAATTTTACGTTCTTTAGAAAATTTGTTAATAGTATTGTTAAGAATCAATTGTATCATATTACAAAAATTTATAACAAAATTATCAACCTTTGTGTAATTTTTTTCTTCTACATCATAAAATTTTTCACCATATTGTCTTTCAAGCCACCATCTTTCAAGACGGTATACCGAAAATGCATTTTTATATGGCCCCATATATACACGCATATCAATCTTCCTTTTTTGTTTTCAAAGCTTGTTTTGCCAACCAAGCAATAGCTATCAACTTATCTTTATCTGTATAATAATTTGCTTCTAAAACTAATTTAATACGTTCTAAATTGTCTATTAACCAATTTATTTCTACTTGTTTAATATCCAATTCTATTTTTTCCATCAGAAAACAATCCAATTATTTTTATAATCAATCTTATACTTATCATGATTTTTAATTCCCATCAAAGTTTTTTCTTGAGGGATCATATTATATCTTGCAGTTTTTTCATTCGGTTGTGTGTATGACTTTTTTTCTTCAATTGCAGCAATGCAAGGACTGGGATCAACAACTCTAAGATCAATCTTAAATGCATTTGTTACACCCATCATATGATCAATAGAGACACCAAGAGGAAGAACGGGCATCTTGTCAAGTGCTTGTAGACAAGCAGATGCAGTCCAAGGTGTCAATGCATATGCATGTGTTCCTTCGAACTTTTCTATATCAACTTTAGCAAAAGGTTCATCAATACATTCATAATCATCACGATTATCAAACCGATAACCCAAGAAAACATATTCACGATCTTGCACATCTACATCAAGAAAATTCTTCTTTACCAAAGCATCATGTTCAAATACTGCTACAGCATTAGTGTGTTCTGTGGCGATCTTATTCCATATAGCAAGATGGCCAGTCAGGCAACATTGTTCTTTAAACCAAATATTAAAAACATCTTCATTTTGTCTCTCTTCTACGATAGGATTGACACGAAATCCCCACTTCTGCTTAATTTCTGCAACAGAAGTGGGAAGTTTCAATCCAAGAAAAGGTGTCACAGGAATCCCATGCTCTTCACAAGATTTTTTACACTCTTCCATATACTTTATTGAATTGGGTTCATTAATGTAAAGAATATATGCATGTTCAATTTTCATATGTCACCTTTTATTTTTTAAATTATTAAGCGTCTCTCGTAACAAAATGAGGGCGAATCTTTGTAGGTTCAAAATACTTTTGCACAACTTCAAACACTACATCATCTTCGAAATCTTTACAAGAAAAAACATCCATATAAAAATCACCATTGTTTTCACAAAAATGACCAGCAATATGTGAGGTTTCGATCATTTGGACAAAACTGATACCAGCTTTATCAGCATCATGTGTTGCAAACCGACTAATGATTGGTTCACCATATGCAACCATATCAATAGCAACAACTAATTCTTTTACAAAATTATATACATTTTCTTCTGATGTGATAAGTTCATTCTTACCACCAGAACAATCCAAAAGCAAATGCCAGCCCCAAGGTTCAACAATCATTTTATTTCTCCATATGTAAAAAAGAATACACCCTATGTATTCGGTTGATTTAAACAGGTCTTCTATAAGCTAAAACATAATTAACTGGAAAATAAGCTACATTAACTGATTTCCCCTGATTTCCACCAAGCACTTTTACATACAATTGATTTCCATCCCACTCATATCCATCAAAAAAACCTACATGCCCTAGAACTTTTCCTTTGCCACGCCTCAAAACAACAATATCTCCTTCTTTAGGATTTTTTGTTTTGATTCCCCAACTAAGAAAACTTCTAGCCATCAAGCTATCAGTACCTTCATAACCAGTACGACGAAGTACTGCATTTGCAAATGCTGCACACCATGGAGTTCTTAAAGGATCGACTGGTGTTTGATTAGAATTTCCCAATTTTAGATAAGTTTTAATTTCTTCTCTATGGCTACGAGCATCTAATCCTGCAAGTTTAGAAGCCTCATCAATAATTTTTGGGTTTGTCAAACTACCAAAAATACTATGTTCTGTTTTTTTTACACGGGGTTCAAATGTAGAAGATGGAATCCCAATATTATCACATGCAAAAAAAGCTGCCGGAGAAATTTCATTTGTCATACTGTAATTAGTATAACATTGTGTCTTCAATTCGGCTACAGATGGCTGTCTATCAATATGCTTTTTATATTTTTTTCTATGTATCACTCTTTTCTTTTTCACATGCTTTTTATGAATAGGCGAAGCATCTGATAAAGGTTCAGCGTTTACTTCACTTGGAATTAATGTTCCAAATGTAAAAATACTCAATAAAGCAAACACTGACGGTGTTAATATTTTCATTTTATTCTCCTCTCATATGCAGCTATAAATGAGAACTTGCTGCAGTATGAACACATAGGGTGTAAGTATATTTAGTAATTTAAAAATTGGTTGAGGTGCATGGACTCGAACCACGATAGCAGGAATCAAAATCCTGCGTCCTACCATTAGACGACACCTCAAAATTATTGACACATATTACTACGGTTTGTAATATGTGTCAACTGTTTTTATTAACCTATAATAAGTTTTGTTCTTATTATGATTTACACTGATTCTTCTTATCTACTGCAATTGTCTTAAGATCAACAGGAATAAGAGGATTTTTTACAGTTTTAGAGTCAGGAACTGGAAATGTTTCACCAGTAGCCTTCTCAATATCAGCAACTGTTACCTGATAAGGGGCAAAATCAGCTGACAAACCATCCTTGTGGGGAAACAAGAAAGCATAAGATTTCTTAGTAACATCATCAATCACGATCTTGAAAAGAAAATCAGGAACTACAACCTTATCAGCGCCAATAGTCTTTGTTCCACCAATATCACCAGCATACATTGTATGTGCATGTTGAGTTGTATAGACCCATGCACGTTCAGCTGATTCAAGATTCTTCCAAGTACCACGGTTTACGGAAGGAAGTTGTGGGCTCATATTAGACATAAGGAATGATTCCTTGGCAATACCTTCGTCCCATGACATGTCGGCATTATTGGCAAGGTGTCCCTGATCATAACCAGAACCAGCATAATCATCAGGCTTTGGAGATGCGGCTGCAAGAGACTGATCTGCAGCAAAAGCATTGACACGAGGAACACAACCAATAGCATGTTCTGGCGTCAATGTCCAAGAAACCCAATCAGGAGTCTTAGTATGTGGATTGAATGAAAGCAAATATGCTGACCGACAAACAAGAGTATCACCAGCCTTAACAGATGGTTGACCATATGGAATCTGTGCAGCACAAGTAGCTATAGGCTTAGGTGGTGTCTGATCCGCAGCATATACACCAAATGCCAAAGTCAAGACAAAGAAAGTAGAAAGTAATAGTCTATTCATAATATTCTCCATTGTAATTATAATATTAATTAGCCCTCTATTTATGCGTAAAGTTTTTTAATTGCTCTAGCATAAGCCAAATCTTTTTTCCCTAATATAGGTTCAATATTTAAAAGATTAAATATTTTTACATCTGGGTGACAACACAACCATTGTTCATCTTTATATCTTATAGAACAATTTTTCAACCAAATATCGGTGGTGGTTCTTTGTATATCTTCCCACCATTCATTAGTTGTAGGATCAGGCAACGCTCTTATATATCTTGATGTTGCCCACCAAGTATTTCCACTATAATGCTTATGAGGAACATCATAATAATTTGTTCCAGCTGTATGAAAATCGTTATCCAACATAGTATTGCACAATTTCCAATTATCAATTACTCCCCAAGAAATATATTCTTTCCAATAATAATAATTAATAAATTCTTGATATTTTTCTTTTGATAAATGTCTTTCAAAAGATGTAATTCCTTTTGAATGATTGTACATAAAATATGCATCTTCTATACAGGCATGATCATAAATCAATTTCATGGTTACATTTTCACTAACTTGTGGAACATGCATACGATCATTATTTAATAGATTCAAATCACTATCACTATTAAATGTATTTTTATAAGGAATAAAAACATACTTATTAGAAAGAGCGGCTGATAAATTATCAGCCATCGTTAAGTTTTTTTCTTTGCCAATGGCTATTAGATATATTTTTTCTAATACATCTAATAAACCATTGTCTTCCATTCTCTTATAATTTTCTAGTAAATAAGATGACCATGCACCATTATCTTCTGTCAAATACATATGATAATAGGCATATTTTTTCACTCTTTGATCTCCACACGGGGGAAATAAGTAATAAACTTATCATATCTGTGGTCTTCTTCATTCCTACGTTCCTTGATCTTCTTACGAATTTCATCAAAGAAATTCCATGCAAGTGGAACAAACATAGTTGTACCAAGCTTATCGATATGATCTGCAGATACAATCGGAATAGAAGTGCCGGGTGTAAATCGACCTTGCTTAAGAGGATTATCATCAACAATAAAATCAAGATTAATTTTAGAATAATTAAGAAGAGTCATTCCCTTTGCTGCAGCGCCATATCCAACAACATTCCAACCAATCATATTTTGACGAACAAAATCAGTTTCATACTTAAGTTGCTTTACGATTTCATTGGCTCGTTTTGCATATCTCTCATATGTTCCTTCATCATATACACCAGCTTTTTCCTCAATACCAATCAGCTGCTCAATCTTGGTTTCCATGAAAGGAAAACGAATGACAGGATTTTTTGAAATAACAAATACAAAGCTAGTACCATGAATAGGCATATATTGAACATCAACAAGAGTAAGACCAGCCCTTTTACACAATTCATTCATAGACTTTACATTAAAAAATGAAATATGCTCGTGATAGATAGTATCAAATTCGTTATTACGAATCATAAATGCCTGTGAAGTTTGAATAAACAAAAGAGTATCATCATTCATAATTTTCTTTGCAGTTTGTAAAAATCCTAGAGGATCAGGACCATGTGCAAAAACATTCTGGGCAGAAATGATATCAAAAGTTAAAGAATTGCCTACTCTATCGACAAGTTCTTCCTTGATAAAATTATTATTAAAATAATCACACCATACTTCATGATTCTTATAAGTGAGTGAAAAAAGATTTTGAGCAGGGTCAACACCAAAAGTTGTATGCCCCAATTTCTTAAAATAATCTAACTGCGTCCCATCATTACACCCAATATCAAATACCTTCTTAGGTTGGCCCTGTGAATCGGTATAATTTGAATGAGTGGTCGATGCATATTGAGCAAAATGATCACAATGACTATGCATTGTAGTAGAAGTACCACTAACATAAAGATAATCATCAAACATAAGATGAGGATCAACAGAATGAGTTAACTGAATATGATAGCAATCGGTACAACGATTAATAGCAAGAGGATATTCTTCTTGAACATCATCCTTATTCAACTTATAAGAATTAGCAAGGGGTTGAGTATTAAGATCGAGAGTCAATTTTAAATTGTGCGATCCACAAGCAACACATGAAGTAAGTTCTGTGCAATTTTCCATATTATATTTCCTTATTATTTGCTAAATACACATTTCATTTCGACAAGAGGTGTTTTTTCGAATACGACCATACTATCATAGTAAGAAATAGAAGACAATCCTTTTGAAAGATTTGCCTTATCTTTTATTTGCCCATGTCCATTACGCATAAATTCGTAATGAAGAACATCTACAAAATTCTTACTATATTCAATAAAAGATGCCATGTTCTTATATCCACCAGAATAATCATCCCAATAGCTAGTATGAGTATCTTCACAAATATAAACGCCATTAGAATTTATTATAGGAAAAACTTTTTCAAAAGTTACAATTTGCTGTTTCATATGATGGCCACCATCTTCAACCATAATATCAACAGGACCAATTTCTAAAAGTGTCTTATCCCAAAATTCTTCTGATGCTTGATCACCAATAATAATCTTTACGTTTGGATTATCATATACTAGATCAGAACATTTAGGATCAACACCAATACCATATATCTTACTTTCTGGACCAAAATAACGAGACCACATTTCAAGTGATCCGCCATTTTGTACGCCAACTTCAATAAATGTGATATTTTTTCCTTTAAACTTTTCGAAGTGGCGATCATAGACATCAAAATACCTATCCCACTTATCAGATATCTTTGGAATGGTATAAAATATTTCTCTGAGTGTACTCATAGTTCAATCCATTCTTTATTAGCAAGAGACCAATCAACAACTTCTTGAATGCGTTCCTTTAGAGTTAGACGAGGTTCCCAACCAAGCATACGCATAAAATCACCATCCAATGCATAACGAAGATCATGACCGGGGCGTGATGTATGAAAATCGACCATTTCATGATTGAATTTCTTACCTTGTGCATCCGCAATATATGTTGCAAGCTGAAGATTATCAATTTCTTCCTTACCAACGACATTAAACTTGGGGCACTTTGCATTTCCATAATCTGGAATATTAATCAAAGTTTTCTGTTGCTCATTCAAATGCAGAAGGAAATACATTGCTTCTGCAACATCCTTAGCATGAATATAATAACGAGAACCGGGAATAGTCTTAGAAGAATCTGAATGAATAGTAAGAGTCTCACCATTACGAATCTTACGAATACACATAGGAATAAACTTTTCTGGATGCTGACGTTCACCAAAAACATTCATTGTATGAGTGATAAAGATAGGAAGATTATATGTGTTTTCATAAGCAACACAAAATTCTTCTGCAGCTGCCTTAGAAGCAGAATAAGGATTTGTTGAATTGTATCTATCACGTTCTCTATACGAAACGCCGGGAGGAGCAACACCAAAAATCTCATCTGTACTAAAATAAATGAAACGTTCCAGATTCTTTAGTGTTCTAGCAAAGTTAAGAATATTAACTGTGCCGACAGTATTATCCATAACAAATTCCATAGGATGTGTAATAGAACGGTCAACATGACTACTAGCAGCAAGATGCAAAATTACATTAACATCACCAATAAAATTATTATTAATTTCCGTAATTTCTGCCTTAAGATCATGCCATACAATCTTAACTCTCTTACGAGTTTCAGGATCATATTGAGATACAACATTATGTAACCGATTCAGATTGCCAGAGTAATCTAGACGATCCAAAGTAACAATTTCCCAATCAGTCTTCTTAAGGAAAAGATCAATAATATGATGACCGATAAATCCAGCACCACCAGTAATAAGAACACGTTTTGTCATTTTTTCTCCATATCAAATTTGATTATTTAAACAACTTATCACAGTTATTAATCGTTGTCAACAATTTTCCATGCTCTCAGAACCTTTTGAGAATTGATATAATTACAATCAATATCAAACTTTTCCTTCATATACTTTGGATACAATACATCAGTTACATACTCTAATGCCTTGAACCCATCAGCTTTATCATAAGAACTTTCTTCTGGACGCATATGTTTTACAGTATTTGTATGAATGACATGTGCTGTAGTTTGAAGAAACTGGCACATAACTCTATCAATACCCCAACATGATTTTTCATACTTATAATCATGAAGAAAATCAGTTACTTTCTTAAAAATATCATTTCTAAAAAAAGGACAACCAGATTCAATAAAATCTGTTTCAGTAAAAATATATTCTGGATTATGTCTCATACATTCATATGTATTATATGAAATAGCGGCTTGATGAAATAGTCTAAAATCATAATGTCTTGCAATAGCAAGAGATTCATTTACTGATTGAATATCAGTAGCATAATCATCATCAAAACAACCAATATAATCATAATTTTCTAAATTAATTATATTAGAAACTTCTTCCATAAGATTCCACTTTAGCCCCTTACGACGAATAATAAAATCATAAGTTCCTACTTCTGGTTGATAATCATTAAATACAACAACACATGTATCATACGTCCTTTGAGATTTCGTATATCTCCAATGATTATCCCTATCATAGGCATCATCAAAAAACATGTCAGTTCCTGTAGGCGTAATAATTAATGCTTTCTTTTCCATATTAAATGACTCCATACATTTTTTCAATATATTCTTTCCACTGACCATAATCTTGAACAACACCATTTCCAAGATTTACTGATCTAATGTATTGATGAACAATACACATAGTTTCTCCAAATTCATTATAAACATAACTTCCATCAAACTTTGGTTCACCTTCAAGAAGATTTGGTCTAAACATGGTAATCTTACGTTCATCAGCAACTGTACCAAGATTAGCAGCCCACCCATCTTTCATCTGTGAAAAGAAAGTAGAATCTTCATATATCTTATTATCAATGAGTTGATTGAAAACAGCTTGATCACATATCTTAATGGGTTTACCAGAAGAATGCAATGCAATATTAAAACATAAATCCCTAATATATTCACCTTCTCCAGCAAGGACACCAACATTATATATTGTGTTTGTTTTCAATATATTATGAACATATGGTCCAAATGTTTCAAGGAGATTATTGTTTCCCCAACCTTCATCCATATACTTTAGACACTCAGAAGCAACAACAATTTTTTTATCACCAAGATTTTTTTCTAACCATTTCACAGGGTTATATTGAAAAACAACATCACGAACATCTGTTGTAATAACATAACGAGCAGGATAGTTTCTAATATAATCAGAGATAGCAAGAAATCTTTGTACATGTATTGAGCCGCTATTAACATTATTTGATAACTCAGCATTAAAAACATCAAACCCTGTATCGACTACTTGCTTCATAAATTCATGATCAGCAGTTTTATTTCCACTATTGAAGACAACCAAAACTTTGTCGCCTTCAAATCCACTCATGTTAATTGAATTTATCCAACCTTTTACTTTATCAAATGTATATCCACAACATCCACCAATAATTAAATCACGCATCATAAAAATCCTGTACGATAAGAGTTGTCACTTATGAGTTTATTTATTATAGCTGGCATATCCCTATTATATACAATTCCTTCTGCATTCATCATATCAATAGCTTCTGGGATAGTAGAAGTTGTTGTTGCATAAGGTGTATGATGAAGAAGATTTGTGATAAGATAATTTTGATTCATCATATAATATTGAGTATCATAAACAAAATTATCACCCCAACAAATATCTAAACCATCAATAACAGGAATCCAATTGTTCCTATGAAGAAACATAAGCATTCCAAAACCAAGATGCTGACGAAAATGATAAGGCATCGGGCTATGAATAATACTAATTTCTCCAGTAGTAATTGGTATTTGTGGCGTATCTTTCACACCGGGACTTATACCATAAACTCCACGTTCTGGAGAAATGTGTGGATAAATTCTGTGAAATAACTTAAGATCAAAGATAAGATCATCACCATACAAACAAATTTTATCATACTTTACTTGTGGTACTGCAAAATTCCATGCAGGATTTACGTAAATGTTTTTACCAAAAGTACGAATAGTGATATTAGGATGATTAAGAACTTCAATTTTTGGTCTTTCAGATGGATTGTTATCGATAATAAAAATTTCTCCGACATATGGACTAGATAACATATCGGATAAAAATGTATAGAATGGCTTATACCGCCACATTGTAGGAACAATTATACTGATCATTTTTCCTCGCTTATAGACTAATTAACCCATGACCAAAGAATTTAGTTTCTTTAGTTCCAAATCTACTATTATTAACTTGATTATAATAATAACCATGCCAGCTCAATTTAGCAAAATACATTTTATTATTGCCAACAGCAAATGGGATGAGTGTTGGATATGTAAGCATATACTTACAAACACCTTCAACAACACTCATCCACCAGTGATTAGTAATATCATCAATAATAACAATACCTTCATTATGAATAAGTTCGCTGGCAATCTTCAAATCATTGATTGTGTGTTCAACGCTATGACCACCATCAACAGACATAAACCTAAGTGAACCAGAAGGAATATTCTTACGCATAACATCTTTAGGATCAGTAGAATCTTCTTCAAGAAGAACAATATTGTTTCCTCTATGTCGATCATAGCTTATGATATTCTGAGCAAAAATATCTTTCTTGCCTTGACCAGACTGATCAATATTTAAATGTTGAAAATCAAATACATCTACTGCATATGACTTATATTGTTCTTCAATTGTTTGATTGAGGAGAAGAAATAGTTTGCCATGATGAATGCCAATTTCACATGCACCACCAATTTTATTAAGAGATAGACTATCAAGAAAATCTACAAACTCTGCTACTCTAGGATGACACCATCCTTCAACATCATCAAATCCATTATTAATATAATTTTCAATATACTTATTATTAAATGACATTTTACACCTCACAGTATCATATTTTATATATGGTAGTCCGTGACAGGATTGAACTGCCGACCTTTCCCGTGTAAAGGGACTGCGCTACCGCTGCGCCAACGGACCTTATTTTTTGGTAGAGCATAGCGGAGTCGAACCGCTCTCAAAGGAATGAAAATCCTGTATCCTAACCGATAGACGAATGCTCCAAAATATTAAACTTTCTTTTTACTTCCACGACTATGAGAAAACCCAGAAGCTTTCCAACCACTAGATGATTTACTGTAAGTAGTAGTCGAACCAGATTTATTTTTAACAACTTTAGTAGTTTTATTCTTAACAATTGTTTTAGCCATATCATTCATCTCCGATAAGCCTATCTACAAATTCTAACAACAGTCGGTGATGTTCACCATCATGCCAGTATTTATGTATATACTGATAAGGCTTATCATACCAAAACTCTTCACTTTCTGGATGACAACCAATCAATCCTATATTACCTTGAATGATTGCCATTGGCAACCCGTCTGCATATTTAGCAACAGTTTTATACTTACCATCACCAACATATGTACACCCATCATAAAAGAACATATGATAGGGAAGATCATCCCAAAACACAAATGCTACAGTACCATATGATCTTTTAACAATAGCAGTTGGTTGTTTAATATATTGTACTGCGTCTACGTTGTCAAGTATGTCAAAATATCTAGAGCCAGCCCAATAAGCACCCATGCAAATGCCGATATACCTACCACCTCTAGCAAGAAACGCTGCGATTTTGTTAGCTTTAGTACGTGTAAAGAAATCGTGATAGCTGTCACTATCACCAATACCACCGGGGAAGCATACTGCAACAACGTCATTTAACACCTCGTCTAGATCATCATCAACAGTAAATAACTTTATTTCATAATTATAAGATAATGATTTAGTAATACCATTACAGCATTGTTTAGAACACTCAGGATGATTTTGAAATAAAGCAATTTTTTTCATAACAACCTTTTAAAAATGGTGAGTAGGGTAGGATTCGAACCCACAACGCTCTTAGAGGCTAGATTTACAGTCTAGTGCAGTCCACCGTCTCTGCAGCCTACTCATTATCTTATCTATAACACAATCAAAAAATTATGTCAAATATTTTTTGGTGCTCTCTGACAGAATCGAACTGCCAATAGATGATTACTAATCAACTGTTATACCATTTAACTAAGAGAGCCAATCCAATACAAAAGCAAGAATTGTCAATGCAATAACAGGCATCCAAAAAAGAATAATAATAACCTTAGCTACTTCAAAAGCAGATTCAGCTTTATTAAACATTTTTGTTCTTCTATACTCATCATTATATGACATTTTTTTCCTTAATTTTTTGGTGCGCTTGAAGGGACTCGAACCCCCAAAACTCAGTTTCTAAGACTGATACGTATACCAATTCCGTCACAAACGCATTTAATTCTAAATTATTATCTCATACTTTTCAAAGATAGTCAATACTTCTGGATCAATTGTATTTCTATCTACAGGTAAAAGTACTTTACCTTTTCTCTCATATATATCTTTCCCCATAATCATATTATGACGAATATTGTCCAAATCTCTAATTTTTTCATTATTAAATTCTTGATGAGGAGCAATAATTATTTTTTGTTGAATTTTTTCTGGTGTTGCCCAAAAACTTAAATGATAACCACCAAATTCTACAAATGGAATTTGATGATCCCATCTATGTTCTCTTATCCACTGAGGTGAAACATCTTTCACTGTGTAATTTTTACAAAGAACGGTTCCATAACATGGAGTTTGTTGTACTTGATTGAAATTATAAAAAAACATTCCTTGTTTAAATCCAATAAAAGGATTATCGGGAGCAAGATGAACTAAAGCAATATCAATAGCACTCTTTAATGGAATTTCATCGACATCACTAATCATAACTATATCATCATCATCAAAAAAATTCAAGGCATTTTGTATATAATTTCTTTGAAAATTTTCAACTTTCCAATATCCTGTATCTCTACTAGCCGGATCATCAGGTTTTAATGTAAAATCATAGTGATCTGGATTAATATGAACAGGATAATAAAATATTTTACTCATATATTTTGTATAACGCTTAATATTATCAAGAAAATTTAAACGTTTTTTTGTTCCATTATGAGTAATATCAGACTCAATAATGATAAATTTATCAACTTTTGGATATAGATATTCTAATCTACCTTCAAGAATATCATATTCATTGGTGAACATAAAGCAATCAAGTATCATAGCAAAAACCTATTTAAATAATAATTGTACTAAGTTTTTTTCTTAGTTCTTTTATCTGTGTGTCAAAAACAAAGTTAGAATTTTGATCTTCAAGATTAGCAATTTCAATCATGATTAAATCTTTTAAGGCTTTAGGATAATAATCATTAGAATTAGTCATCAAAGTATTCACTCTGTACTTCATATTACAAAATTCATATACAAGATATTCAGAATATTCGCCAAGCATCTTTTGAATTATTTCTCTGGTTATCTCTGGATTATTATAATTGAAGTACTCTGTTCCATATACAGAATGATACAATCCAGCCAAAAGAACATCATCCGAAACGTTTCTATTTTTATGTTCTATATTTAACATAGTTCCAAAAAGATGTTCAAAAAACGATTTTCCACTATGTTTGACTTTGAACGTTAAGTCAGAAATAAAATTAACTAATGGAGAAACAACAGAAGGATCAATTGTTTTAATAACAAGAACACTTCTTAAGTCAGGACATGATCTTGAAAGTGGTCTGGCTGCATGTAATGCTGTAGATTCAAATATAAATATTCTTCCCATTTTTGGGAGAACAGAAACAACAATTTCATTATCAGCATTATCAATTTTCATATCACTATATATAACTGTTTCACCACCCCAATCTATATGCCATTTATTATTAAGATAGATTACTGCTGTTTCAGAAAGAGCAGTTGATCCATATTTTTCTTTTATCCAAACATCATCTTGATGAGCATACCCTTCAGTTCCATAAGTATAACCATTAATATATGTTCTATAAAATCCTCTAGAACCAACAGTTGCCTGTAAAATTCCCCATATATTTTTAATTTCTGGATGATTATTTAAATATGATGTTTGATTATGATCACATGGAAAACGAGTACTATTTGGTACAATTAATTTATTCCAGTGGCCCTGATCATATGATCTATTATTATTTGCTTTCCATCCATATGTAAGACCAGTGCTGACATATTTTCTATTAATATCATTTATAAGATCGAGGTCATCACCTTCTAAATCAAACACAGCACTTTTTATAGTATTCATATTATTTTCCTTCATTCTCACATGATATACATATTTATATAAATATCTTATAGCCATAACAAGGATATCATAGATGTGTACAGCTGTCGCCAAATATTTTAAAGGAAAAGGATGGGTCATTGCTAAAAATCGTGATCAAGATTACGTTTCCGAAGTTTCCTTTAAAGACTATAAAACCAAAAAAGTTGGCGAAATATTTTTCATGTATGATTTTGAAACAAAATACAGAGAAGGTATGAACTATAAAGGTCTTGTCATTATCACAACAAGCTTAACCCCTACCCTTCTTGGTGAATCAAATGCAAAAGATGGCGATGATATAGAAAAAGCATTACATATGACCGATCCAAAAGAAGCTGCAGAATTTTTAGTAAAACAAAAAATGACAGGGTTTATTTTTTGCTGTACACCAGAAAAGTTAGTTCTCGTAGAGGCTGCTAAAATGGATCAAGGTAAAGGCGAATATCATAGTATTATAAAAGAAATTCCAAAGTCGGAAGTTATTTCCCGTACAAATCATGGTATCGAATTGCCATGGGCTGGATTTCAAAGTGGTGTTAAAAAACAACAAGATATTTGGAGAAAATCTAGTGAAATGCGTATGGAACAAGCATTAAAAACAACAAAAAATGCTAAAGATGCTAAAGAAATGCTTGAAGGATTGGCCAGCAAAATGACTGACGATTTTCAATATAATGTGTTTAGAATTGAAAATAAACCAAGACAGATGCGTACAATTTTTCAATCAGCATATGTACCATCAGACGAATTAATTATAATAAGACCAATTCAGACCAAAATGGATATAAAAGTATCTCGTGAAATGATCCATGTCGATGTTCTTGATAACTCTTCACTTCATAAATTATATGATGGAAAAATAAAACATTTTTCTAAAATTGTTCCTAAAAATGATGAAGAAATAAAAACTGTTATACAAAAAGAACAATTTTTAGGGTTTAAAGAATTTGTAAATTATTAAAATTATTTTTAATAATTGATTGTTTTTTCACACAATTGTAACATTAAAATTCTAAATATATTTGAGTGATAGTGATTTATATTATGTCATTTAGAGGAGATTTCTATGCCAAGCATCGACGATACTCTCAATACAATTCTAAAGCGCCTTGCTGAACTTGAAGATACTGTAGAATTTCTTTCTACAGAAGATTATACTGTTGATTCAGATGAAGAATTTTCTGAAGATGATACTGAATCAACTGAAGATGATACTGAATCAACTGAAGATGATACTGAATCAACTGAAGATGATACTGAATCAACTGAAGACGATACTGAATCAACTGAAGACGATATTGCAC